ATGATTATAAAGGTTAAGGAAGATATCGTCTGCGAGGGCATTGATATCGACCCGGTACGTCACGTGGTGTCGTATAACGCGAAGCACCAGGACAATGTCAATACGTCCGTCGAGGACAACCCGACTGTGGATACGGCCACTATTCCCGGTGTGGAAATATGGTCCATATTTTCCCGTAACCGCGTGGATACCCGCGACGGCAATCATCTTGTATATGCCTTGAAGGGGGAGCGTGTTTGGAAGTTCCGCAGCGAGTGGGACAGAAAGGAAGTCCTCAAGCAGTTCAACCTCATCGCCGACAAGTTCCTCGCCACGCACAGGTACGACGTGATTGTTATTGCCCCTACGAGCAATCTCCTTAACGATTATATTGTTAATACTATAGTTTCCAAGAACCCGGATATCAAGTACATCCAGGGAGTGCTCCTCAAGCTCACTACGGGGGATATCCGCGCCATGGTGGACGAGAAGGGGTCCCGGTTCATTAGGGCATACCGGAACGAGATAGACGATGCGTTCCGCAGGCTGGAGGTGTACCTTGAGCGTATGGACCGCGAGCGCAACGGGGTGTTCACCCGTCATCTCGTGGACGACGACCGCATGAGGAACGTGCTGGACAGGACGCTGAAGAACAACGACGACCTCATCGCCGAGGACGCCGCCAAGATAACCGACCACGACGTGCTCATAGTGGACGACACTATCAGTAGGGGGCAGACCGTCAAGGAGGCAGTCAAGACGATACGTTCCTGCTACGCCCCGAAGTCGATAACGGTGCTCACGCTGTTCTCGAAATTGTACGCATAGAAAAAACTCCTTACTTTTTTCTTACATTTGTTCTATCCCCTCGAGGATTTGTTATATTATGGTTAAACAAAACCAAGAGGATAGCACGATGCACTATTTTGAAATATACTACATCTGCGTTGACCGCGAGACGGGTCTTCCCGACTCCGTGTCCGTCAAGGCCACCGACTACAACCGCGTCGTGTGCAAGTTCAACGCGCTCGGCCTGCACCTCGACCCCGGCCAGGACGACCTGATGCTGTTCGAGTTCGAGACCGACTCCGAGGGCGAGGCGCACTGTGTGTCTATCCGTCACGGACACGACTACCCGGACGGCAAGATCCCCTGCGTCATCTACGATTCCGAGGAGGTGGCGTAATGATGTTTAACGAACATTTCCCCAAGTGCGGCTCGTGGCGCAGGTTCTACGAGGGCAGCTTAATGGACCGCATCGGACCCTCCCTTGCTGTCCTCGGCATCTTCATCGGGTACCTCGTGATGGGCACTATAGAAACTTTGTGAGCATGATGATAGAGGAATTAAAGAAATGACACAAGAAGAACTAAACAAGATCGTCGAACAGCACCAACATTGGCTCAAAGAGGACTGCGAAGGCTGGGAAGATATGAGAGCCAATCTCGCGGGCGCCAATCTCGCGGGCGCCAATCTCGCGGGCGCCAATCTCGCGGGCGCCAATCTCGCGAACGCCAATCTCGCGGGCGCCTATCTCGCGGGCGCCAATCTCGCGAACGCCAATCTCGCGGGCGCCTATCTCTCGGGCGCCTATCTCTCGGGCGCCAATCTCGCGGGCGCCAATCTCGCGAACGCCAATCTCGCGGGCGCCTATCTCTCGGGCGCCGACAAATTCCGTCTTGGCAAGATGCTAGACGAACCGCTGACGGGCTACAAGAAAACGACTGAAGGCGTGGTCATTACAGCAGAGATTCCCGCAGGCGCCATCGTGTTCTCCATCAACGGCAGCAAGTGCCGGACGAACCGGGCGAAGATTACCGGTATGGACGGACACGAAGTCCTGCACTCAAGATATGACAATTCATTCGAATATCGCCTCGGGCAGGAAATCGAAATAAAGGACTTCAACCTGATGTATAACGTGGAGTGTGCCAGCGGGTTCCATTTCTTCAGGACTCGTAAGGAAGCGGAGGAATACAATAGATAGGAGGCCTTGTAGTATGGATATATATGAAGAGGCACGCAGGCGCATCGCCGAGGGGTCCGTGGCTACGACCCCGGCTGACGCTAGCCGGACTAAAGTCAATTACAAGCGGTTCTACGAGGCCCACCGCGCCGAGCAGGTGCGGAGGATGTCCTTGAACAACAAGGAGTTCTTCCTGCGCTGGGGCGTCAGCCAGTCCGCGTGGGCGAAATGGCTCAAGCGCTACAGGGCAGGTGAGTTCAAGGACGTGCCCGCCAAGTACGCGGGCCTGGTCGAACTATATAGGCTCGAAGGGAGGTTGTGATATGGCCAAGGTGATAGACGTGGATCTCGCGTCGGCTAAGTTCAAGGAAATCGCGGAAGCCGAGCGTAGCAGTCGCCTGCAGTGGTCGCGTACCCTGTGGCGGCTCCGCTGGCATTATGCCTGCAGGATGTATGACCTGTTCGAGGCGCTGGAGTTCCGAAACGCCCCGTACTTCTACACGGCAGACGCTATCGGCCCGAGCATGGTCCGTATGGACCGCTACAAGAAGACCCCGCGGGAATGGATGGACGTGTGGATGGACGTGTCCGAGAGGATATTGAAGAAACTCAAGGAGGTCAACCGTGCGAACCCGGAAGATGAATAGGCAGGCGGTTATAGCCCTTCTCCAGCGGGAGCGGGGCACGGTCTACGGGCGCTACTCCGGGGACGAGGCGGCTGAAGTGTCCGCGATGTACGACTACGTAATCGACGTGATGGACAGGGCGATGCTGCAGAACCGCACCGGTAAGCTGGTGCGCATGGCCGACGGCACGCGCAAGTGGTTCCCGAACAAGGAGGCGCGGAGGATGCTGAAGCGCCCCCGAGAGGAGCGGTATACCGAGGCCGGGTCCGTGTGGGGACTGGAGAAATGCAGGGAGAAGAGGTGCCGGTACGGGGACTGCAAGGCGTACTGCGAGAAGCACACCGCGTGTATTCACTGCGAGGACGCATGGCTGTTCGGGGCTATGCCGGACAAGGACTGTTTCGAGGTGGCCGGAAAATGAAAGGTTTTTATATCTATCCAAATCCTGCATTTGAGAGGGCTTTAAAACGATTTTGGAAGAAATGGAAGGAGGCTAGATGACGAACTTCAATCATTGGCAGCAGACCGCTCCCGAGAAGTACCGGGCAGCGAAGCCCGAGGACCTTATCGTGGATCGCGGAGAGGTGGACGAGACGGAGGAGTTCCGCTACATAGCGCGGATAGACTGTTTCGAGTGCCCCTGTCATATCCAGTGCCATAGCAATCACGACATGTGGCGCGGGTGCTCGGAGATATTTCTAGAGTGGGCAAAGGAGGAAGTATGCTTACAGTGAACTACCCACCGCCTTTTGTAAAAGGCACGAACGGCGATGCCGTTGTTACGAAGTATGCCGAGCTCGTGGCTTTCCCGGACACCGACTTTGAGGTCTGTGCCGTCCACATCCCGATCCGCTTCTGCCCGTTTTGTGGCAGGCCGATGAAATAATTCTTATTTATTTCTTACAAGCGTATCCCGTCACGGAAAATTAGTTATATTTTTTTTGGTAAACCAAAACCACAGAGGATAGCACAATGAAGAAACAACCCGTATTTAGCGCCCCGATGCTCATTATCCGGGGCAACGAACTCAAGGTAGCACGCGTATGCATACCCGCAAGGAGGGCATAATGGCCACTATCAAGTTTATCACCGAGCCCCTCCAGCAGTACGTCACCCGCACCAAGACCAAGGACATGGTCTACGCCCGCACCTCTTACACCTGCCCCCTTTGTAAGGTGTCCGTGAGTAACCGCGAGTTCCTCAAGCACGTGGAAACCACGCACGCACTCCGCAAGGACGAATGCTTCGCCATGCTCTACGGCGTACCGTTCCCCGCCCGTTGCACCTGCGGGAAGGAACTCCACTACAGCGAGTCGCATCACGGATTTCCCACCTCCTGCGGGAACTGCGCCACGGGATGCACGTCCAAGCTGAACTACAAGAACGCCGATGACGCCCACAAGCACGTCGAGCAGCTCGAGGCCTTGCTTGCGCAGGCCAAGGAGGAGGAGAAGCGCCTCAAGCAGGAAGCCGAGCTCTCCCGCATTCCGCTCGCCGACCTCCCGTATCCTACGAAGAAGGATACCCGTTTCCTCAAGCGCCTCGCCATGTCCATCCGCACGTACGCGGTAAACTGCGAGAAGGAGAAACTGCAGGAACTCGCCAACGTCATCGACGCCAAGGTGGCTTCCCTATGATGTACGACATGCTCCAGTACGAAACCGTCAAACGCGTCTGGGAAACCTTTCAGGCACACTCGGCGTTCATCAACAAGAAGTACGAAACGTTCAAGGGGGAGAACACTTACTGGACGTCTGACCGCGAACGCTTTGTTGGCAGGTTCTTTAAGCCGTATGTCGGCAAGTGCATTGCCTTCACCGACAAGCTCGTCCGTGGGTACAAGTCTGAATACGATGGCCACGCATTTTATCACTCGTGTCGCCCACAGTCTGTGTACAGTAACGAGTACTACAGGTCTTGGGGCGCCAATGGAGAGCCACTATTCATGTCGCAGAAGCGGTATCTGTGCATCACGGGGTTTCAAGCTGTGAACGAGCTGTATGGTCTAGGGTATATCGAGATGTCGTGCCTCGATGAGAGGGGCGGCGATTTCAAGGTTCGCCTTGACCACAATAACTTGTTGCGTATCCAGTTCAAGGAGATATCTGAGGTCGAGTATAGCGGCGTAGCGAGACTGTTCGAAGACGACCGTGACGATAGGCCGTACAAGGTCAAGCGTTACTTTGTGAACAAGGAAGTCAAGGAGCGCAAGGTCAAGGGGCAGGTGGTGCAAAAGGTAAAGGAGCATGTGGTCACTGAGGAGGTTGAGGTCATGGCGAAGGACATCGACGCAGCGTCCAAGAAGCTCCCCAACACAATCAGCGTAGAGAGGATCTGAATATGGCTAGAGAACGTACATTCAAGAGTGTAACGGAACTGCTCAAGGGCATGGGGCTGACAAAGAAGGCCGTGAATGCGGTAGAGGACAAGATCGAGCAGTCTACGATAGCCCGAGAACTTATCACCCGCCGTACGCTGGCGAACCTTACGCAAAAGGAACTGGCGGATAAGATGGGCGTGTCCGAGAAGGCCGTGGCCCGGATCGAGGATACTCCCAACGAAAAGCAGACGATGGGCAACATTAAGTCCTACGCCAACGCCCTCGGCTACCGCGTGTTCCTGCACTTCGAGGAAAAGTAGTCCTCCTGCTATATCCTATTGGAGGCATTTTATGACGTTGCAAGAAAAGGTAAAGGAATCTTACGAGGCCCGCAAGGCGGACACCCCGAAGGAACAGATCATCGGGTGCGTGCACTCCGACGTGCACGTTTATATGGACGAGCACCCGGATGAGGCCAGGGAGTGGTTCAGCAAATGAAACTGCTGCAGGCGAAAGACCTCACGAACGACCAGAAGAAGGCTCTTACGGCGGTGCGCAAGTTCCTGAAGGGGCCTGACCGCTGTATGTGCCTTTCGGGTGCCGCGGGGACGGGGAAGAGCAGCCTGATGAACGTCCTGCTCCACGAACTCGACAGGAAGAAGATAAAGACGATCTGCTGCGCCCCTACCAACAAGGCCGTGGGGGTGCTCGCCAAGCATACGGGCAGGAATTACACGCAGACTATATACTCGCTCCTAGGCCTCGTGCTGGAGGAGCAGGGGGACGAACCCCCGAAGATCCGGCAGAAGGGCTTGCCCAAGATAGGCGGGTACCGCCTCGTCGTAGTGGACGAGGCCTCGATGGTATCCCGCGAACTCATGGCCTACATCAAGGACGAACTAGAGGATAGCCCGAAGACTCGAGTGCTGTTCGTCGGCGACTCCTGCCAGCTTCCCCCCGTGGACGACACGAGGAAGGGATACGAGGACTCCGTCGCCTTCGACTTTCCGCTACGTGCGAACCTGGACAAGGTGGTGCGCGTGTCCGACGTGAACCCGATACTGGAGGTGGTAACCGCCATCCGACAGGACATGCGCTCGCGGTACGACCTGTTCCAGCACGAGACGAAACTGAACGGGGATGCGGGCATAACGTTCACGTCCAGTTCGGACGAGTTCCTCTCCATGATGCTTGCCAAGTTCAACACCAGGGAGTACAGGGCGGACCCGGACTACGCTATCGCACTCGCCTACACAAACCGCAGGGTGGACGCCCTGAACGCATATATCCGTGGCGCCATCTACGGGAAGGACGCCCCCGGCTACCTTCCCGGCGAAATCGTCCGCGTTAAGGACACGTACAAGAAGACGAAGGGCGAGCAGACAGTCATCATCTGCTCCATGGAAGACCGCCTCCGCATAGACGGGTGCCAGCCTTGCGAGATAGACGGCATTCCATGCTACAATCTGTACATGTACCCCGTGGACGGGGGCGAACCCATACGGGCGTCCGCCGTAGCCCCGACAAGGGACGGGCAGATGCGGTACAGAGCAAAGAGGGATGCGCTAGCCCGAGCGGCGAAGGATAATATCGCGGGCGGGATGGGTCGCGGGCAGGCGTGGAGCCCCTACTTCCGCTTCAAGGAGAAGTTCATCTCCCTGGGCTACGTCTACGCCCTCACGGTGCACAAGTCGCAGGGCAGCACGATACGGAACGTGTTCGTGGACGAGACGGATATCGACTGGGTGGACGACGACCTCATGCGCAACCGCCTCAAGTACACCGCCTTCACGAGGGCGTCGGAACGGCTGACCGTGTTGAGCCACCCGGACTAGGAGTTTTTATATTTGAATGGAACCTAATGCTATCCTCATTAGGGTTGTGTGGTGGGCTCCTCCCTTTGTCAACCTTGGGAGGAGCCCATTTTCTACAAGGAGGAAAAACTATGTACATGAATTGGAATAACTCCAAGAACCCTCCCGAGAAGGACGGGGAGTATGTCGTCAGCATCAAGGGCCGCATCTCGGTTGTGCACTACCACGGGGGCTCGGGATTCTACGTCCGCGACGTGCAGGACAAGGTGGTGCCGCTCTCGGTGGAATTCTGGATGCCGATGCCGAAAAAATAAGAAATAAGTAAGTTGCGGATGAAACTTACACGATGTATATTTGTTTGAACCTATAAGGATAAAACCAATGAGAATTTTGCTTACCGCCGACCTGCACCTACGCGGGGACGCCCCCGCCTGCCGCAAGGATCCCGATTTATGGATGGAGGAGCAGGCCCAGTCCGTCCGCCAGCTCTACCCTATCGCCTCCCGCTGCGACGAGGTGTGGATCGTGGGTGACCTGTTCCACCGACCGTACACGTCCACGGAGGCCACCGTGCAGGCGCTGTCCCTCTTGAGCGCCTTCCCCGTACCCGTGCGCATATTGGCGGGCAACCACGACCTCAAGCAGCACGCCATCGGCAACCTCGACAAGTCCACGATAGGCACGGTCTTCTCCCTTACGAACGTGTCCGAACTGCGCAGTTTCTCCGACGGGGACCTGCGGGTAGAGGCCTTCCCCTTCGGGACGGAACCTACCCCGATTCCCTCCTGCGACGTATGGCTCACGCACCAGCTCACGTTCCCCGACGAGGCGTCCCGACCGATGCCGGACCTGGGCGTGCTCGCGGAAGACCTGCTGAAGGCGTCCGATGCCAAAGTGGTGATAACCGGAGATTACCACCACGGATACGTGTACGAGAAGGACGGGCGCAAGGTAGTTACCTGCGGGTGCCTGGACATACAGGCCAGTGACATGGAGGACTACGTACCCCGCTGTTACATCTTGGACACCGCCACGTTCGACGTGATGGAGGTGCCGTTGGACAAGTTCGGTGAGGTAAGGCCGGATCCAAAGCGCGAGTCCCGGCAGGAGCTGGAAACGTACCTGGAGGGGCTGACCGACTTCGAGGTTCCCCACCTGGACTTCCTCGCCAACGTGGAGGCGGCGAAGGAGGGAGCGGAGAGGGAGGTGCGCCTCGCCGTGGACGACGTGCTGGAGTCCTACGTTCCCGAAAGATAAATCTTATTTGTTTCTTACATTTATGTTTTTACCCGGAAGATTAGTTATATTTAGTACAACTAGAGGATAGCACAATGACCGTTAGGCAACTAATCAATAAACTGAACGCATCGTGGAACTTGGACGCGGAGGTGAAGATAAACACCCCCGAGGGCGAGTTCGAAATACAGGATGTGGTCACGCAGTACGATGACCAGGTGTACATCGACATCGTGGAGGATCGGTAATGGAGACAATTAAGTACAACGGTATGGAGCTGGAAGAATTTAAATCGGATAAGCCAGTAATCTTTGATTCCCCCAGGGCAGCGTTGTGTTGGATGAACAATGGTTGGCAAGGGGGTGTCTGTGAATATATCCTTGCGTTCATCCCTCGTAGCGATAGCTGTCTTGTTGTAACGGACCATAGCACCTGGCTTCACTGCGCCCTCCTTCCCGAGAAACCCGTTCCCCGCAAGGTGACGAACCGAGAACTGGCGGAGTGGTTGGCGAGGGGCAACGGGCAGGTGCAGTACAAGGTACCTGGGGATAGTGACTTGGAAGGATACCGAGTAGTGACGTCCTCTACATGGACGTACAAGGGCGATGATAACTGGGCGCTAGACTATGAGAACTTCTACGGCGATGTGTGGGTCCGCCGGTGGGGCGATAACGAGTGGCACGTGCCCACTACAGAGTACCTCGACTTGGAGGACGTATGACGCTCGATATTATCATAATATGCCTCTATCTCGGATTGAGCGTCCTGTATTACTGCCTTCTTCGCCGTGAGTGGAAAGGAAAAATCCAGACCCTGGAGCAGAAGGTCGCCAGCAGGGATGAGCAGATCCATCACCTGCAAGGACTGCTCCGCGAGAACCCGCACCGGGTCGCTGCGGAAGCTCCCTTCGACACCAGCGCCTTCAGGGAACGCCCGCGGGAGTATATGGAGTCACTTATGGAAAACCTCACCCGCAGCGTGTCCGAGAGCATCGCCCGCGACCTATACGCCTACCTGTACCCTCAAGTTACCCGCAACATCGACGGGCTCGTGTCCCGCGGTTCCCGTAAGGTGCGCCTCCACATACCGTTGGTGCGTGCCGACCTCGAGGGCGTGCAGGTGTTCGGGGAGGATGAAATGGGCGTCCCGTATGAGGTCACGGAGGACCCAAGGATTACTCTTTTGATGGCTCAACAGGAAGCATTCGGGGCTAGCCTCTCCCTGCACGAACTGGGCGCTATCAACAAGGATTCCGTAGAGCGCATATTACAAGGAATTTAAACGTTAAAGGAATTATATCATGGAATTTGAAGAAATCAAGACCCGTATCGACCGCCTCAAGGCGGAGAAGGCACGCGCCGAAGGGCAGAAGCAGGCCATCGAGGAGGCGTGGAAGCGCGACTACAACGTGTCCACGCTGGAGGAGGCCGAGGCCCTCGTGTCCTCCCTCGAGAAGGACTTGGAGAAGGCCAGGGCCGCACAGGAGAAGTACCTCTCCGAGGCCGACGCCCTGCTCACGGAGGCCGGGGTCTAATGACTATAACGGAGTTGCAGAAGAAGGTGGCCGCGGGACGTGCACGCCTTGACCTCGCCGAGCGCAACCTCGCGGACGGGCGTTCCTCTTTGGAGCACCTGGAGAGTACCCTCGACAGCAGGAAGAAGGCACTCGCCCTCCTGCAGGACGTGGCCTCCAAGACGCAGGCCCAGCTCAAGGATGCCGTGGAACGCACCGTGCAGGGCTGCATAGACCTCCTGTTCCCCGGATATGAGTTCCGCGTCAACTTCGTCCCCAAGAGGGGCAAGGTGGATACGGAGTTCCGCATCTGCAGGGACAAGGTGGAACTGGACCCGCTCGCCTCCTCGGGTGGCGGCGTGGTGGACGCGGTGTCCTTCTCGCTCCGAGCGGGATGCCTGCGGCTTGCGGGTCGCCGTCCTATATTGCTACTGGATGAGCCGTTCAAGCACGTGCGTGGCGAGCCAAGGAAGGAACTGGGTCGCGTGCTCACTACACTTGTGGAGAAGATGGGCGTGCAGGTACTGATGGTCAGCGACGTAGCCGGTACGGACATCGACGCAGAAAAGGAATATTCTTTCTAGGAGTATGGAAAGTGGTAGAGAATGTTGAATATCGTGTCTCGTGGATGAGCTCCGACCTAAACAAGTCGGTATTCCAGAAGTGCGTATCGAGAGAGAACGCATACGACTTCGCAAGGACTCTCAAGAAGGACAAGGACAACACAGCCATCCTGGTCACGAAGGTAACCAAGCTGGTGGAACTGGTACCCGAGACCAAGTGGGGCAAGGATGAGAGAGAGTAACTCCAATATCTCGTGCAGTTGCCTCCCGCTCCTGTTCGGGGCCGTGGCGGGATTCTGCATGTCCTGGTACTTCAACCATAGTATCGCATGGGGAATCTTCCATGCCATCTGCGGTTGGTTCTACTGCGCCTACAAGACAGTGTGGTACTTTATAACGAGCGTATGATTATGAAGACTGAAATCGAATACACAACAACTATGGAGTTCGCCTTCAAGGTGAGGGCGAGCAGCGAGAACGTGTCCGAGAAGGAACTCCGCAATCTGGTACGCGCCGAGATCTCCCGTGCCATCGCCAACGCCGTGATGGCTATCGACGTGAAGGCCGGGGTGGCGGACAAGGCTAAGGACGAGTTCTATACCTACTCATTCAAGGCGGAAGCCTACGGGATGTAGCCTATGTTCTTCTCTCGGAGCATATACGGCAGGGGCCGGATACGGGACTACGTGGGCGAGAGACTCCCGCTGATAGCGGAGTCGTGGTGCCTCGTGTACATAGCGGGGAGGCATGCGTCCCACCGCAAGAAATACACGAACTACCTGAACGAGCTCTGCTACATCCTCAACCTCTGCACGGTGAGGATGGCGCTGTCCCCGCTCACGGAGAAGGCCGTGGCACGCCTCGTGTACTCGCTCTTCACGGACTGCACCGAGATGAACGACGCCCGCGTGGTCGAGGCCGTGATTCGGTACAGATTGCACAAGGAGAGGATGAGCGACGAGTTCATCAAGGAGGCCGTCGAGGGATGGCTGGAGACGGGCGCGGGCGAGATGATGTCCGTGCTCTCGCAGGAAACTACCATAGAGGCCTATGCGGCCTCGAAGGACATAAGATGATAATCACGAAGAAGGAAGCGAAGCAGGTACGCTACGTGGCCAAGGCCAACGGCAAGGCGGAGTACACCGGGGACGGGAATACCAAGCACCGCATATTCTATGCTACCGGGGTGGAGTTCGACGAGACGGCGGTGGACAAGGACCGCATAGAGATAAGCAACATCGTGAAGCACGGCGTTCCCTTCGAGGGTACGCTTTCGGAGTTCTGGGACTGGATATCCAGCGAGGTCGATACGGGGCACGGGGACATCGTGGATGCCGTAAAGATGGCCGTGGAGCACCAGACAAATGTTACGGAGCCAGAGAAGGTAACCATTTTATTCCCCAACGAGTCGCACCCGGTAGAGGTGAACCCCGTACCGGTAGATGAGGATCCGCTTGACAACCTCGAGGAAACGTCCGTGGACGACATCCTCTCCAGCCTCAACAAGGAGCCGTCTTCCGAAGGTACGGACTCGGACTTTTCCGTGGAAGTCGCTCCCCCCGTGGACGAGCCCGTGGAGGTCACACCGAAGGTGGCCTCGTCCGAGCCCGCGAAGGATATGTCCGTGGAGGCCGAACTCGTGGGTGAGCCCCGCAACTTCATCCCGAAGGACGCCACCCTGCAGGACGCCGAGGTGGTGGAGCCCCCCAGGAGGGAACTCTCGCAGCCCGAACTCCACGCTCTGCGTACCGAACTTGCCGTCCGCAAGTTGGCACGCTCCTACGGGGAATCCGATGGGGCTACGCTCCAGGACATCGTGCTGAAGCACCCCGACGCCATGGACCGCCTCAACGGCATCTTCAGCAACGACGGGATAACACCATACACCATGACGGAAGATAGCATCCGCAAGTCTTATGAGAAATAGAACTATGCCCGAAGTGAATATTGATGAAGCAATCAAGGAAGTGGACAAGGACAAGTTCACGAAGAACTGGTTCATGTCCGTGCAGGAGCACGAGCAGGAAAAACTTGAGCAGGAGTCGAAGCTCAAGATGCAGATGGCCGACCTGCTCGGGAAGGTGCAGGCGAGGGACAAGGCTATGAGAATTCTCTCCCAGCGCCTGGACAAGATGCGCACCCGCCTCATTACGGCGTATATCGCTGCCTCCTTCGGCATCGGTGGCGCCGTGGCATCCATCCTCCTGCAGGTGCTCAAATGAAGGTTCTCGAGCTGTTCGCGGGAGAGCGGTGCATCGGGCGTGCCTTCGAGAAGCGGGGGCACGAGGTATATTCCATAGACTGGGACAAGCGCCACAAGGACATCGACTGGTACGTGGACATTAGCAAGGTAACCGCTCAAGATATACTGGAGCGGTTCGGACACCCGGATGTGGTGTGGATGAGCCCTGACTGTTTCCCTGCCGGTACTCTCATATGGACGGACAAAGGGTACAAGAAGGTGGAGGATATCCAGTGCCTTGACCGCGTCCTTACACACAAGAATCGTTACCGTTACGTGTACGCTACTCAGCGTACGAATAAGTACAATATTTACGAAATAAAGATATCGGGGTGCGAGAGCGTGCTCGTATCCAGCGAGCATCCGTACTACGTAAGGAAGAAATTATCTCATACTACAAGTATAAGAGGAAAAGGCATCCGTATTAGTGAGTTATCTAAACCGGAATGGAAATTGGTAAAGGATTTGGACGATACATATAAGGTGGGAATACCCATAAACCAGGAAGCCCGTTTCCCCGAGTATCACGGAGCAATATATTCTAATAGGAATTGCCGAGGAATTACCAAGACGTGGGTCGTGAACACTATAGGTGCGTTTATCAAGGACCCGGACTTTTGGTGGCTTATTGGCAGATATATCGGTGATGGTAATTTAAGTGAATCGAAATCAACAATAGACATATCCTGCAATAACGGCAAGGTAAACGAGATTCACCCGATAATAAGCAAGTTTGTCAAACATTACGGATTCCGTACACAGGGGCCGGTATCGCACTTTACTATACACAGCAAGGAGTGGTGTGATTTCCTTGCCCGTTTCGGCGTAGGGGCGTTAAATAAGTCAATTACGCCCGAAATCCTCGATCTGCCCAAGACGCACCTAAAGAGTTTCCTGGCCGGATACTTGAGCGCAGACGGGCATTGGGACAACCGCTTGAAGAACCCTGTATGCTCCGTTACTACGGTTAGTCGTACCCTCGCATACAGCCTTCAGTTGGCGTTATTGAAGGCTTACGGAAGATACGGCACTCTTATTGTGAACGAGCATCCTAACGATGTCATCTGCGGACGAAACGTAAACGCACATACGTCGTACGTCGTAAGTTTCTACAAAAATGCGAGCAACCGACTCCAGTACAGGATAGAGGACGGGATGGCGTGGGTAAATATCCGCTCGGTGCGCCACCTCCCCTCTAAGCAGACTACCGTATACAACTTTTCTGTGGAAGAGGATGAGTCTTATACCGCTAATAATGTTGTGGTGCATAATTGCACTTCGTACTCCGTGGCGGCGATATCGCACCATAGGCATTTCAACAACGGATTCCTCGAACCGATTACCGAGTACGCCAAGTTCTGCGACAATCTCAATATTCACTGCCACGAACTCATAAAGGAACTAGCACCTACATACTACTTCATCGAAAATCCGAGAGGGGCGATGCGCAAGATGCCCTTCATGCGGGGATACCCGAGATACACTATTAGTTATTGTGGATACGGAGACGAGCGTCAAAAACCAACAGATATATGGACTAATCATCCCAACCCGCGATTTCTCCCGTGTTGCAAGCCGGGTGCTCCGTGCCATATCGCCGCCCCCCGAGGCAGCAAGACGGGCACGCAAGGCAGGAAGGGGGCCGTGGAGCGCTCCCTCATACCCGAGAAGCTGTGCGAGCACATCGTGGACATTTGCGAGAACCCCGGCGAGCCCGAGAAAACCCAGTATTCCCCCCTGTTCCGGATTTCCGACATGTTCTAGAGGAAACACTATGGTAGACAACTTTGACATCATCCGCAAGATGCTCCGCTTCGACAACGAGGGCGAGTGCTACTACGTCCAATTACTCCGCCGTGCTGCGGACGACCCGAAGCCGGATGGAAAGCCCGATCCGGCGTACCACGGCAACATGCACAGCCGTAGCGTGAAGGACTACTTCATCCACTCGCTGGAGCACCTGGACAGGGTGGAGGGAGAAATCAAGGAACTTTGCAAGATGTTCAACGTGCGGGCGTACATCCGCCTCAACCGGCGCAGTTACAAGAAGATGGCCCTGCAGATGCTAAAGCACATCGCCGAGCAGGTATCCTCGGGAGAGTCCTATTCCAGCCCCCACCACATGATATCGTCCGCCGCGGGAATGGTACACGACGAGCCGAACAAGACGTGGCTCGTGGACCTGGACTCCGAGTACCTGCCGTATGAGCAGGACATCAAGAACATAATCTGCGAGTGCGAACCCATAAAGACTTTGATTGCGGATGCCGCATGCACAAGGGAAACATTCCTAGATGAACATACTTGGACAATCCCGACCAAGAGCGGCAAGCACATCATCACGCAGCCGTTCAACAAGAAGACGTTCTCGGACAAGTGGGAGGCCTACTGCAAGGACAACGGGATTGCACTTGCGTGCCTTCAAATCCATAAGGACAACCCCACAATTCTTTTCGTTCCGTAACATTTATACAAGGAGAATCATTATGAAGATTACAGTACACGACACCTTACTGCCCGCCATCTACCGCAAGAAACCTGTGGAAATCCAGGCGATGGTGTAGACTGGCGACAACTACAGCGCCATCAAGAAGTGGGCGGGCGACAACGTGTCCCTCGACGGGGACGAGCTCGTCATCGTGACGCTCGAGGACGGCAGCAAGGGGCAGGCGAAGCACGTGGCTACCGTCGGCGACTACATCATCCAGGGCGTGAAGGGCGAGTTCTACTTCTGCAAGCCTGACATCTTCGCGGATACCTACGAAAAGGTGTGATGCCAAAGGCAATGATACATACGCTGGAGGAACTGAAGGACCTTCAGGCCCTTTCCCTTGACTTCAAGATAGCGAACCGCAGACACGAGGACAAGAAATGAACTATAAAGGAAAAGAACTAAAAGAATACACGGGTAGCGACCCGATATTCTTCAACCCACCGAAGCACATGGTCTGCTGGACTAATCCCGCAGATGACCCTATGGAATGTATCGTGTTTTCGTACGACCCGAGGATTACACTGTGCGTGTCCGCACGTACCCCGTGGAACGAGTGCAGGTCCTTCCGGCACTGCGCCGAGATCCCCGAGGAGTATTTTGCCCTCGTGGTGGTGGAGCACCGCGCCGTGTCCGGCATCAACCGTTACGGGCTCGGCAAGTTCGTCACCCGCGAGGACGCCAAGTCCGTCATGGATAGGATGGTGGAACTGCTCGGGGGCGATGCGGAAAAGGGTTCCAAGGACATCTACATCGTCCCGTTCAACGCCGTGAGGGGCTTCCCATACGGGGCGTATGATAACCGTATGGACATGGACAGGATTCCGGACTATCTCGTGGATGCATATGATGGTGCGATGAAGAAGTTCCTCGGGGAAGAAGATACCGGTAGACCGAGAATCATGGATCTGCGAGAGAATGTAGGCATTGACCAGAAGGTGGAAACCTGTAATATTACATTTGAGGCGAGACAAGCCTTGGCACGTGAACTTCGGGCTAAAACTGGAATAAATTATATACACTGTAAACAAACACTTGAACATTGTGGTTGGATTTATAATGAAGCCTATTATAAGTTAATGGGGGAATATCCTACCGGGGAAGCCCCGCAAGAACCTACAGACGAATGTTCTTCTACAAAGAAAGAAACTGTTCAGCATGTAATGGATATTGATGAAATGGTAGGCAAGAGCGACCGCATCACGGACCTTATGGCCCGTACAGGGTGGGGACCATACCATTGCAAGAAGGCTCTAGAGGCTTGTAGCTGGAACCTTGATGCCGCCGAGCGGATGCTCAAGGAGAAGTTCAAGGACTTTGCAACGAAAAAGTAATAAATAAGTAAGGTTTTTCTTATCTTAAATAAGTTATCTTTAGGGCAGAGGATACAGCCATGCTACTTGAACGTATATATTGCAAGTACTACAACCGTCAAAAGGTGAAGGACGCCATCGATGACAACCTGCCGGTTATCGTCACGAATTGGTGCCTTATCCATACGGGTAAACAACTGTCAGCGCCTAGAGAGAAACTGGAGGGTCTTGCGGACGAACTCCTAGATGCCCTTGTTCCCGGAATCTTTCGCCTATACGCCAACTACATCCCCAGGGGCTCCAGATTCAGCGTCATAGACGAGGTCATGTCAAAGGACGCCCGAGTGAACTGCGCATGGACGGTGAACAAGATGGTTCATCGCAGGTTCCTAAAGGTCGGGAAGGAGCTGCAACAAAGCGCCGTAGATGATTGGGTTTTCAACGGATACCATCTAGTCCGTGCGGTATATCGCATGGAGTTGGAATTGGAAGAACTTAGGAATAGGCTTCTTGGAGACACGAAATGAGATTTACGCTTAAAGGAATAGAAATCACCTGCACGCCCGCCGAGTTCAATGAGCTCCGTGGCCTCGGCACGATTACCGCCGAGCGCCCCTCCGTATCCACACAGTCTGTTGCGGACGCCTGCAAGGCCGCAGGAATCCCGCTAGAAAAAACTGAATGCAATATAGACTGGAGCAAGGTCGCTATGTGGCCTCCCCACAATAAAGGTCCTGCCACCAAGTTTCCTCCCGTTCCCAAGGATTCCAACGACAAGCCCGTAGACATCAAGAAGGAACTCAAGGACACGCTCCCCGAATCCCCCGACGGGGACGACGCTATCGCCCTCGTCAAGGACTACAAGCCCATCAAGGACGGCTACGTGTTCGTGTACGCCGTGGCCGACCGCGACAAGTCCCGCGTCTGCGAGTACTACCTAAAGAGCACCCTCGGCGACACATATACTACAGAGATAACGTATGCCCTTCAGTACAAGGATCCCGACATGGCGTTCGGCTTCGTAGCCTCCCACCCCGAGAAGAACCTGTGCGTAGTACGGGTGAAGGTACCGGTGTCCGAATGATAACCCGCATTGTCATACACAACTTCCAGTGCCACAAGGACCTCGACCTCGACCTCGGTCGCTCCACCGTCCTATCCGGCAACTCCAACAGCGGCAAGACCGCCGTCCTACGCGCCCTCTACTGGGTGCTCTACAACACGCCCTCCGGCGACTCCTACGTGTCCTATTGGGCCAAGAACAAGACCAAGTTCAAGCCCGACGAGTTCACCTCCGTCGCCGTGCACGTGGACGGCCACGTAGTGGAACGCCGCCGCTCCAACGACTTCAACGGCTACATCGTGGACGGGACTACATACGAGGCGCTCCGCACCGCCGTGCCCGAGCAGGTCACGAAAATCTTCAACGTCGCCGACGCCTCCGTCCAGCGGCAGATGGACCCCCCGTTCCTGCTCTCCTCCACTCCGGGGGAGGCCTCCCAGTACCTGAACGAACTCGCCGGCCTGACCTGCGTGGACGACATCCTCGCCATTGCGAAGAAGAAGACTTCGGACACCTCCTCCCTGGTGGACTCCACCCGTGTCTCCGTGGAGAGCCTCGAGAAGGAGGTGTCCTCCCTCTCCTGGGTAGAATCTGCCGAGAAGCTCCTCGCCAAGGCCGAAGAACTGACCTCCGCTATAGAGCAGTCCGAGCGAACCCTCTCCGCCCTCCGCAAGTCCATATCCGACTACAGGGGAATCCGGTCCTACCCCGAGATACCTGCGTGGCTGGACACCCCCGATGCCACCCCGAGAATACGCGCCCTGGAGGCCGACCTCGCGTCCGCCAGGACGTACGTGGGGGCATTACGAGCCATCGCCCGAATAGACACCGCCCTCGACGGGATTAGCGCCCTGGAGAAGCCGGTAGCGCCAAAGCACGGTCCCGAGGACGTGGAGGCCCTGAAGCGCTCCATATCCGACTACGCCCGCTACACGGGCAGGATAGACGGGTACGAGGCCGCACTGTCCCGCATGCCGAGAGAGCCACGGAAGGTGCCCAAGGACGTACTCACGGCCCTATCGTCATCCGTGGACGGGTACCGTCGCGCCGTGTCCGCCATCGCAAAGGCCGAGGACGGGCTGGAGGAGGCGTACAAGAGCATAGACGGGATGGTGTGCCCCGTGTGCGGCAGGCCGCTTACCAAGGAGTGCCTATGAGGAACGTCGCCTTCATCGCCTTCTACACGCTCGTAGCCTGCACGCCGCTAGCCGTGACTGGCCTACTGGCCCTTGCGGCCATATCCGTGCTCAAGGGCTAGAAACTTACACGGTGTAAGTTCCGAAAAACCTATATCCTCCCCTTGCTATATCGGTATCGGAGATGTATATTTTGGAAGCCCCTCCGGCTTGACGCGTCGTCGGGGTATTCACCCCACAAGTCGGAGGAGGCTTCCTTTCAAATGCCATTAGTACGATACAGCGTTTCAGATGAAATGTGGAACAATGAAGTCAACACGTTCACTGACATAACTAACAGGATACTCAAAGTACATGGACAATATAAGGGTACCGCCCTGTTCAGCGATGACGGTTTGCCCCAGATCCCTATAACCAACAAGCAGTGGTGCCAGTGGATACACTACGAACACGACGAGCAGACCTTTTGGTTCAGGCCCCGCACGAAAATAACACCGCTGGGATACCTCGCGAAATACACATTCGGCCCGCCAACGTCGGTTACCGTGGCCAAAGCTATCTGCTGGAACGCCGCCGTATATATCCATACGTTCAAGAAGCCTATAGGAACTGATTCCGTTCGGAAGGCAATGAAGCAGGCACTGCTGGATTCGAGTTGCCCCGACAAGCTGTTCGACGTCATAGCGGAATGCGCTAACCGCCTCTGCCATGTCTTGCTGGACGCCGTAAGCAGCGAAACCGGGGAAATAAACCGCGGAGCCCTATATCTCCTACAAAACGACCTGCAAGAGCGTCTTAAACGTCGCAACTGCGTGAATAAGAGCCTGCGGCGTAATATATGCGAGCGGCTCGTGGTAGAGGGGATTGCGGCAAAGAAAACACGTACAGAGCAGCAGAACATGATCCGCCGTGCGGTCATAGCCGAACCTAGGCTAAAGAAGCAGGCCGTCCGGGCAATAGAGAGGATGCTTTCCTCCGACCCGAAACTCCTCAAGCTGAACGGTGGCGTATCCTTGCTCCTTCCATACACAAAAAGGGAGATATCCGATATAAGGAAGTGCTACAGCGCCAAGGCTGAAAAGTTCAAGATTTACGACCGGGTGGAGCTTATTAAGGACAAGTTGAGGCGTCGTGTATCTCTTACTAGCGCAGAGCGTGTATTTAAGTGCAGGCATAAGAAACTATTTCTTTGATACACAACGAATTACGTAAGCAATTATTGCATACAAATGATAAAAACGTTACACATGAGGCGTCACGCGGTAAATTAAAGTTACTGACGCTTGATGTGTAACGTTTTGATACTCGTTCCCCCTACCATATTCCCATATTCCGTATGCGACGCTCCGCATCGCCATACGAGCATTTCCCTCTTTCGGGTAGTGCCTACGGCACATACCCATGTTCAATACCTCATTCGGAATATTCCGCGTATCGCGTATATGCGCGCCGTGCGAGCGAAGCGAGCATGGCCAACCATACGCCATCATCAATATCGGACATAACGTGTACCAGCCGTGCGAGCGAAGCGAGCATGGCCAACATTGGATACGTGGATAGGTATGGCTTCCGTAGCGCATACGCGCAGGGGGCGGGACTCCCCTCAAAGCGATGAATCCTGGTAGCGTTACCCGCCATTTGTAAGCCAATATTTACAATTAGCGGCGGGAAAGATGCCACCCTGAAGGGTGGCATATGAGAGCCGTCTAAAAAACATTAAAAGTACTTGCATTTTTGAAACCAATAAACTATATTAGTAATTGTCAGGCCGAAAGACATTAAATATGCGGGTACCTCCGGAACGGAGGAAACTTATGAGGGTGGACTGGCGGACCTATATATCCCGACCTAATTTGGAAAGGACAAGCCCGCTGGGTTGAAACCCGAAGCTGCCGCCCTTTAGGGCGGTCTGTAGTTCACGAACATGCTCTTATCGGGTATGCTCCCCTCACAGCGGTGAATCGGGGTTGCGCCACCTAGCCTGCTCCGCCGCCCAATAAATCCGATTTGTTGTATGAGGCGTAACATTCATTTATGCGTGGATTGGACTCGCGGTGGATTCAGTTCATCCAAGCCCTGTTATTGCCGAGTATGGCGTAAAAACGTTAGGGGGATCGTATCAGTAGACGGGGTTGAGTTCTCCCGCTTTGCCCACATCCTATAAACAATCTATACACCTATAGGAATGCATTTATGGCAAAGCACGTTAAGCCCTACATCTACTGGACCGCCGAGGAGGACACGATACTCCTACAAGGCGGCACACCCGAGAACCGCACCGAGAGCCAGTGCTACACCCGCGCGCGCAAGCTCGGCATACCCCGCTGCCGAAAGCCAAAGCCCCACTGGACTTCTGCCGAGACCGACCTGCTCCGCAAGGGCATACTCCCCGAGGGCAGATCCCCAACCGCCGCATACGGCTACTGCATCCTGCACGGCATACCGCCAGTCCCCACCTGGCGACCATACCTCAACCTCATCCCCGAGTGGTCCGAAACCGAACTCGAGGCCGTCCGCTCCGGGTGCGTCCCCCCAGGCCGTACCGCCCGACAGTGCACCTACGTGGCCACCAACGTCCTCCACGAGGACTTCGTGCCTGCAGACCTTCCCCCGCTATCCACCGAGGACGAGATAGCTATACGGGCCATCCGCCTCGCCAACGACGGCTTCCCGATGTCAGCCCTCGCCAAGGCCTTCCACGTCACCCCGCGCGACCTCGCCAACATGGTTGCCAACCTGCGACGAGTCGTCCTCCGACGGGCCAAGGGCAAGACGAAAGCAAAATGTAACATTTAGCCCCTTTGCTATATTTAGCGCATATGAAAGAACAATCCCCAGCAAAGAAGCGAATATCGCGCCATTGGACGCCCGAGGAGGACGACCTCCTGCGCCAGGGCATCATACCACCCGGCAGGACGTACAACCAGGCGTACACCCACTGCGTCAACCGCGGCATCAACCCCGTCTTCAAGGGCAGGTCGCACCGCAAGCAGTGGACTACCTCCGAGGTAGCCATGCTCGAGAAGGGCGCCCTCCCGAAATCCCGCTCCGCCGTCGCCGCATACAACTACTGCCTGCTCCACGGCATCCGTCCCAACCCCGCCTGGTCCCCATACGGCGGATCCGGCCACCGGTGGACGCAGAAGGAACTGGCCCTCGTCGAGAAGGACATAGTACCCCCCAGGCGCACCGTGGACCAGTGCCGCGACGTGGCCAAGACCTACTTCCATAAAGAGTTCAAGCCCATCCCCCCTCTCCACGAACCCACCGAGAAGGAGGTGAACACCATAAAGGCGATGCGCATGTTTGGCTACGGCTTCTCGTTCGCGGATACGGCCAAGGCGCTGAAACTTACCCGCGGGCAGGTCTACAGCCTTATAGAGCAGATGCGCAAACTGCTCTTCCGCGTCCCCGAGGAGGGAAAATGAGCAATATCACCGAGGACGTCCAGTCCGCCGCCGACCCGGAGCACTACAAGGGGCTGAAGAGCCTCGGCGTCGAGTCCATCGCCATCATAGAGGCCTTCATGGAGATGACCAGCCAACTCACGCCTGCACAGAAGTACCTATGCGCAACCGCCCTCAAGTACATCCTGCGCGTAGGCCGGAAGGACAGCGTGGAGATAGACCTGCAGAAGGCCGAGAACTACATCCACCGCGCCCGCACCGGAAAGTGGATCCCGAGAGAGCGGCTAGGAAGCGACTGATGGAGCTTATGCACGAGGTAACCTGCACCTGCCACGGGGACTGGACTGACTACGAGGAACTCGCCCGTGACCTCTATCGCCGGCAACATCCCGGCGACGACCGCGAGATACGCATGCTCAAGGTAGAGCACGGCGTCATCTACGCCAAGGTACTGCCCACCCTGCACAGCGTGAGGTTAAACATAACCGTAGGAGAACCCCGATGACCATCGACTTCAACCCCATGTCCGACGCTCGCTACTGGGAAAGCCAGGAACCCCTGCTCCTGCTCGTGGGCAACAATGTCCACGAGGCCACCTACGAGTGGGGACGGCACCAGTTCTACTTGTATCATAATAGCCACCTGAACGACAGGGGCGAGTACGAGGAACTACCACACTACCTCGACGAGGACGACGACCGCATCAAGGGATGGGCCTTCGCCCGACTACGGGAGGACGCATGATACGCCTGCTCGCCCCACTAGCCTTCATCGCCATCCTGCTCCTCGGCAGGCGCCTCTTCAGCACCGACGACTGGGGCAAGCCCCGGAAACGTTAGCCCTGTCTAAACTGTAAATAAAACTTTACATCTACCCCTCCCCCAAAGAACCTATATTTGTTCCCAGATCTAGCGACTGAAGGTCGTAGCCTGCACTTATTTCCGCAACAGCACGGTGTCCTAGGCTCCTGGATGTCGGTGCGCCTGCGGAGCGGGAACAAAACATTCCCTGTTCCACGGCACACCTTAAAACAAAATCTCGCCCCCCGGAAAATCAACTTCCGGGGGGTCGTTTTTTATATTTTCCGCAAAAACGCCCCTCCCGGAAATCCCGTGAAACACACCCCCGTTCCACGTGGAACATCCGTGAAACATCCCCCGCGGAACTTGTCCGTAACCGAACCCCGCATACAGCTACCGCTCTCCTTTCTTACATTCCGCTTACAAAATTCTCTCTTTTTTCTTACTACTTACCCCATTTTATATTATATTTTCCGTTAGTAGTACTACACATTTAACCAATGGAGATTTCCAATGACCGCTTACGAAAAGTTTGCGAACGACCTGTCCAGGGGGCTCAACGAGGCCTTCGGCATGTCCACCACCACCCTTACTCCCGCCCAGTACGCAGAAGGCCACATCATGCTGACCGAGACCGTGTACGGCGGCCCCGCCAAGGCTACCGCCATGGCCAACGCCATCAAGCGCTGCTCCGAGGCCGTCACCTCCGTGCGCTCCGTCCCCTTCGTCATGGGCGACCCCGCAATGTACTCCTTCGACATCGAGTTCGACCGTTCCATCGCGGAATCCGTCTATAGCGACGGCAAGAACACCATCGCCTCCCTCGAGAAGGACGGCAAGAAGTACATCGTCACCGACAACGGATCCGCTACAGAGGTCGAGGACCCCGACAAGTACGTCGACAACCTCAACAAGACCACCGGGTCGCGCTTCAAGAAGACCGAGGACTTCAACATCTCCCTCCAGGAACTCATCGACCTCGCCAACACCGCACTCGACGGCACCGGCGTCAACATCTCCTTCGACGGCTCCGAGATCAAGGTGTCCGGCGAGGAAGGCCTCGTCAAGGCCACCCAGCAGTTCCTGCCCGCCCCCGTGGACGGCTTCGACGGACTGGAAGGCGGATACGACGACGAGTCCAAGACCGTCGTTATTGTCCTCGACGAGTTCCCGGACATGCGCGACCGCGACGCCGTAGAGGAATACCTCGACGGAGCGGTCAACTACATCCTCGACAACTACTGCGCCGACCCCGACAAGGACTGGGCGGACGACCTCGAGGCCGCCGTAGCCGACGACGCCCTCGCCGAGAAGTACGCCTACACGGGCGAGGATTTTGCCTCCGACCGAAAGACCCAGTGCGCCCTCGTCAAGTCCGTCGCCAAGACCGACTACTCTGAGGCATACTCCCTCGCCGTCAAGTTCATGGGCAAGAAACTCGCCGAGTCCCTCATGCCCAAGTACAAGCCGCAGGTCTCCGAGGCTCTTGAAACCAAGAAGGCCGCACCCCGCATCTCCGAGGAAATGGGTATCCTCGACCGTATCCACGAAGGCATGGAAGCCAGCGTCCCGGAGCAGATCTGCGACCTCGACTCCATCCTCAACCGCAACCGCATGTAAGGAGAACCTATGCCTATTAACGACTCTGCAGGCGTCGGCGTCTATCTCATAGACAAGAGCCAGCGCGCTACAACCACCGTGGGATTCCGCTCCGCCGCCGCGATCGAGGCCGACCGCGGCCTCTGCGAAACCCCCGTCCTCATCTCCTCCGCCAAGGACTACGTCAGCGTATTCGGCACCCCCAAGATGGAAAAGCACGGCAGGGGCTCCATGGAAGCCTTCATGCTCGCCCAGAGCAACGTGCCCCAGGTGCTTACCCGCGCCAAGAACCCCACCATGGACCCCTCGGAAACCCCGTTCGGCCTTATGGCCTTCGGACTTACCGGCACCACTTTGAACATGGACCGCATCCCGGCATCGGCCATCGCAGCCCCCGGCGAGGACGACAAGTGCAACATCTTCGCAAAGGGCGAGGGCGACTACTTCAACGGCACGAAGAAGAACGTCGTGCTCCGCTTCTCCAAGCCCGCCTCCTACTCTGCATACTGCGAGCCGAAGCGCGTCCTCCAGCTCGACGTGTTCGACTTCGACGGTGCTAGCCACATAGACGAGGACACCGAGGCCGAGTTCCTCCCGGTCAAGGACATCTCCGGTATGGTCAACGACAGCGGTGACTTCCACGCCACCCTCAACGGCGAGGACTACGTGTTCGGCGCTACCGGCTCCACTATAGCCGGCCAAGGCGACAAGGTATACCTTACCGTGTTCGTCAACGGCAGGACTAAGCAGGTGGAAATCCCGCTGGAAGACCTCCACGCCGACGATATGGGATTCGGCCTGTGGGACCAAATCTCCAAGGCCGTCTGTGAAGTCACGAAGGCGGACGGGTCCGCTGTCATCCCCGAGAACTCCAACGAGCCCTTTACCTATGACGGCGATAAGTACACGCTGGATACACGCGGTAAGGCCGGCACCAGTGACGCGGGGAAGCCCCAGCGCGTCAACTGCTTCAACCTATCCGTGTCCTTCTCCGTGGAAGCCACCCTCGCGTTCGACGCCGAAGGCGTCAAGTCCGGGTTCTTCAGCTTCCCCGGCGGCTCCGTAACCATCAACGGCAGCACCACGACGGCCAAGTTCGTTATCAACTCCTCCATGTTCCTCGCCAACAAGGGCGAGTACATGTTCATGGGAGAGCAGAACTCCTACTGGGCGCAGTACTACAACGCCTTCAGGAAGGAATCCTTCGTGTTCTCGTTCTCCTACGACGACTACGACGCGAACTACTCCTCCATCCAGGCAGACGCAGTCCTCGCATCCTCCAACTACCTCGTCTCCAAGTCCGCCGAGAACTTCGGCGACTACGCGGTAGAGGCCGACGACGACCTCGTCAAGACCCTCAAGTACTTCGCCGACGATATCTCCTCCAATGAGATTACCGGTGCAGGCGCCAAGTCCAACGCATACGCCACCGCCCTCAAGGGACTCCTCACGGACAACCTGACCCGCTGGCGCTGCCTCACCGCACCGAACCTCGGCGACGTGATGAATTCCTCGGATTACACCGACGCCATCCAGAACGCCAATGAGGTCACTCTCGGCCTCTCCAACCTCGGGCAGCCCGCCTCCGTGGACTACAACCAGGGACTCTCCGGTCGCCACGGCAACCGCTTCATCTCCGACTTCAGCCAGTACGTCTACCGTACGCTGAACGGACGCCGCACCGCCGTCACCGCCGCCTCCCTCGTTACCGTCCTGCTCAACCAGCATTACAACGACGGCATCGAGGCGCGTCCCCCCTTCGGGTACACCTACGGCCAGATTTCCGGCCTCGGCCTCTCCCAGGTGCTCACGGGTCCCCAGCGCGAGGAACTCGCCCGCGTCTACAAGGTCAACCCCATCATCGAGGACGGCGGACTCTTCCTCTGGGACGAGCGCACCAGCCAGCTCACCGAGACCTCTCTCTCGGACACCCACTCCATCATCTCCTTCCTGTGGATGAAGTTCGCCATCTACGACGCCATGAAGTCCTTCGTGGCCGAGTACAACGACGCGTCCACCGTCAACCGCGGACTCTCCGTCCTCAAGACCCTCCACGCCAACTTCGTCTCCCGTAACTACATCGAGGCCGACCCCGCCGACCTCGCCGTTACCGCCGAGAACAACGTGCTGGGCTCCGAGGTGCTCCGCTTCGACTTCCGTGTCCGCTTCAAGGGCGTCGCACGATACGTCGACATCTTCGTCACCGCTTACAGCCAGACGCAGACCCTCGAGGTCTCGCTCGGCGAGGAGGCCTAATCTATGCCACAGAATATCAAGTTCGACGACTTGCTCGGAAAGGACTTCAAGGAAGCCAACTACATGGTCAGCACCAACTGGCGCATCGACTTCACAAAGTCCCCCGAACTCCGTGCCCTTATCGGCGGAAATGACAACGTCCTCAAGCAGATGTCCTACGCTTGCCACTCCAACTTCCAGTTCGAGGCGTCCATCGAGTACGCCGAGGCGGAAGTCAAGGGCATGCACATCTCCCAGGCCGCCTGGCAGGACCGCTTCATCGACAGCCTCGCCGTGGAAATCTACGAGGCCATGGACCACCGCGTCTTCAAGGCGCTCAAGTCCGTCGCCGAGAAGACCGCCGGGTACTTCGAGAACAGGAACGTCAACGCGAAGAAGAACTACACCTTCTCCGGCATCGTCCTCGAGGCCCTCGGCAACTCCGACGGCGGCAACGGCGAAGTGCCCGTAGTCCACTCCTACGAGCTCCTCGGCGTGCAGGTCGTGTCCGTCGAGTCCCCCGAGTACACCTCTACCGACGCCGACATCGGCTCCTGCACCCTCACGATCAAGGCCCACGGCTGGAAGTAACCCATGCCCCTGTCCGTCCAGTCCGCCATAGACACAACCTTCCTGGACAACGCCCACTACGACGTGTCCCTGAAGTTCCCCTCGGGCTTCTCCGAGCTCGACGGGATGCCCGTGGCGGAGGCGGACGGCCTCGTGCCCTTCGTCGTCGTGAACGGCGAACTCAAGACGCAGTCCTTCTCCTTCTCGTGCTACGTCACGGAACGGCAGGAGGCCTTGCTCCGGGCGCTCTACACCCGTACCGTCCACACCGCCTATATCGACCAGCGCTATCCTATATCCGTATCATGGGGTCACGGCAGCGCCACGGTCACCAAGTCCTGCTACATCGCGGAGTACGAACCCCCCACTAAGGTGGACTACTCCAAGGCGGACATACTGGGAGTGTCCTTATCGCTCCGGCCCATCTAAACCCCTACTACAGGAGCGTACAATGATCATACCCGTTAACAACCTCCCCTCCAGATTCAAGCCCTACCCCTTCAAGTCCTTCAAGCTCAAGGCCATCTCCGTCAAGCAGGCGCTCGAACTCGGACCCAGCCCCTCCCTCGAGGACATCACGAAACTCATCCAAGAACTCGCGGGCGACGAGATAGACGCCTCCCTCCTCGTACCCATCGACCTCAAGTTCCTCGTCGCCACACTCGCCTTCCAGGCTTACCCCAACCAGTCCTGGACGCTCAACCTCGCTTGCCCCCACTGCGGGAAACCTTTCAAGAAGGCCGTCACCATAAAGGACTTCCCCCCGGTGCCCTCCCTCGAGGAATCCGACCCCTACCCCCTCACCATCGACGACGGAAAGCACGTCTACGAACTCGGGTACGCCTCCGTGCAAAGCCTCAAGGACATATCCGACGAATCCGACTACATGCAGATACTGGCCGCCCACGTCAAGGCCGTGGATGGCAAGTCCGACAACGTACGCGATGCCCTCCTCGACATAGAGGACTTCGGGATACTCTCCCTCATGGTGCAGGCCATCAAGAAGTACTTTTCCACCGAGACTTACGCCACCTACACCTGTCCCGAGTGCAAGAAGGACTTCCGCGTACCCCTGAGTGCCGTGGAGGTCACTCAGTTTACCCCGTTTCTTGACCAGGAAGCGCCTGGCAAGTATAAGGTTAATTTTAGGCTTTGACTTCGACACGAACCAGCCCCTCGCCGAGGTGGAGGACTACCTCCGAGAACGCGAAAGGGCACTGGAGAAGGAAAAGCGCAGGAAGAAATAGGAGATAGATCATGGCAGTCAGTCTAGGCGATGTTATGCAGGCTCTCCGCGCCGACGCGGGAGGAAAAGTGCCGGGGGAACTGCCCCCCGGACTCAAGGCCACCCTCGACACGTACACGGGCTCCTACACCTCCACCATGAACGCCCTACAACGCTCCTACGACAAGGGGCTAGCCGGTTTGACCGCCAAGATAGGCGAGATGGCCGCCAAGTACGAGGCCACGGCGGTCGCCAACTCCGACGACGCCAGGGCGCTCATCCGCGAACTCCTCCTCTCCCAGAAGAACGCCAACCAGCAGCAGGAAGACCTCAACGCCCAGTGGCGCGACCTCGCCGAGTCCTACTTCCCCCAGATATCGCGCGAGCAACTCCTCAACGAGATAGCCAAGCGAAAGGAAACGCAGAAGCGCCTCGACCTCCTCAAGCAGGAACTCGGCCTCGACAAGGAGCGCTGGGACATCGCCAAGGAGCAGAGAAAGGCCGCCATCCAGCCCCAGGTGCAGAAACTCGGCACCGAGATGGGACTCCTGGACAAGTTCGGCGGCCTCGGCAAGGACCCCGTCGTAGGAAACCTCGTCACCGCCCTCAAGGCCAACCTCCAGGGCAGGAAGGACACGCTCACGAAGGGCGCGGACAAGGACATCGCGGAGATGGAGAAGGAGCACGAGCTGCGCATGGCGGCCTTCTCCGACCTGTCGAAGCAACGCGAGCAGGACATAGGGGCGTTCCAGAAGATGGCGCAGGGCGCCTTCGCTGGCATGACCGGTACACGGGAACAGGGCGGAAAGCCCGCGGCGGCCAAGACGCCCCCCGTGGCGCGGGTACTCCCCGAGCAACCCGCCGAGCCGGCTACCGAGCCCCCCGTGGCCACACCGCAACCTCCCGTTCCCCCGTCCGAGCCCCCCGTGGCGCGGAAACTCTCCGAGCAGGCCGCCGACGAGGCCATCAACAAGATGATGGCGTCCCAGCCCGACCTACCCACCGGGGTAGCCCCGAAGGGCGTCCCTGCAGGCAAGGCCATTGCCGTCGGCGCACTCGGCGCGAAGACCGGAGCCGTGAACCTCGGCGGCTTAGGGACAGCCCTGGGCGGCGCCATATCCAAGGGGCTCTCCTCCCTCTCCGGCGTGCTCTTCAAGGCTCTCGGTCCCCTCGACTGGCTCGTATCCATCGGGCAGAGCATCGACGGCGTCGTGCCCGTGTTCTCGTCCACGTTCGTGGCTCTCCACGACGTGCTCCGCATGGCTGGCCCCTTCCTCACGGCCCTCGCCATAGAGGGCGTCACGACGCTTCTCACGGGCATCAACGGCATCGCCTTCGCCCTCGACGAGCTCATACACGTTCTACCCGGTATGGGCGACTCCATGCGGGAACAAGCAGAGAAGTCCGGTGCGATGGCCACGGCCCGCGCAAGGGCGCAGGCAGACGCAGAGAAGGTGGAGAAAGCGCAGGAGCAGTCCCGCGGGGGCTTCACTCCTTTCGCCCCGCTCGCCTCCGCCGGCGGCGTGACCGTATCCCGGCAGGGCGCCCCCGTCCTCGCCCGCAACGAGACCGCCCTCACCACCCCGTCCGAGGAACGCGCCATCATGGCACCCGCTCCCGCCGCCCCCGCCCCGGCTACCCCGGACCAGTCCCCCCTCGTGTCCGCCCTCCAGCGCATAACCGCACCCCAGAACCCCGGCACGACCGCCATATTCCCCGTCAACCCGTACCTCCAGCCCTTCGCAGTGTAGACCATGGAACCCATAGAATCGCTTGAATACCGAACCAACGCCCGCAGGAACTGCTACAGGTACGGGCCGCTGTACGTCCACTCCAAGGAAATGGACAAGTCCCTCGCCGAGTACGCCTTCCCGAGCTACAGCCTCAGCAGCGACGCCGGGGGCATAGAGAAGCTCATGTCCCTGCTCTCCTCCCTCCGCGGCGCCGTCAACAGCGTGGACGCCTCCGAGAAGCTCGCCAAGCCCCTCCCCGGCGCCCAGTGGGAGGGCGACAAGTTCGAGTGGGACTTCGACCTCTCGGGGCGCATGTACACCCTGTCGTACAAGGACTACACCTCCATCCTGGCCTCCATCCGGTCGGCTGTAGCGGAGCAGGGCTGGAAGGTATATACCGGGTCCGTGGCGGGCCTTCCCGCCCAGTCCTACCTTCCCGCCCGCTCGGGCTCCGACGCCCTCTTCAACGAGGACCCCGCCGACGCCGCCTCCCGCGCCATGCTCAACTCCGCCACCTCCCGCCTCGCCGACCAGGCCAAGATACTCGCCGCCCGCGTGTCCGGCAACGTGGAGATGTACGCCGAGGCCGTGTCCCGCAACGAGGCCGCCAACGTGGGGCCGTCCGGCCTCCAGGGCTTCGGGAACGTAGGCGTCATCGGGGCGGCCTCCATCGTACGCGACGCATACCGCGCCATCGCCGCCAACCTCAACGCCGGAACAGCCGGGAAATGGATGCACGCGGGATATCCCGTGGAGCTCATAATCGACGGCCAGTCCTACAGGGCCGCCGTCAACGCCATGATGACGTCTCTCTCCATTACCGAGGGGGGCTTCGTCGTGGACTCCACGTCGGGCGATACCGTATACCCCACGTACCTCGAGGTCCGCCTGCAGGTCAAGAACCTCTACGGCAAGCTCGCCACCAGTTCCACCACGGCATAAGGACATATATATGAACGACGGAAGAGACATAGAACGGCTACTTACGCAGAACAGCGACATGGACACGGCCATCCCCTCGTCCGCGGTATCCCTGGTGCCCCCGCGATACCCCTACCGCCCCGACCGCGTCTTCGACCGCGACGACCTGATGAAGTGGGACATGGTGCTCAACGGCATAGATACTCCCTACCGCCTCGCGCCCAACACCCCGGTCAGGCACGCCGACCGCATATCCCTCAAGACCGCCATAAAGGACCTCAAGGACTTCAAGGTATAGGAGAACCCTCCCCATGATCGTCTGCTCCCTCGGCAAGACCAACTCCGTACGCGTGACCCGCGCCCTCTCCGGCCTCACCTTCTGCGAGGCCTCCATCACCGTGTCCGCATACTCCGACAGCCCTACCTTCACCCTCTCCACGGGCGGACCCGAGGAGGAATATTCCGTAACCGGGTCCGAACTGTACACCGCCCAGGGAGAGGAACCCCAGCTCAAGGTCACCGGCATGCTCTCCTCCCAGTCCCGGTGGCTAGACCCCAATCCCTGCTCCTACGACGCCACGAAGATACGCGACGCCCTCAAGAACCTCGGCATAGACGGCGGCTCCGATACCCCCGTGACCTTCATGTCCCTCGCCCTTACGAGAGGGCAGCTCGCCATAACCCTCGCCAACATGGGGTCGTCCCCCACGCTCCTCGACTTCGAGCGCAACACCGCCAGGTCCTACGCCGACTACTACAAGGCCAAGCCGGTAACCCCCGGCGCCTCCTTCCGCCGCACTATAGGCAGACCCGTCACCGCCGCCTACCTCGGCACGGACGAGGCCAACTACGCCGACTTCCCCGAGATGTTCCAGACCCTCCTTCCCTTCGGCCTCAACGCCGACCTCGACCGCCTCTCCATAGAGAACCTCGCCCACAACCTCAACGCCCTGTCCTCCCTCATGGCCGACCTCCAGGCCTTCTCCTCCCCGAACGAGTATCCCTTGGGTACTACCGTCCTCTCCCCGATAACCTACGACCGCAAGGTAATCGTCGCCTCCCAGTCCGATTACGCCGAGAACGCCTCCTTCCACTCCTACTACTGCGCATAAGTTTTTCGTAAGATTTTAGTCCTAAACCTTCCCGAATATTGTATATTTACGAATGTATATGGAAAACCCTAACGAACACATACCGGTCCCGCAGTCCGACCTCGACGCCCTCCGCGCCAAGACGGCCAAGAAGATGCTCAATATTACCGCCCGCATGGTGGACAGTATCGACAACCTCTCCTTCCGCCTCGACGCCATCGACAACGCCCTCGGACAGCGCAATTTGGACGAGATGTCCCCGCAGGAGCTCATCGCGATGTTCAACCAGGCCCGCGACTCCTTCAGGCTCCGCCAGGACTTCCTCAAGGCCCTCTCGGGCTACGAGGCCGATACCTCCAAGGTGCCCGTGGACACCGACGTGGACGGCAGGGACAACTCCGTGTCCGAGGAGGACGCGGAACGTATCAAGGCACAAATACTAGGCCAAGAGGTGAAACATGAGAATTAAGGTACACGAGAAGAACTCCCCCGAGACCGTCCAGTACTACAAGGACGTATGCGACCTGCTGTCGGGCACTTTCTCCGACTGCCGCATCCGCAGCAACTTCCCGTTCCTGCTCATCGACGAGGGGCGATTCCCCTCCAAGGACGTGCTCGGCGACCAGTACTACGCCACGACCCGCCTCAAGACCAACGACCCGGTAGTGCGCCTGCAGGTCAATATGGGCCCGAAGCACGGGTTTATCAAGGAATTTGAAATCCATGGTACGCCCGAGGACATGGCCGAGGACATCGCCCTGACCATCGAGGACAAGATGCCCGAGTTGTGGAAGCACTTTGACGAGGACTACGACGAGGCCATCAAGAAGCAGTTCGGGGGCCTCTACACACACTTCTACGACAAGTACCTCGACGTTATTGAGGAGTACAAGAAGCAGATGATGCCCCCTTCCGATATCCGCAGGGAAGTGGACAAACTGATAGACAGGGATTCAGACTAGGAGGTAGACTCTAGTACGAGATAACATATATAAAGATGGATAAAGGTATTGCAAAAATGAAGTAGAATATGTATTTTATATCAAGAAATCGCTGTCCGTAAGATGCGAAACACGAGTTGGTGAATGTCGTAATTATGGCGAGGAGAACCCATCGCCGTCCAGCGTTTGAGTGTTAGCGGCAAGGGCAGGTAGAGTTTCTTGATACCGGCGATGCCCGCCGGGAATCAGCCCCGCAAGGGGCGCAACGCAACCCGAGATCGGGGCTCTGGCTTCTTCCGTAAGGATTAAGTGAAACCCTGGTCGATGAAGGTCGATGAAGGTCGGTGTAGGCCGGAGCCCGCAAGGGCGAGGGCTACGCACCGGGCGGCTTGATAGGGAGCCGTTTGAATCAAGTGCCCGGTCTGACCGGCGCACCATAATATAACCAAGTATGGGACAGCCTATACCTTCCTATACGTTTTATGAGGCAGATAACTGATAATGGATAAGAGATTCTTTGCCGGGCTTAACCTGGCCGACGCGGTTGAGGGGCAGAACGTCCTGCCCATCCTGGAACTCGAAATCGAGACGGACTGCATCCTGGATGCAACCACGGGTCTCGCAATCTAGACGGTGGCGCGCATGGAACCGACAATTTACAAACCGAGCGCGTACAAGACACCCGGAGTGTACAAGGGCGCGGGAGGCATATACAACGGGCGCGGTATTTACAAGTATAACGAAAATGTAATAGTATATGAAGATTTATTGTTCTGCATGTACGGAAATAAAGAAAATTCTAGGTTTATTGCTGATTATTCCGTAGGTCCATTATATTATAGTAACTACAATTCCGCGTTGTTACGAACGGCAGAAGTTAGAAAAGATGTGCTACCAATAGGCGAAGTACCTATAATTTATTTGTATGATGTAAAATCAAATTTTGATTATTATACAGAAAATTTTGTATTTGATATAGACGGGTTTACAATTGATTTTTATATAAAAACTCCGTGGGCGTCTGGAACAGAACGTACAAAAATAGCTTTTCTAGGTTTACGAAATGCCTCAAACGTCCGGTCTGCTTTTATTTTTGGCCCTTTTGTCAACGGGATATATTACAATCCTGGAACTGGTGGAAAAAATATAACTACGCAACAGGGCGCGGCAGGGTGGAATCATTGGGAATTGGACTTTGATACTAATACACGTTCACTAACCTATTACTTAAATGGAGTACTTACAAAACAGGTTACAATTTCATTGAGTGATATAAAACAAATAGACTTGGCTGGTGTTTCTCTTGAATCCAATCACCCTGAAACTTATGTTTCACAAGTGGCCATGTGGAAAAAGAAAATGAATGGAGCTTGTTTTCAAATGGGGAAATATTTTAACGTATAAAACGCGAACCCCGCTCCAACAAGTGACGCGGAGCCCAACGATTCAAGTTGCTGGTTAGGTCGGCACAAAGAACATAGCGTTTAAATAGCACACTCCGTTACAGGACTATTTAACGCGACCGGGTTTTTAAACGTGGCTCAAAAAGCTCGGAGTTTGTTCTATCCACGCCACACCACGGTGCGCTTGGCGGACTCTTTATGCTCCCACCTGTGCGCCAGCAGCCACACGGCGTCCTCCAGTTTATCGTACTCCAGCGGGGCTATAGCCTCGTATCCCACATACCCCCACACGCCGTGCCACCACAGCATCCACACCTGGGGACGATACATGTCCCCCACCTTCAGCACCCGCTTGGGCAGTTTCCGCATTAGCCAATTAGTCATACAGGTATCCTACATTTATTTTCAGTTTTGATTTCTTGAAGGTTTCGGGGCTATCCTTGCACATGGTCGCTATGCCACGTTCCGCCCCTTTTCGTGTCCTAAAAGATGATACGTGTATGAGAGAACCTCCGATACGCCAGTATACGTTATATATCTTTGTATTCATAGTTCCTCCCCAAACGTATCCCGTATCAGTTGCCGTAACTCGTCCTTAGTGTCCACCACATATGTCTCGACGTACGCATTTTGCAGAGTGCTCTTAATGAGAATGTCTTCGGAAATGCCATGCGAGTAGTTGTGGCATCCCCACGTCAAGCTGATATAATGCCCGTCGTGAAGCGTTGCATAGTCGATGTCCGGATATGCAGTCCATTCCCAGTCAGCCGGTATGTACTGGAGGCTACTATTGGCCACTACCTCACGACATACTGATTCGAAGTCCTTCTCGGATATGTGGTGTATGTAGTTCACCATTGCCGCTCCTTGGAGGCCACCTTGAAGGCTCTCTTCAGTTCATCGGCAAGTTCGTACTCGTAGTTGCCGGACAGCCCCCCGTTAATCCGTATGTCCCCGCAGATCCGCATGAAGGAATCCTGGAATCGGTCGAAGTCGAAGTGCTCCTCGAATTCATCGGGCAATTCTATTATAAGTTTCATTTCGCCTCCTTGTCCATTACATCATACCCCCAGCTTGTGTTCCTGGAACACCGCGTCTATGCGGCTGAACGCCATAAGTACGAAGTTGGCGAAGTCCACCTCGGATAATGTCTCCACGTTGTAGCACGTTGGACAGTCCAGTTTCGCTATGAACTCCCGTGCCTGCTCCTCTGTGCTGAAGAAGCGCAGCATCTCTCTATCGTAGTATCTTACGCCGTATATCATTTTGCCTCCTCGCCCGATATCGGGGCGGTGGCTATGTCCATAGGCTGGTCGGTGTTGAGCAGGTAGTCCGCATAGGGGTACCGGTTGTCGAGCCAGTACGACTTCCCGCACCCGTCGCAGGCGTGCAGCCAGCAAAGGGGATCGCGGGACATATCCGACCGTACGTACCGCAGGATAGCCCCGCAGTTGTCGCAGAGGGCTTCCTTGAGGATAGGGGTGCACCGGTAATACTTGGTTTTCATTTCGCCATCTCCTTGTAGTGCTTTGCAAGTTCTAGCCAACGCTTGTGCCACTTTTCATAAAAAGAAAATTTTGGATTGCACTCAGGCGGACAAGTTGTCATAACACCATAGCGATCCGCTATACCTGAAATCATATATCCATTTTTAATAGCATCTACCTTATCCTTGTACCACTTCGCCATCGCCATGCACCGCTTGTACTTACTATGACCTAGAGCATCAACAGCATTATTAAAATTTATAGCCATACTCCTATCTCTAAGGAGTAACTCTGTAACTTTATCCTTCAATTGGTCTATCTCTTTTTCCAATTCCGCAATCACCTTGTCGGCTTCACGTTTCAAATAGACCGCAGTCTGCATATCTTCGGGGCGAGCCTCGTCAAGCGACATTGTTTCAATGTCATAGACCAACGGCACAAGCCCTCGGTATTTTTCAAGAGCCTTTGCTACTTCATCCATTACTAACCTCCTTTGGAGCAGATGGCATAGGCATCCAATACGCTACACCATAGGAATAAAATGAAAAGTCCATCTTTTGTCGGTCTTTACAATATGTCCATTTGTCAGCGTTCCTGAAACCACTTGAGCCGCAAATGATGTAGTATCCTTCCTCGTTAGGCTTTTCATCTGGGAACTTTCTCCAGCGCTGTTCTTCTTTCAGTTCAGCAATCACCTTGTCGGCTTCAGACTTGAGGTAGAACAGGTTATCATCCAAGTGAAGGTCGTCTATATCACCAGCCTCACGCTCAACTTGCTCTACTGCCCAGTAGATTCGCTCACTGTTAAATGGTTTCAGGTCGTTCATTTCCATTCTTCCTTTATTTCTACTTTCACGTGTTCTTCATTTAACGAAGGGGCAAGGAGTCTTACGGCGAATGTTGAAAATTTGTTTAACGCATATTTTCTTGTGAACTACCCACAGCCTAAAAGGCTGTGAGCTTCGAGTTTTCGCTTCGACGGAGCCACTTGTACTAACCCAGCAGAACTGGGAAGCATAGAGGAGGCTACCTCAGCGGAGGCGTGTTCCACGCACTCAGCACGTTTAGTCGTGCCAAACAAAAGTACATTACAGGCGGAATGCCAGTCTCTGGGCTTGGTGTATCCGCAATCACAATGATATGTGCGTTCATCCAACCCAATCTGATTGACTGCACCGCATACCGGACACATCTTGGTTGTCGGCAACCACTTTGACAGCACGAATGCACGGTCTGCCTTGGCCAGCATCTTAATGCGCTGTTTAAGGGCACCCATGCAAGAGTGCTGGACTTGCTTGCCGAACCACGTCTGGTGCCAGTTATTGATTTGCTCGTCCTGTATGTAGATGACATCGTAGTTGGACACAAGGTCGTGGTAGATTTTGTTGCAGATGTCCTTGCGGACATTCGCAACATGTTCATGCTCACGGGCAAGCTGCTTCCTACAGTTCCATCGCCGCTTGGAGTCCTTCTCTTTCTTGTGCCTGTTTAGCATCTTGCTCAGGTACTTCAGGTACTCGGTTTCTTGCACTTTGCAATCGTAGGTCTTGTTGTCCGATGTCGTTATCGTGTTCTTAATGCCGAAGTCCAGTCCGACACTCTTGCGGGTGCGGTTCCTCGGTTCCTTCGGTAGCATTACGCTAATCTTTACGTAGTAGCCAGATGCCTTCCTGATTAGCTTGGCATCGGCTATCTCATATTCCTCAAACTCTATCTGATGCAACCCGTTCACCTTCAGCTTCCTGAATCCAGGAATTGTGATGTGGCTTGCATCCAGAATCTTCGTAAAACCCGTAATGATGGGGATGCAGTTCACTTCCGACTTGAACTTCAATGCACCAACCTTGATTCCTTTCTTCTTGGCTTTTGCAAGGTTGATGATGTCTGTCTTCTTCTGTGCCACGGTAGCTCTATGGAGCACTGATGGCAAAGTAATCGGTGAATTGACCGGTTTCTTGTCCTTGTCGTAGTGGACTACATCCTTGTGCTCGGTGTACTTGTAATCGAACATGCTGTTGTCTGGGTTATCTTTCGACAAGGACAGCATGTCGTTGACTACCCACTTAGCTTCCTTGAAACATTGGGCCAGCTTCTCGAACACCGATTTCGGGTTGTGCCGTATAGAAACTTTAAGCTCGAATACTCGGCATATCTGCGACTTACGACGGGCATGGGTCTCAGCCATGCTCGCCTTAATCCTTGCCTTCGTATCTTCGCTTCTTACCAGTTCCATATCAAGTTTCTTGACTATACTTATAGTTTAGACGGTTTACTCAATAAATATATCTATTTTTAACGGGTATGAAATGTTATTTATTTCTTACATTTGCTATCGGCGGGTCTTACCCACGCCCTAAAGGGCGTGAGCTTGCGACCGCCTATTTGTCAAACGCCGATATCAGTTCCTCGTGGTTCATTCCCGTCCATTTCACGGCCTTTACGGCCATATTTTTAGTATGCACTACCATCCCTACCCCCGTAGCCTTCTAAGCCCGTACAGCGCGATCCAAAGGGCGTAGATGAGCAGCCCGATGAGGCACCACCCGGCGCAGGGGATCTGGAGCACCACATACGCCTTCTGCCACCCCATGAAACCCGATATGGCCAGCAGGACGAAGAAGATGACGCACCACCCGAAGGCGCCTCGGAGGAGCTTCTCGAAATCCCCGTCCGTCACTTTACCACCTCCACGGCGCTCTCGGTGCACACGTGCGCCTGGTAGCCCGTATATACGAGTATCCCGAGCAGGAGTGCGAGCAGCACCCCCATGAGGGCTATGTATGCGTTCATTATGCGTTTCTCGCGCTCTATCGTGCCTATGGCGAAGTCGGTTATCCGCTTGGTTTCCTCCGCCAGTTCGTTGATTGCCTTGATGTTCTCGTCCGTCATTTGGCCTCCTTGTGCTCCTCCACGAACTGGAGGAAATATTCCTTTACCAGTTCCATGTACCCTGCCGTGAACTCCAAAGGCACCATCCCGAGCGATATCCTTCCGCTCTTGGCGTAGTACGTAGCCGAGTAGTTCTCGTCCCCCTTCTTCACGAACATCCACAGCTCGCGGGGGTCGTCCCCGTGCATTATCACGGACATATCGTCGTCCCGGTACGCTATCTCGGCGCAGGCCGCGTCGTATATCGCCTTGACCGCCTTGATGATCAACGGCTTGAGGGCTCCGTATATCTCGTCATCTGTGACGTCGTAGCACTTCTTTCCCGTCACGACCTCGTAGTGCTGCTCACTGTATACCCGGATGAGTACGATGGGGCGGGTGTCGTTCCACCTGTAGCGGTACGAGAGGTAGTCCTTCCCGTTGTGGTTGACGTCGGGGACGAGGTCCGTGGTGTTCAGCGCCTCGGATATGTCCTTTATGATGGTCTCGGGGGTAATCATTTGCGCTCCTCCCAGTGGTTGGGCTCGCCGCCCTTCGAGTTGGCCTCCCACGTGCTCTTGTGGTTCTGTAGGAGTTCCTGCAGGCGTGGGTCCAGCGCCATGCGGTACACGCTGGGGCGTTCTTTCGGTAACTCTATGTATTCTTCGCTCATTGTTTCAACCTCGCAGTTATAGTTATCTCCATGGCAGGCATAGTGATGCCGGTGCCCTTGCAGTACCTCTTGAGGAAGCGGTAGTCGATGGCCCCGATACCTCTGCCTATGCTTAGCCTGCGCATCACGTCGTCGTAGCGTTCCTTCTGCGAGGCATAGTGGGCGGAGCGCACGGGCTTCTCCACCACGGACACCTTCTCGTGCGCTATCCCGTGCTTCTTGCAATAGCGGAGGTAGAACTGGTAGTCTGCGCTCGACAGCCCGGTAGACCCGGACGTGAGGATGTTGCGGATTTCCTCGTAGCGGGTAATCGTATTTCGGGTGAATGACTTTTCCATAGTTACTCTATAGCAGACCCTTGGTATCAAATGTGCATAACGTTTGATATCGGGTTTTATCAAATGTGCTTGCCGTAATTATTATCAATTATCAAATGTGCTTACCGCTTTCATTATCGCTTTATCAAATGGACATAACGTTTTGATAATAGTAATTTCAAATGTGCATAACGTTTGATAACTCCTATTATCACATGGGCATAACGTTTTGATATTGGGGATTATCAAATGTGCTTATCATTTCCGTTATCACTTCCCGAAGTAGCACAGCACCGACCTGCCCATGAAGTAGAGCAGGTAGAGTACCGCGGGGATGTACACGGCCAGTACGGCAATGGCCATAACGGGCTTTTGCACGGACTCGGCTATGCGGTCGCAGAACACGATGCACAGGTAGGCCGTGAGCGCCAGGGCTATCTCGTTCAGGCTCATGCTCCCTTCAGTGCCTTCCGCACCCTGCAGTGGATGTCGAACGGCAGGTCGGGGTCCATGCCCGACGGGAAGGGGCTATAGTAGCCGATCCGGTAGTAGAGGTCGGGGTGCTTCCACCCGAGGGTACGCCAACGCTCCTGGACCGCTATGGCCAATGCAACGGCAATGGTATCCACGTCGTCCGCGGACGGGGCGTTAATGGTACTGTAGGGCAGCGTGTAGGTCACGTCACCAGTATCGCTGTCCTTTATCTCGTAGTAGAAGATGTGCGAGTTGTCGATTATCATGGGGATATCTCCGTTTGTAGGGGGGTGTAGAGTATGCTATGGCGATGCGTTCCTGCCATACGCGTTCCTCTAGGGCATATGCGACACGGCACCGACGGTCCGCCCTGCGGGCGTAGTGGGCGCTCCCTGGGTGGCAGGATGCCTCCATGCGGGCAATCCAGGCGTCCTTCGAGGCCTCTAAAAATACTTGTTTCAGGGTGTATATCTTCTTTTCCATATCGGTTGCGAACTGGGCTTACTGTTTTAATTCCTCGTTTTTCAGCCCTTTTAAATATTCCGGATGTTTTGACAAAACTTCAACCTCGTGCTTTTCCTTCTCTTCTTGGGACAAGAACGCGTCGTACGGGTCGCAAGCTGCCCAGTATTGTTCATAACTAGAGTTCATACTAACCTCCACCGTTAAATTCTAGATTCCCCCGGTTCGAAAATCACACAAGTCGGCATAAACCGTAACGTTGCTGCCGTCGTTGTACTGTTCCATAGGTAAATGCCTCCAGGACACGTCTTCGTGTAGCACTTGACAACCCTCCTGCCGTCGGGCGTGGTTTGAACTATTCCGGTTTTCGTCACTTCTCGCCTCCCCAGTGGAGCAACTCGCGAACGTAGGAGCAGCGGACATTCGCGTGTTCCTCGCACATGCCGCAGTAGTAGCGTGCGTCTCCGGCTTCGTACTCCGCCGGCTTATTACACCCCGCAACGAAGCAGGTGTCCCCGGCATACTGGGGCTTCTTGCGCGCGTCACGGTATGCTTGGTATGCAGGAAAGGGTATCTCGTGTACGCGGACAACTTCCGCACGCAGTCTTTCCAGATCGTCCTCGGACAGGGCGTTGAAGGAGTCGTATTGGTCCTGGAACGGGATTTTCCGAAGTTCCGCTAGTTTCGGTGAGGTCATTCGTCGTATCTCTAGTTCACTACTGGTCTTGATTTTCATAGGGAGGTTTCCTTTTGTGGGTTGTCAATGGTTTCCTTAGTGGATCGAAGGTCACTTGCTAGTTTCCTCTTTTATGTACATGATTACCAGTCCTCCGAAGCGGGAACGGTCCGTGAGGTTCGCCCCGACTTGCCAGGGGACTTCTATCCGTACCGCACGTACGTCGTTGCCCGGATATCTTTCGAGGTAGGCGTCGATGTCGCCGTTGATGTAGGCGTTGGCCTCCGCCTTGGCGCAGTCAATCAGCGGGTAGTTCCGTACGCCGCCGTGCCACTTGCGGGAGTCTATGTACGGCAGCGTGTCCGGGTAGCCCTTCAGATACTCCTTGTGCTTCCTAGCCACATCACCACGAAGTTCATCTCCGAGGTACGCTCCTTGATATACTCTACGTCCATTTTCTTGCTCATATCGCGTTGTCCTATAAAAAGTTGCACGGGACGCCCGGCCATCCACCTTGGCCTACTGGCTGCCGCTACGTACGGGACTCGCATCCCGTCTCGCGACCGCCGGGGCTCGAACCCTATTGTTTCAATGCGAACGCCACAGTGGATAGTGAGCGTCCCCAGGTTGTCTTCAACGTAAATAGCCCTGTTCCACCTATGGAGTATTCCCCGCTTGAAAATAACGGGGTTCGGGTCAGCCGTTATCTTCTTTGCCGTGTCCAGGTAGGGTTCCAGGTAATGTAATTCGTAATGTGTGCTAGACTGCGATACGGTAATAAATCCCTTGCCTACATAGCGGACCACTCCGCATATCGGGGCATACGTGTGGTCCGTGATATGGGCTTTATGGGCATACGTCATAATGTCGCTCATTTCGGGGATTCCTATATGTATAATCGTTTCTCGCAACATATTACTTTAACGGTCTAAAAAATATCCCGCCTTCTTCGTTAGCAGAATCTATCAATTCCACGGGATAAATCCTGGGCTTTTCATTCGGGTTCGTAACCAGGCTCATAGCCAGGAATGCTTTTTCCCTTGCTTCAAGCAACGAACAGGTGAACACCGTGCAGTCTTCAATCTTTTGGAACGGGGACGGCTTCCATTTCTTGTCAGCGTCCAGGTAGCTGCTTTTCCCGTCGCATTCCTTTACAAGAATGAAACGACGATTCGGGGGTTCAATGTTCAACGGGGCGTTGATTACAACCGCAGGCAGGTCTTCCATAGGACCGTCGGCAAACAAGATGGCTTGCTGCTTGTAGGTGCCGTCCGTAAAGTCCGCAGTAATCAAGTAGGTGTGCCAACCGATACGGCTGTCATCACAGTAGAAACGGCATTTGAGCGTGTCAAGGTTGAACGTGTCTTCATACACGTTCTTGATATGGTCTTTTAGTTCTTGAAGCGACTTGACTTCTACCATACGCTCCATAGATTCGTGGAGCGTGAAAAAACTTCCCGCAGGGCGAATACGCATTATTTCACCTCTTCTTTTAGATACATAATTGTCAACCCGCCAAAGCGGGATTTGTCCGTAAGGTTCGCCCCAACTTGCCAGGGGATTTCAATACGGACAGTCTTAATGTCGTTGCCCTTATATTCCTTGCAATAGCTGTCAATGTCATTATTGATAAACGTATTGGCTGCTTCTTCGGTGGAATGCTCCGTGACCGTCCGTATGCAGGGGTTTTCTACAAGAGCCTTGTATAAGGGGTTGTCCACCCGCTCGCAGCGTGTAACCTTAAACATGTTCTTCCTCCAGCAGTCCCTGCACCATCAGCCCGTGCTTGTACGCCCGGTGCTCGCGCATGATCCGGTTGTGTTCCTCGCGCCCCGGCACGTAGTCCCGCCAGTGCTCCCTTATCCGCTTGTCGCTTTTGGCCTTGGACTCGGGGTTCACGACGAGCAGGACGCTCTTCTTGGAGCACCCGTATTCCGTCGCCAGCGACTGGAGGGAGCAGCCACCCGCCTTGTACCTGCGCAGGATCTCGGCCTTGTCGGCATCGGAGAGGCGCCTCCTGCGGTCGAGCAACTCGGGCAGTCTTATCTTCTCGGACTTGTACGGCATGGGGGTTCCTAGGCTACGAGGCCGAGCTCTACCGCGATGTTGCGGACGGACGTGTATGCCAGCCCGAACTTGATGGCGGTGGAGCGGATGCTGTGGCGGGCTTGCAGTTCCTTGACGATGTCGTCCTTGAGCAGGGCGACGCGCTCCTTCTGCGGGGTTTTGCGCCGGCGTTTCGTGGCGAAGGACGTGCCCATGCGGAAAGCCTTGTTGTACGCCCCCGAGAGGCTCCTGCCTTCTGGTAATACCCCGTTCCTGAGGGATTCCAGTTCGTCTTCCGTGTAGGTGGGCTTCGCCGTCGTCCAGACGGGGGCGGTATTAGCGGGTGCGCCCTCGTTCGGGCGGAAGCTGACGCCGAGCGAGCAGGCCTTGACTCGGGCCGCGTTCAGCGAGCGGGTCGGGGGTACTACGTGCTTCGCGAGCATCTCCAGTTCCTCGTGTGTCCAAGTACGAATGGTCATGGTATCCTTCCTTGTTTCGGAATGAAATATAACTCATTATTTTCGCCAGTGCACGAATGTAAGGAATAAATAAGGTTTTTCTTCAGCAGGCGGTGTCGGATTCCGCGGCTATCTTTTCCGCCCTCTCGAACAGCAGGGTACGCCTGTTGCACGGGAACGGGCAGGACTTGCATCCCCCCATGTTGTAGAACGAGTAGCACCAAGCGTTCTCCTTGCAGTAGTCGGGAGATTCCCGCAGGTAGCGCTCGTAGAGGGCGTACTTCTGCCGGGGCGTGGGGGAGATGTCGCGGGCGAGGATCTCGTCCAGGGGAGCCAGCAGGTCCGCCTTGTCCCCGTTGTTGCGGAGTTCATAGCATATGAGGTGATTCCTTCTGCCCTCGGGATAGAATGCACTGTAATATGACCATTTCTGGAGTGTGTCTATGCGCGTTATGTCCTCAAGGGCCATGTTGCGGTTATTCCGCAAGCGCTCATAGCGAGTCTTGTTAGGAGCATTCACGAGGATTGACTCATGAATGCTTAAATCAAATATCACTCGGTACAACTGCGGGGTGCAGGCCGCCTCCACGAACACTATCTCCTCGGTGTTCCCGTAGCGGTCCGCCAGTGCCTCGGACAGCGTATCCACGAGGTACTCGAGGAAGGACTGCATCCTATCGTCCTCGTGGTCGAATACGCGGGGCTTCAGCGCCTCCAGGTCGATATCGCCCTCGTCCGTGAGGATTATCTTCCCGAACGTGGACACGGCCTTCCTGAACACCTCGGGGGTGCGGTATAGGGCCTTGGCCTCGGAGTCCGAGTCCACCACGATGTAGTGCTTCTTGCGGAGCAGGTCGGCCACGGTGGACTTTCCCGCCCCGATGAGGCCGGTAAGGAGTATAAACTGAGCCATGTTCTATTCCTTGTATAGGTTGTAGAGTGTTTCAGCCGGGGACCCGTGCAGCTCCCTCTCGTAGAGGTCTATTATCATAATAGCAAGAAATATAGAAAAATTTAGAAAAATTGTTGCATTTGTAAGATAAAAATACTAAATTTATTACATACTCGTAATAATGGTACATTTATGGATATCAAACTTTCTAAATATGCTATAGAGCATAATATTACTTATAGGACGGCCCATAACTGGTTTAAGGCCGGAAAAATACCGAATGCATATCAAAAGGAAGATACCCATAGCATCTTCGTGACAGTGAACCCGCTGCAGAAGGGGCTTGAAGCTACAAGGGTTGTCATATATGCCCGTGTGAGTAGTCATGAAAAGAAGAACGACCTGTTTAGGCAGGTTGAACGCTGTAAGGACTACGCCGCAGCCAACGGATACAAGGTAGACGCCATCTACAAGGAAATCGCTTCGGGTATGAATGATAATCGCCCGAAGTTCTGGGAAATGCTATCCTCCGAGCCTACTACCATTATATGCGAAAATAAGGATAGGCTTACACGATTCGGGTTCAACTACATCGAGAGGCTCTTGTCCAAGAATGGCTGTTCCATAGACGTTATGTATCCTAACGACAACAATGAACAAGATATTATAAAGGATATGATCGCCATAGTTACATCGTTCTGCTGTAGGCTCTATGGTGCACGTCGTGCACAAAACAAGATTAAACGGATGAAGCTGGTACTGGAAAGCGACAAGGACGAATAGTCTATGATTGTAAGGATGACACGACATACGCTAAAGTACGCCAATACGGGCAAGCAGGAGGCGGTAACTACGCTTCTTGCAGAATGGCGGCGTGTCATGCAGTTGTATTGTGATGAAATTTGGGATAACGGGTATAGGTGGAATGATGATAGCGGGTGGCACGAGTTCAAGCCCCGTGAGTTCAAGTATGAATTACCGAAATATTTGGACTATAAGTATTTCAACGTAGAGACTTGGCTATCTGCCCGAATGCTTAGTTCTTTAGTAACGCAATTAAGCGGTAAATTACGAGCGATATGCAGCAAGAATGAGGCTCGCCTACATGTATTTGACAAGGAAGCTGGTAAGGGAAACTACCTGGATAGGTTATGGGAGAAGATCGAAGCCCAGAACCCAACCAAGCCGGACCTTTCCGATGCAGGTATAGAGATATCCAGCAAGTGTGCAGAGTTCTATAGGACACCAGGGGGGGAGTTCTTTGGATTTCTCCGTATCAGGTCTACGGGATTACCCATATTCAATATTCCTATATGCAAGCATTCCCACTTGTCTAAATATGCCGAAGATATATCCTGGAAACAATGCAATGGATACCTTATCGACGAATATGGAGTACAATTACGATGGCAGAAGGAAGTACCTGAACGTACGGAAGGAATTAAGGTTGGTATAGACCAGGGATTGAAGACATGCTTGTCCTTATCGGACGGTCAAACTACAATGGATATGGTTGTACCTGCCCCTAGAAAAGGAGACCCAAATCGGACTATAATAAAAAACCTCGATACCTTGACGGACAAGATGTGCCGTAAGAAAAAAGGCTCAAAGGCATTCAGGCGGTGCCAAGCAGAACGTAAGAATTACATAGGATACGCAATAAACCGCATAGACTTTAATGGCATAAAGGAAATCGGTTTAGAGAAGATAACGAATATCAACTACGGCAGGAATATTGCCAGAAAATTGAAACATTGGTCCAATCCGGAAATCGTTACTAGGCTCACACAGATTGCGGAGGAACTCGGAGTCCGAGTGAATCTACAATCTAACGCCTACAGATCACAACGATGCTCCGAGTGTGGACACGTACTCAAGGCTGCGAGGAAGGGAAAGTTATATGTCTGCCCTACTTGTGGGATGGCTATGGATGCGGACACGAATGCATCAAAGAACCATGCTATAGAACTACCCGATATACCTCGTTGCACTGTGTTGTCCAACCTAGCCAAGAGCGAGGGCTTCTACTGGATGCCTAATGGCTTGTTTAGGATGGATGGTTCGGAGTTTAGAGTCCCGGACACGTATAAAAGTCAATAGTATATATTTCTATGTTTTGACTAACTCCTTGTATTTTCCTAGCGCCAAATCCCTGATTATCTTGCAAAACATCCCGTAGAAGCACTCAGGGTTGGGGACGGCGAAGAACATATGCTTGCCCGTGTCCACGAGGTAGTGGGCTCTCGCCAGGGGGTCGATGTCCTTGGTGTAGTCGGGGACCTCGCTCAAGTTGTGGTGCCTCGGGCACTTCTTTTTCGGGCAGTCCCTGCACGCGGACGTTATCATCCTGTAGTGGCAGAGCATCTCCCGTTGCACGTCCTCCGGGGCGGACGAGAGTTCCTCGATGAAACTTTCTATCTCGTTATTCATAAGTAGGTTACCAAGCGATGTACACGTTCACGTTACGGGTGTTTAGTTGCTCGAACCCTTCCACCTCCCACCCGATATTTTCCAGGGTGCGGCGGATGTGTTCAAGGTCCTCCTTGGTGGCGTCCCCGATAAATTCAGTGAGGTTTATTACAGCCTTGCGCTTTCCTAGCTTGCACGCCTCGGGCACTACGGTGTCTATGTGGCGCTGGCAGACCTCTTGCCAGTTTGTATGCTCCTGGGAGAGCTTGCGGGCCTGCTCGGGGGTGATGTTTTTGTAGATTTCGCTCATATTGCGCCTTCTATCCTTTTCGTATGTACGTGTTTGGGGTAGCAGAATTTAAGGTCCAGCGTCCCTATGTACCGGAGGAAGTCCTGCCATGCGTAGAATCCCGTGTACCCGCCCCTATAGGAATGGATGAACTCCGTTTCGTATATCTCGAAGATGTTGAACTCCTCGCCCTCGTCGGGATACTCAAATTGGACGGATCCGTCGGGGCACGGGAACATCTCGAAGCCCTCGGGCAGGATATTTGACGTAGCGATGAATCCGGCGTTTTTAAGTACGGCCTCGGGTATGGGCTTGGCGTCGTACCCGTCCCAGTCGGGCTCGGAGCAGGCCCGCCTTATTGAGTCCACCGTGTTCGGTTCGTAGTTGCCGTTGTCCAGGAAGTGTCCCATGCGTGTTGTCCTCTTGTTGGTATCAAATATAAGTAACTTTCCACGGGAAAACGTAGTTGTAAGGAATAAATAAGGTTTTATTCAGTATGGATAGTGCCTCGCGACAGGCTTTCCCGCCTTCCAGGTCAAGCGTTCCCTATTCCACCACCCGCTTGATGCTGAACCCATCCTGCGCTAGCATCTTCGCTACGAGTTTCTCCTTGTAGGTTCTTGCCTCGTCCAGCGTGTGGAACGTGTTCATTCCGTAATCCTCTGGCCTAGTCCATTCCTTGAGGCTGCTCAGTCCGTCCCACTTGCAGCGGAACTGCTGCACCTCGTATAGGTCGTTCTTGAGTTCCACGATGCGGAAATTTTGGGAATACTGGTCCGTAGGAGGTTTAGGCTTCTTTAATACTTTTTTGATTATGAATGTTATGGCTAACACGAAGATAACGCATATCAGCTTGATTTCGATATATTGTAAATATTCCATAGTTCACCTCCTCGGGTCGGCGGGCAGCTCGAAGCACATCGAGCGAGTCTCGTCCGTGTCCTTGCTCTTTACCACCACGTTCATGCGGTCGTTATAATTCCCGCTGACGTCCAATGATATCTCCAGGTCGGGTCGGGTCGGGTTCGTGACCCGCAGTGGGTTCTCCTCGGGCATCTGCGTGCCGGGGACGTTGTCGAGGCACACGATAGTCTTCACGGTGAACATAACCGTCGGTGCTGGCATTCCCACGTCCCCAGCGATGCTCTTCCAGTAATTGCGGATGGCCTTCACGACGTCGTCATACAGGGCTTTCCCGGAGCTTTCGCTGTCCACGAGGATAGTATTGTCCGAAACGCCGTTCATGCCGCGTTTCGTGTAGAATACAAAGTAGGTACTCATTTTTCCATCTCCTTTAGGCACTCGCAGGCTCGGATGCACTCCGCTATGACGTCGTCCACCGTCCACTTCCTGCTGTGAACTTCGAGGTACTCGCCCTTCTCGTAGTACGGGGTGTAGTCGCCCGCGTGGCCGTAGTCCCAGCCAATGAACCACCCGGTGTCCTCCAAAGGTTGGAGCGAATTTTCTGCGTACGTGACGCCGTAGTGCACGTCCAGGCGGATCTCGTCCTTGAGGCGATTGCCGTACATAGGGTGCGTACTAGGTACCTGCACGTACGCCGTAGGGTATCTCCCGTTCAGGTTCTTCACGTAGAACTGGAAACCGCAATGTTCCCCCATGGCGATGAGGTAGGCGGGGAAGTCGTCCAGGGGCTTGGCCCTGTCGTAGTGGTATTTCATTTCCTGCTTGAAATAGATTCGCATTCTTTTTGCCTCTTCTTGTATTCCCTGTTCCGCTGGCGCTTCCGCTCAAGTCGTTCCGGGTCCTGCTTCAGTTTCTCGTAATATCTCCGTTTCTTCTCTCGTACCTTCTCGGGATTGTTTCTCTGCCACTCACGGTACCACTCCCGTATCTGCTCCTTGTGTTCCTCTCGGTATTCCTTGTTCCGGATCCTCGCCCGCTCCTTGCGGCGTTGTAGGGACTCGGGGGAGCGGTTAGGGCGCTTCACGTGCTTAGGGGGCACGGATATGGGAGTTTCGGCGATGCGCCGGCGCACCTCCTTCCAGTCTATGCCGCCCAATGGGCTATCCCGCATTGAAGGACGAGAGGACGATGACGGCGTCCTTTCCGTCGGGGATGCCCTGAGTGTACGTGCCTATTTCGGTCACGGACGTGACGCGCTGGTTGTAGCCTATCTCAAACCCGTACTTGTATGCGACGCGGGGGCTGCGGGACAGGATGGAGCAGGCGAACGCCCCGTCCAGGAGCTCGTCAAGTATCTCCCTGTTCCTGCAGGCGATGGCAGCGACGTCGTACTCGTCGTAGTCCACGGGGTCCAGTTCCACCAGGAACAGCGGGACGGGTGTAATCGGTTCTATCATAACTTGTTGTTCTCCATGTACTTGAGTGCCTTCTTTACGTACTTATTCTTGGTAAAATCCTCGAAGGGCTCCGCGGTGCTGTAGTCCCACAGCGTGAAGTCCCGTTCCACATACATGAAGAGGAACCCGTGGCCGAGGGTTTCCGCAACGCAGACATCCGGGTTCTTGCCGTAGTGGAACGTGGCTACCCGGTCGTATGCGAACCGTACTATCCTGTACTCGTTCCGGTAGTACCCGTTTAGGCGTACGCTGGTGATGCGGTATAGCGCCACTTCGGTAGTGCCGGGTTCGTATTCCTCGGGGGAAAACAGGCACGTCCACTTCCCCACTAGGGACTCCTTCAGGGTATTCACTACCTCGGCGCACCCCCTGGCGTAGACCAGGTCCGCTTCCTTCTGGATGCGGACAGCCTCCCGCCCGAGGGCCTTGAGTTGTTTCTTGTAATTATTCAACATATCCTACTCCGTGTAAGTTTTCATCACTGCTAGGCGGCTCTTATAAGCCCCGCCCTGTGGACGGCGGATACAAATTCCTCGTAGGTCATGCGTCGTCCCACGTGATGCAGAAGTAGTTCTCGCCTTCCTTGGCGCCCCACTCGGGGCGGCCAGTACCGATGCGGACGCGCGGGTTCTTGAACGTGAGCCTGCGCTCGGTGTCGTCTGCCTTCGGGTAGCCAAGGGTGAATACGAGGCGGTCGTACCGTTGGAAACCTTCGTAGACCGTTGACAGGTTTGTCTTGAGCACTATATTCCGTAGCCTCTTTTTCCAGTACGGCTTGATTTCCCTATACTCTTCTCTCTTGACCCCGGCCTTGATAAGGTCGAACCACGGCTTTTTCAGCGATAACGTGAGCGTTTTCATTTTGCTTGTTCCTTGTTGATGTGCTTCGCGATGATGTCCGCGACGCTTTCGAAGTTTGCGCGTGTCGCCACGCACCTGGAGCTGCCGCGAACTCCAGTACGCCCGACGTACACCTTGAACTTCCGGGGTCCCTGCGCCTCCGACTGGCTTACCGACCAGCTAAATTCGCCAAGATTGCCGTAGAAGCATCCCGGAGCCCCGTTTTCCTCTTTTGTAGCCATTTCGATTTCTGTAGCGTTTACCATTTTCTCATGCTCCCTCTACAACCTCGTACGTATCCACGGGCAGCAGGCGCAGGAAACCCCACGTACCCGAAATGCCGCCCATGTCGTCGATGCTGGTCACTACGCCTTCCTTGCCGACGAGTTTTCGCTCGGACGGGGGCAGCGTGCCGTCCGCGTCCGGGGCGAACCCCAGTATCCTAATCCTGTCGCCTACCTTCACCATCTGCTAATCCTCTAGTTAACATGTGCCTACAATATAACTAATCCTCCACGGAATAGTGCGAATGTAAGAAATAAGTAATAACTTACTTGCCCCCCAAGGCATCATACGTCTTCTCGGAGATGGCGGCGTCCACCATCCACGGCTCAAGCTCGTTGTCGTTGAGCATCGTCTTGCCGTCCGCGTCGAGCCTGAAATAATGGAAGTATCCGCCCGCCGGATCACACTCGGGGTTTGTGAGTTTCACGATGGTGGGGCGGGCAGCGAGTCTTTGCCGGTCCTCGTATGCGGCCTTCTTCGCCCTCCTCGCCTTCTCGCAGTACTCGTCGCGTTGGCACCTGCCGAACGTTTCCGTACCGGGAGTGCAGGTGTCCGGGTTGTAGACGTGCTTCCCGTCCAGCATAGGGGTATTGCCTACCACGGCGTTGAGGCGGGACATCGTGTCCGCGGAGAGCCATTTGCCAACCTTGTTCGAGGCACCCGAGCTGTCGCCGTTGCTTGTGAAAGGCTCCGGCATGTTGCATCCGTACACGGCCACTACGTCCATCGTTCCCCGCTTGAGCCAGTCACGGAAGCTGCCCGTACCCTTCTCCACGGACTTGTACCCGAAGGCGCCGAGACGCTTCAGTTCCATGTATTCCTCGGGCGTGCAGGTTACAAGTTGCCCGTCAATCATTATTTCCATTTTCGTGTTCCTTTGCCATCTCTATGACGACGTTCATGCCGGTTTTTAGCGATTCCACAAAATAAGGGATGAGCAAGTCCCCCAGTTCGTCCACGTCCTTCTGCTTGAGCACCGCTCCCCTTATCATGCAGAAGTTGCGCAGGCGGTATACCAGCTCGTTGAGCGGGTCGTCCAGGCGGGACAGGGCATCGGTTGCGCGTTCCTCTAGGTCCATGCGTTATATCCTCAAGTTGTTCAGCAGTAGCGTAAGTCCGATATAGAGTTCCCGCAATTCCCGGTTTGCATGCAAGGTAGTAATGTGGGAGACGGACGTGTCCACTTCGTACGCCCCGTGGTCGTATGTCGTTCCTATGCGGTCCTCTCCGTCAGGTACGGCCACGGAGTCGGAGCCCAGCGTCACGGCATAGTTGTCGGGGATACTGGCGAGGAAGGCCTTGAGGTCGCCCACGGTGCGGATCTCGGGGGATGCTTCGGTAGGAGGGTTGCGTAGGGCATCTACCTTCTGCTTCAGGCTTTCCAGAGTTTCCCCGAACTTTGTTGGGTCATCAAGCCCTATGGAGGCGATGTTCTTGTAGTCGGAGTCCTCTGCCCGTAATACCATGTTGTTTTCGTCATTCTCACGTACGATGAAGTCCAATCGGTATTTTATTCCGGGCTCGCTGGAGAAATATGCTTCCACCCATTTGGGGCGTTCTTCCTCGTAGTTGATATAGTCCTTATCAAAAGCGATTATCGTAACTGTAGCCACTGGGAAATAGGTTGCAAAGAACTTTTCGATTAGCCTATGGACCTCGAGACCATCATAGCAATCCATAAGGTCCGAAGAATCATCAATTCCGTGCTTGATGTGGTAATAGATGGCCTTGCAGATTTCCGGTTCCTTCTCGCACTTATCGAACTCCTCCTGCACCGCCTGCTCCAAAATAGCGTAGTCCTCGGGCGGGAGGGGCTTTTGGGAGGCTACGAACCTGTCGGCGAAGTTATGCAGGATGGTTACGTGCTTCTGCTCGGGGGTCGTTCTTCTCGTTATCACGGGGTCTATGACCGCACCAGTCGGTTCCTCTACGTAGATATAGTCCACGTCGGCGTGAGTTTCCATATCCCTGCGTGGAATCTTGCCGAGGTCGAGCACCCCGCATATCTCAAGTGCGGCCTGGATGTTCTCCGCCTGCACCATGTTCAAGTGGCGTCCCGTGTGGTCGGACGTGCCTATTACGTAGTTGCGCATTGGTTGCTCCTGTAGTTTGGAATTTCAATATAGCAGGCGGGCAAAATGTAACGGAAAATTTACAATTACGGAGTATGCCAAATAAGTTATATTTAGGGAAAAAGGAATTTTCTATGAAGATTACAGTACGCGAAAACCGCAAGTCCGAGTCTTGGGGCGAGATCGCCGACCTGCTCCGCGGCAGGGGCTACACGCCCGACGACGAATCGAAGATACTGTGCGCCTACCTTTCACTCAAGACCGGGATAGACACGCCCGACGAGGTAACCGTCATCGCCAGGTACTACGAGGACGGGGCGGAGCTCGCTACCGAGGTAGTGGCCGGGTCATACGACACTAGCGATAGCGCCCTGTACAGCACGTTCATCGCCAGCGAGGAGCGGGGCGTGGACGCGAAGCAGGCGCAGCAGTGCCTGAGAAACGCGGAGAAGGCCGCCGGTTTGTACGTCCGTGCACTGCAGGAGATCAAGAATGGCTAGAGAATTTACATCCCTGGACGACATCAAGTCCGCTATAGAGAAGATGGGCTTCAAGATCGGCGACGTATGGTACGACGGGAACAAATCCCGTCCCGTGTTTGTCTGCTCCCGCGAGGGACTGCCGCATGACATCGAGGTGTGGGCGGAGTCCCCCAAGTACGTCAACGGCGTCACCATCAAGGACGTGTCAGCCCGTGACTTCGACATGGTGGACGGCGGAGAGGACGCAGTAGGTTTGAAAAAGGCAATCAGAAAGGCGCTCGCGTACATGGGCGCAAAGGAAAGCAATATGCAATGCTCTATGCTGAAGAAGAAGGAATCCCTCGCCCGCAAGAATGAGGGGTTGAACAAGGATGACAAGGAAACCCTGTCCGTGCTGGCGCTCCGCGATGGGGTCCTGGACAAGGTATGGAAGGTCCTGGACGAAGCGGCGGACAAGGCCGCCACGGAACTCGCCAACGCGAGCGACGTGGAATGGGAAGACGCCTATGTTGCGGCGGCAAAGATGCTGCTCGGGGCTGTACAGAAGGACGGCGCTCGCCGTCTTCGCTAACGGGGGACAATATGAAGATTACCGTCAAGGAAGCCAAGATATACACGGCTGACGACTTCAAGGCCGCCGCCGAGGAGGAGCGCTTCAAGAATCGCGCCGAGATATGGGCGGACCAGTTTAACGCCCATGCCGAGTACATCGGCCTGAAGGACCGCGCCCACGTCGAGAAGGACATCCACGGGTGTGACAGCGTCGTGTGGGACTACGGCTACATCGTGGCGAAGGACCCGTTCGGCGACAAGTGGCAGGTCCGCTTCGGCGACAACGCGTACACGATGGCGAATACCAAGGTTACACCCTACGTGTACAGGCAGATGGACTCCATGACCGGGTTCAAGGGCGAGTCCCGCAAGTCGGAGCGCGTGGACTTCGGTGCACGCACTATCTCCATCCCCATTGGCACGTTCCATTCCTACGACCTCGCCCAAGATGTAGCGAACCGGATCACCTCCGCCTGCGATTACATCGAGGCGGACGCCCGCCAGCAGGGACATCGCACGGACGAGTGGGTAACCGTGCTGACATTTGAGCCCAAGTACTTCCGTGACTTCAAGTCCTACTACACCGAGAACTACGACTCCTACTGCTATATGGTCACGTCCACGATGGACGACTTCATCCGCCCGGATGAACTGGAAGTCCGCGCGTACAAGAGTGAGTCTCGCAAGAACGAGGCGTCCGACAGCATCCGCGTCTATGACGAGGACTTGATGGTTGAACTGACCTCCGTGGAACGCTACGACGACCGCTTTACCGATGTCCCCGTCGTGGGCGACAAGTTCGACCTGTTGGAGTTCCGCGACCTCGTAGAAGGCCTCGCAGAGACCAGCAACGGCTATCCGGACATCTCCCGTGACGGCAGCGAACTCCGCGTGGCCATCGAGGTCGCGCAGGGCGACGGCGACGAGTACCGCGAGGAACTCGTGCTCCGTGGAACGGTGCGCGTCATGCACGCCGCGCTGGAACAGGTTGTCGAGTACCTCGAAGGTTAATTGTTCCTATCACTCAAATGATGAGTCCTCTCCCCCTGCACTGGGGGAGAGTTTTTCTTATATCTTTCTTACATTTGTGCTTTCCCACGGAATATTGGTTATATTTGTGGCATCAACTAAAAACTAGAGGATAGCACAATGAACAAGATTTGCCTGAACTGCCGTAACTGCGGGCGTGTAGAAACCCGCCAGGGATGGGGCGGGGACGAGTGGTGGCACGTGTGCAGGGCCGATTCGTCCGAGCGCCGCACCGTAGCGACCTGCGAGAAGTGGGTAGCGAAGGAGGTCTAGCGATGGAATATACGAGCATCAAGTCCATGAGGGAGGCGATGGCCGCCCAGATCGTGGCGAAGCCGGAGAAGACCATCCGGGCGCTCATCACTATCTACAACGCGCAGACCGCGGACGAGAAGTCCTCCCGTGCCGTGAACACGCACAACGGGGTGGGATTCACGCCCACCGACGCGGGCATCCTCTCGGGGATAGCCCGTCACGTCCTCGCCGGGAGGAAGGTGACCGATAAGCAGATGGACGCGGTTCGCTCCCGTATCGCCAAGTACGCGGGGCAGCTCGTTCGGCAGTCCCTTGCCCGCGGGCTTATCCGCAAGGTAGGGAAGGTGTATTTGTACGGAAGGGCACTGGAGGGCGTATGAAAATCAGGCCAGCAGGTTCGTTCTTTTCCATAGATGAGGCTATGCGCCGTGTCCGCGAGGTGCACACCCGCCAGGAACTGGAGGGCGTGCTCCGCGACTGGAACGGGGACGTCTTCGACCTCTCTACGCTCCAGTTCCGTTATTACTGCGAGGATAGGCGCATCGGATGGCATACGTATCTGCTCACGGCGGATTACGCCAACTGGCAGTACAAACAGCAGGCGGTGGCGTTCGCCGACTTGCCCCTGGAGGAACTATGATGCATCAGGAATTTGCGAAGGCCGTGATGGCCGAATGGAACCTTGAGTCGGGGCAGATGGCGCAGTCGTGCTACTGCCAGTGGTACCACTACACCGCCAAGATAGACGGCAGACGCCACATTATCGGTGAGTACACCCTGCGGGACGGGCGTGCCGTGTTCATCGTGTACCATCGGAACGGGTCCGAGAACGTCTACGACGTTGGATAACCGATGTTCTCAGAAACGGCGTGTCGGTGCGGGAGGCGTGGCGTGCCCCGTTCCTACGGGCGAGTAGGGGGATACGTGCCTAAATTTCTTTGATTTCGCCACCTGCCCGGTTTGCCAATGTTCTCAAAAACTATGCATTTTGCCCCATTGCTATATTGAACCTTGGCGGGAACGGACAAATCAACCTCCGTTTCAACAAGCGAAAATAACCACGTTCCCGCCACAAGTCTACGGCACGCGGATAAACCGAAATCCCTGTAAACATGCGGTCCGCGTGCCAACAGGGATTTCCCGGAGCGGTTTTCAGTTCATCCCCACTCCGGGACTAGCGCAGGGCCTCCTCCTGTTGGGCCCAGTTGTCGCCAGCCGTGGGCGGGCGCGCGTCACGGCAGTCGTTCCCGGCGACTATAACCTCGGGAGACATTGCGCGGGGGCGGTGCATGCATCGTTTGCTACCTCTTGTATGTGTGTCCTCAACGACCTCCCCCGCGCACCCCTTATGGGCGCCCCCGCGGCACATCTTGCCGAAACACCTATAACACGAGCGGTGGCGCCCGCCCCATTGGGGGGGTGGAACGCATCCCAGGTCTGACCAGGACTATTTTTGTTCATTGCGTTCCGCCACCTCTTGATTTTCATACATATCCCATTAAAGCCACCTGAAATCGGGTGGCCTTTCCTGCGTTTTGGGGAGAAACTTACAAAAAACATATTTTTTTCTTACTTTTTTCTAAAAATGTTGTTATATTAGGTGTCAATGGGAAGGCAATTCCGCCTTACGTGCATCGAAATACCCTTGTAGGAGAGCGGGTGGTCCGCTTACCAAGTGCACAATACCCTATCAAGGAGAGCATAACTATGCTTAAACCGCGATTCAAGAAGATCCGTGAGAATGACGGCGTGGTGGAAGTGGACGGCGTGAAGCTGGACGCGGAATCCGCTGAAGTCGTTTTCGCTGACAAGGACAAGGACATCCAGGTCGTTGTTTCCAACGACCCGGAAAACGACAACACCGCCGTCGTGGCCGTGCTGACCAACTCCAAGGAAGAGGTCGAGGACGAACAGGTTCTCGGTTCCGCATCCGTGGAAACGGAAGGCGAAGGCGAAGGCGACAAGGAAGAGAAGTGCAAGGAAGCACGCCGCGAGGCGTTCCGCAAGCGCCTCGAAGCCCGTCGCGCAGCCCGCAAGACCGACGAGCGCCGTGAAGCGTTCCGCAAGCGCCTCGAAGCCCGCAAGGCCGCGAAGCAGACCGAATCCAAGGCCAAGGCCATCGAAGAGGCCCGCGCCAAGTTCCGTTCCAAAATCAAAAAGGCTTAATCCGGAGGACTCACACAATGAATACTTCCATGGAAAAATACACTAACGAGAAGTACGACCGCCAGGTCGAAGCCTACGAAGCCCGCTACGGCAAGCGTTTCGAGGCCCTCGCCAAGTCGAACTCTTTCAAGGGTCGTCTCTCCAAGAACGACATCTACAACCTCGGCGCTCAGTTCGATACGTTCAAGCGCTACGAGAACTACGTCGCTGAAAACGGTGGCTCCGCCTCCGCTCTCGGCGCTCTCCCGCGTGTCGCCCTCGACGTGATCAGCGCTTCCTACGCGCTGTCCATCGCCCCGCAGCTCGCCTCCATCCAGACCCTCAACGACGCCCAGGGCATCATCTACTTCAAGAAGGTGTTCACCCACGGCTACCCGCTGACGGCTGTGGACGGCCTGCCGGCACTCCCGGAAGACCGCTGGATGGACGCCGACGGCAACGTCGCCGGCCAGCAGACCTTCAACGGCGCGTGGAAGAAGTGGCTTGACGCCCAGGCTCGCCCGAGCTCCGGCGCATCTGACACCCTTACCCCGACCACCATCAATGCCAAGAACTTCGACGCCATCACGATGAACGCCTTCAAGGGCTGGCAGTCCTCCCCGACCGCCTATATCAGCGAGCGCCAGTTCGCCGCCATCACCACCACGACCACGACCATCAAGAACGCCATCGGCGCCCTCCGCTGGAATGTCCCGATGAACGTCCGCCTCGTTGACGGCAACGGCAACGTGACCGACGTGGTCGGCGTGTGCGCAGGCCCCGGCCAGCTCCCGACCTTCTACGGCTCCGTGTCCGTGACCGCCTCTCAGAGCAGCGGTGACCTCGTCATCACTACTCCGGCTGGCTACACCGGCATCATGAGCTACGACGTGGACTTCGAGAAGGCCCCGGACGTCCCGGCTGTCGAGTTCGGCCTGGACAGCAAGATCGTTTCCGCCGAAATCATCGGCGTGAAGGAACTGCTCGGCACCTTCAAGTCCTTCCAGTTCAACAAGCGCTTCGGCAAGGCCGCCTCGGACGAAGTCCTGGCTGACCTCTCCGGCCACATGGCTATGGCAGAAAGCGAAAAGGTCCTCGCGGCCCTCAGCTCTTCCGCCTCCAAGTGGAAGCCGGTGACCTGGGGCATGAACAAGTCCGGTGCGATTTCGGAATTCGAACATCGCCAGAGCCTGCTCTACGCCATCCAGGAAGCGAGCGCCGCCATCGCCGCCCGCGCTGGCAAGGGCTACGCCAACAAGCTGGTCTGCGGCTACGTGTCCGCCCAGTACGTTGCCTCCCTTCCGGGCTTCCGTCCGGCACCGAAGACCAACCTCGTCGGTCCTCACGTGTTCGGTACGCTCGAGAATGAAGGCATTACCGTTATCCGCTCCAACACCATCGTCGCCCCGAACGAGATCATCTGCGCCTACAGCGCCGACAACAGCCCGTTCGAAGCCCCGGTCGTGTGCGCTACCTACATGCCCGTGTTCGTCACGAACACCATGCCGGTCGCCGAGAACCCGTTCCAGTCCCAGCAAGCTATCGCCTCCTGGAAGGCCATCACGCCGATCGTGGACGAGTTCGTGCAGCGCATCGTCCTCGTGAAGAACGAGACGGAAGCCGACGTGAACGTGTTCCTCACCGGTACACCGCACGCTGGCAGCGGTTCCAACGGCTAAGAACTCCTAATCCAGGGTTAAGACAGTCCCCCCGCCTCGGCGAGGGGCTGTTTTTTTTGCTTTACAAAATGCGGGCGGCGGGCGATAACATATTTGTGTGGGGGCGAACCCGGCGGCCCGCAAGTGCCGGGACAACATACTGCAAGGATAGAATCATGAGTTATGATGCACGTGCCGCCGAGTACGTCCTGCGGCTTCTCTTCAAGGGGGCGAAGGACGCCGAGGCGTTCCGCAAGAGGACGCAGGGCTAGCACCCCTGCTTTTTTCTTATTTTTTTTTCTTTTCCCGTGTAACATTTACTTTGACTTTTATTATATTTCTAGTAACGATTTTATATGGGACATCTTGTTCCCGAAGGAATACCATATGGCAATCAAGATCCACGTCAACGAATCTACCAACAACGGCCTCGTGAAGGCCCTTTCCGAAGGCCTGGAACGCCTTGTGGGCAAGCTCCAAGAAGAATTTCCGCTTCTCGACGACCACGGCCAAGAATACGGCGTCGCCATCAGCGGTAGCGACCCGAAGGTAAACCCCGTGACGTCGTCCCGCTGGTACGACGCGGACAAGGCCGATGTCGTGGAGGTGGTGTCCGACGTGTTCGCCCGCAACATGGGCGGCGATGTCCTTGATTCCAACGTGACGTACAACGTGCGCTTCGAGACTGCCGGCGGGGACGAGTTCTTCGCCCGCGTCAAGGTGTTTACTGACGCAGGAGACGAGGACATCCTCGGGCTCGACCGTATCCGCTTCGACGGCGACGTGGATTACGCCGTGGACGTAATAAGCAAGCGCATCGTAGAGGACCTGGACGAGCGCATCCCGGACAATTCCGCAATCCGCGATTACACCGGCAGGAAGAAATGATTATCCATGTAAGAGAGCACAGGAACGAGTCCGCCGGCGACAGTCTGGCGGAAGCCCTGAAGAAGGCGCTCCCCAAGGTGGAGTCCGAGGTCGCCTCCCGCATCAAGCCCGTCGCGGGCAACGGCGACTGGTGGTTGAACTGCGAGGTGTCCGGCACGCTGGACGAGCGTGTCACCGAAACCGACGACCCCGAGTACTACGACCTCGACTTGTACGAGCCCGAGGACGGCGAGAGCAAGGTGGTCGCACCCGAGTTGCGCTACTACCTCTCTGTGTACCCCGGATACTACGACGACGATGGCAAGTACAAGGGCGACTGGAACCTGGACACGGTAGAGTTCCTGGTGGACATCGAGGTATGCCCCGCAGGCGAGGACTTCCACGTGGAGGTCAAGTACTGGAAGGGCGACAGCCCGATGCGGAAGATCTTCTCCCTTTCGTTCAACCCGTCCGACGTGGACTACGGGGTGGAACGCATTATTGAAGCCATCTTGGACGAATTGACTGGAATGGGTCTTTCCGACTAGACAAGGAAACATTATTATGGCAGACATCAACGACATCAAGAACCGCACCGTGTCCCATGGGACACTCAACCCCGATCACCTTATTCCCGCTTTCTGCGACGTGCTGAAGGAGTACGCCCCGGAAAAGTACGCGGAGTTCATCAAGGACTACCCCGAGCTCGACGGCTGGGAGGAGTTCCTCGAGGCCGATTGGCGCCTCGTGTCAAACGATACCAAGATGAACGCAAGCGACGAGTTGTTCGGGCTGCTGAACGACATCGCCCCCGAGGGCACAATGTTCAGTTCCACGGAAGGCGACGGGTCGGACTTCGGGTTCTGGACGGTCGAGGAAAAGAAGTCCGAGGCTGACGATGACAATAAGGATCTTAGAATCGGACTATATTATACTGAGGAAGAGCTGGCTATCCTGAAGGACATATTCAAGAAGTATGTCCAGGAAATTAGCGGAATCCGGTATAGCGTTCCTGAAGACTATACTATATCCTACGAGATTAGCGACGACCCTCTTGGCGACTTTGAGGCTGTCGTAAAGGCTACCGGCAAGAATGGCAAGACGATTTACTTGTGCAACCTGCATGGCGAAGTTCTTTGGGCGGTAAATACGCCCAAGCAGTTCTGGCATTATGTGGGTCAGGTGGACCCCAAGACGGGCGAGGAAAAGAAGGACAAGTACGTTATCCCGCCGAGGTCCTTCTTCCTTGATGACGAGTACTATGACAATGTAAAGCCGAGTACCAGGATTCCGTTGAACCCGTCCGACTGGGACAAGGTTGACGACTACTTCAAGAGATTCTTCAAGAAGAGAGGTGAAGGTTTCCTGGACGATGACGAGGGCGAGAAGGCCCTCAAGCAGATGGCCAAGGACGGCAAGAGCACTGGCGAGGTCGCCGCTGACATCCGATACGACGTCGCTACCACACTCGACATGGCGGCAGATAAGGCCGAGGACCTGATGACCAAGTTCGGCCTGGACAAGATTTACGTGCTACGCGCCAAGGGGCTGTCCCCGAAGGCCATCGCGAAGAAGATCCTGAAGGCTTGTGAGTCCAAGGCCGAGGCTGCACTGCGCCCCTGGAGGACTGACTTCGAGAAGGACCTCCAGAAGCGCATAGACGATGCCAAGGGTACCAAGTACGACACCAAGAACTTTACCGCGGACGGCTGGGAATTCGTGACTGGCGACGTGTATGACGATGGCTCCGAGTATGGTAGCAACGGCAAGGATGTCGCCGTGGCCTTCTTCAAGCGTGAGCATGACGGCCAGTATTACCGCATGTGGCTTGCCTTCGACCCGGACACCAAGGAAATTACCGGTGGCAAGTGGTGGATTGAGAGCGACGAGTCCAAGGACGAACGCCGCGACAGCGCCGACTACCTCCAGGAGGTGTGGGACGCCCTTGTATCCGTATGGGACAAGGAAAAGTTCGACATGGCCAAGGGCTACGACGACGAGTACGAGTGCGAGGCCATCACTATTGTCTCCAAGGACAACGAGGGCGTACGCGCCAAGATATACGTGGATGACCACGAGGGTAAGCACCCGGTTGGATTCGACGTCATCTACCGCTACCCCGGCGACAAGGGCGTAGGCGACCTGGGCTACTACGAGTTCCAGAGCACGGACTTTGACGAGACCGCCCCGGAGATATTCGCCTACTTCGACGAACTCAAGGGAAAAGTTAGCGAGGCCAAGGGAGACAACTGGGTAGCCTACTACTTCTGCGAGGACCCGCAGGGTCTAGAGTGGGCGGTGCTCCCGCACGCCATCAATGGCATCGGCAACGCCTCCTGCGTAAATTCCCGCGGTGGCAATGACAGCATCGCTATCGAGTATGTGCTGGACGAGTGCACTCCTATCGAGGACGTGAAGGGCTCGGACATCTACGGCAAGGTTAAAGACTTCGAGGACCGCAACATCGTGGCTCTCACGAGGGACGAGGCCGAGCGCATCGCCATTGCCGATGACCGCCTGGAAATGTTGAAGTCCGTAGTGGCTGGCAAGGACGAGTCCTGCAAGAGAGAAGCCACCGGCGTCGCCGCCATCTATGGCGACGGGGACGTGTCTACGCATGAGAACTCCGCGGACGGCTTCTACGTGGACGAGCACGATCCGATGGGCTTCGCCGTCCTCAACAACGACACTGCCACGATGAAGGAACTCTTCTCCGGCAAGGCCGTCGCTCCCGAGAAGCCCTGGACATATGCGGGCTGGCACGAGGACACCGACGCTCCCGAGAACAAGGACGGCAGTTACCCCTACGTCTACGACTGGGAACGCGAGTACGACCTGAACTTCGTGAACGACTGGAAGCGTGTCGTTGGGGACAAGGACAACGAGGAAGCCCTTGAGCTCCTGCTCAAGTATGCACCGGACTTCATCCCGTCGGCGATGGACTTCTGGAACGCCTTCCACGCTGGCTACAGCAAGGGACTGCTCCGCAAGCTGTTCAACAACATCTTCGCCGTCGTGGACAAGGACGACCCGAACAACAACTACCTCGGCTACGAGGACTACACGTACGATGAGGTCGCCAAGTTCCTGGACGGCAAGGACGAGGCTGCCGATAGCCGTCGCGTTGACGACTATGCGAACATGCGCTTCTTTGACCCGGAGGAATTCGTCAAGTACGTACGCAAGGCCTATGGCAAGGATGGGGGCTATGTATCTATTGACTCCGTCGTTCCAGTTTCCGTTCTAAACAAGGCCAACCGCATGGCGCAGAAGAACGGGTATAGCAAGCTGGAGTCCAAGAAGTCCGAAAGCCTGACGCTCAAGCAGAAGGAACTCAAGGACATGGCCCGCTACGGCGAGGCAGAGGACATCACCACGATATCCGACGCCGAGGCCAAGGAACTCAAGAAGAAGGGTATCGAGACGGTGGGCGTGAGCCGCGGTACCTACGGCATGAACGGTGCGCTCCTGCGCGACCGCGATGGCAACAAGTACGTTATCACCGCCCGCAGTTCTAACCTGTTTTACTTTGTATAAGGAGAAGACACTATGTCCAAGATGACGATTAAAGTTCGTGAATCCAAGAAGCGTTCCGAGAAGCGGACCGTTCAACCGCCTAGTTATGATGTCTATACCTACGATGAACTTTCGGACGAAGCCAAGGAAAAGGTGAAGGATTGGTTCCTTGACATTCGTCGTGAAGACGATGGGGGTATTTTCCAAGACTCTTGCCTGGAAACTCTTAATGAAGTGTTCCCTAATTCCGATGTTAAGGTAGAGTATTCTCTGTCTTATAGCCAAGGCGATGGTTTTAATACCTATGGCAAGTTGGATGTGAATGACTTGTTGAACGTAGATTTGTCTAAATACCCACTAAAAGACTCCAAGTATATCACTCCGCTTTCGGACAAGGACGCTATTAAGGCGGTATGTGAAAAAGCGGATGTTACAAGTATTGACCTGCCCGAAAACCGCAGATACGGCTATTCTATGGCAGACAGAATTGAGGTCGTTCCTGATTACGATGTGGAATTGACCGACGAGGAAACTGCCCTGTTGAGTGAACTTGAAAAGTTTGCACAGGATGTTATGGGTTTTCTAAACAGTCATTTTGAAAGCAGTGGCTATGACTATTTTTATGAAGCCACTGACGAAGAAGTTGCTGATTGGGCAGATGTGAACGAGTATGAATTTACTGAAGATGGCAAACTTGCATAAGGAGAAGTGACTATGAAGCAGTTTAAGTGCTCTATGAGCAAGAAGAACGAAAAGGGCACTACACAGATTGAAACTTATGAGGGCTTTGACGAACTCTTGGGTTATGCCGATGCCGAATATCTGCTTGAAGATGTCGTGGACGTTCTCTCCAAGTATTATACTTACGAAGATGAAACCTTTGACGAAGACCAGGCAAAGGATGACCCCGAATTTACTATCAAGATAGAAGGTGGTGATGAACGGGCTGATTTCTACTCCGAAGATATTTTCTACGTTCATCTGCCTAACAAGGAAGCCGCCGAAGAATTGGCAAAGGTCCTGGGTGGCGAGTTGAGCGAATCCAAGAAACCCGAATCCTGCAAGGACGGCAAGAAAGAGAGTATGGAACGCTGCGACTCTTGCGGTGCGGTTATGACCGAGTATGACTATGACCGCTATGGTGGTCTTTGCAAGCGTTGTAGGGATAAGGGCGAGGCGAAGAAGCCTGCTGAAAGTTCCAAGAAGTCCGAAGGCATCTCCGATATGATCGACGCCAAGATCGACTACAACATGTTCATGCGCATGTGCAAGACCGCTGCATATCTCGAGGAGGACGAGGACTACTGGGATGCCCTGTGGGAATACTACTCCGAAGTAGGTAGCATTGGCGACGCGCTCGTGTTTTTCGACAACTTGTTCCAGTATACCTCTTGGAAAACCGCAGAGGAATTGTGGACGGACTACTCCAATATCCTCGGCGACAAGCCGGAAGGTAAGGACTACGAGGAGGCTCTGGACGCCTACTTGGATGAAAATGACAACGAGGTGGGGAGATCTGCCGTCTACAAGTATGGGGACCACTACCTCATGCTCCACTAGGAAAAAAGGGCACATAATTAGTGTGCCCATTTTCCTTATTTTTATTATATTTAAACTAAACAATATATTTAAACTAAACAAAAGGAGTTTATCACTATGGATTACAGAAAAATCGCCGATGGCTGGGAAACGTACGACTACGAGGAAGCGGTGTTCAACGACGCCAAGGAAGCCATTCTCGAGTACATCGACTACCACAAGGACGAGGGCGACCTCCCGGACGACATCGAGGACATGCGTGACGAACTGAACGACGTCCTGTGGACGGAAGACTCCGTTACCGGCAACGGCAGTGGGTCCTACACCTTCAGCCGCATCATGGCCGAACTCTACCTCATCGGCAACAGCGACCTCTACGAGCAGGCTTTGGAAGACCTCGGGGGCAAGTTCGACCCTGAACCCGAGAACCGCGACATCGCTATCCGCTGCAACCTGCTCGGCGGCGCCATCGACAAGGCGCTCGAGGACGAGGAAGTGAAAAAGGCTTTTGAGGACGCAAAAAAGGGCTAGTATGAAGATTACCATTCACGAGGCACGCAAGTCGATAGTCACGGAACTCACGTCCGCTATCCAGAAGAACAAGCCCAAGGTTCTATTGAGCGACGACGCCGTGGTGTACTTTGATGACTACGACGATATGCTTGACGAGTTTGAAACCGCCTACCAGACATACGTCCACGTCAGCGGCAACCCGGACGAGGACATCCTGTTCTTGTACGAGCCCGACGAGAATATCGTGGTTATCGGCGACTTCGACGTAGACCACGAGGCTCGCGACCGCGCCAAGGAACTCATGGAGAAGTTCGTCCGCGGGGAACTGGTCAAGGCCGACAAGCCCCTCGGTGGACTGGATTACGTCGTTATCGAGGACGGCAATACCTATACTGCCACGGCATTCGTGGAAAGGGAATAGCATGCGTATTACGAACCATAACATTGCCGAGAAGAAGCTCGGCAAGTCGGACATGAAGAAACTCGCATCCGCCATCAACCGCGGATACATCTTCGAGGCCCTGGACATCGCCGAGGAAGTCGCCAAGACCAACCTCGATGAGGTCAAGAAGGCCGGGGAAGCCCTGGACGAGTGCGAGCAGGCTCTCGCCGCCATTACCCTGTACAAGGGCAAGCTGGACGCCATCGGCGCTACAGCGGTGCGCAAGGCCATCGACTACACCTACAGCGAGGAAGGCGAGTCCGCCGAAAAGATAATGAAGACCGTCAAGGAGGCGCTCAAGGAACTGTACACGCAGTTCGGCGACCTCGCCAACGCCCGCGAGATGGTCAGCACGTTCCGCAGCAAGTACGCCTCCAACGGCACGATGTCGCTCAACAACGGCGGCAACGCCGTGGCCGTGACCCGCCAGGAACTGGAGGAGCTCGGTCTCGACCCGAATGTGTCCGCGTACGACTACATCTCCCGCACCAGCGTATCCGACAAGACCAAGAACGCCAAGCTGGCCGAGGAACTCGCCCCCATCATCGAGAACGCCAAGAGCCTGACCACGTCCATCGTGGCGGCGGGCGAGAAGACGATAGCCGTGGAGGAGTTCAACAAGCTGCTCGCCTACCTCGAGGACCTCAAGAAGCGCTCCGAGGAAACCACGAAGGTTATCGCTACCCGTTTCTTCCAGGCCACACCCGCCGAGATCGACACTATCCCGAAGGAATCCCGTATGCAGGAGGGTATCCTGGATACGCTCAAGAATATGTTCAAGGGCGTCATGGACGCCGTTACCGAGGGCGTGGGCAAGGTGCTCGACTATTTGTTCGGGATGCAGGACGAGGTGGACAACGCCGTGGACGCCTACGACGATCTCATGGCCACGCTCGCTTCCATGGGCTATAAGGTCAAGACTACCCCGCGTGAGAAGCACGAGAGCGTGTCTAGCCTCGTTGCCAAGATTAGCGAGTCCGTTGGCGTAGCCTGCGACAACCTGGCCAAGGACGCCTCCCTCGACGGCGAGTTCGTGGACGAGATAATCTACACGAAGGAAGCCTTCAAGGACATCGCCGACTCCTTGAACAAGGCTACCGAGTCGCTCAAGGCGCTCAAGGGTATCGCCTCCTACCACGTCAACGAGGGCAACATGGAAATCGTGGGCATCCTCGCCGACGCCATTACCAAGATTGCCGCGGACAACAGCGGAGAGGAAGAGGACGATGGGAGCGAACTCCCGGACGAACTCCCGCAAGAGGTTGACCGCACGTACCAGGGTGGAGAGCAGGAAGTGCCCGAAGAGGAAGAGCCCCCCTTCGGCGAGGAACCCGGCGAGTTCTAAACGAGCCTAAAACCGAGATAGAAGTTCCGCGGAAGTTCCGCGGAACTTTTTTCATTTAGGGGGCTCGGAATCTTTAGTTTTTATGTATATTTAGGGTATATTTTTCACGAGGTTAAACCTTTATGATTATTGACCGCATACTCGACCGAAAGGGCTGGGAAGAGGACGGGAAGTACGACTACTACGACCCGAAGGAGTTCTACAACGACATGATGGGCTATGCCGACATGGGCGGAGAGGAGATAGCCCGCGCCATGGACTTCGGCGAGGAAGAGGACGTCCGCAGGGAACTCTGCAAGTACATCACCGACCATAACTACAACCCCGAGATATGCAAGTACATCAACTCGGTAAACTGGCTCACGGCCAACGAGCCCCCGAAAGTTAAGAAGGAGCCGTATTGGGTCAAGTCCCACGGCGTGAACCCGATATTCAAGTACGTCCTTCGCCGCATGGAGTTCGGCGAGCCTTACGACTACAGCGAGTTCGCGAAGATAGTCAAGAAGGAAGCCAAGCCCGGATTCCACGGACACCACCCGCTCTACTACGCCGTCGTGACGTACAAGGACGAGACGGAAACGAAGGAAGTGCTCTGCGACATGGTGCGCCGCAACCTAAGCAAGTTCGTGGATATGGACGTGGATAAGATATGCAACTTCGTGAACTCCGTGGACTGGATTCCGTCGAAGAAGACGGAAGACTACGACGAGTCCGGCTACGTCCCGTGTCTCGTGGATTCCTACGACGGGGACTGGCTGTGGGAATTCTCGGGAGGGAACTCCATTGATGATTGCGGATTCGCGTTCAACGTGGACAAGTGGGTTGCGCTCGCGGGGATAGAGGACAAGGATGTTGCCCGTCGCCTCGTCGAGAATAACGACATGCTATCGGAGGAGTTCGCTCGTGTGGCCATCAGGTCCTTCTCCGTGTCCGCCGGCGGGTTCTATTCCGACGGGGTGCGTACTTCCGTGGAAGACCTCCCCAGCAGGGACGAATTCGCGGGCATGCTCAAGGACTGCGTGGACAACGTACTGAACATCAACCTTGAGGGGCTGGCCGAGGACGTCGAGCAGGCGCTGCTCTCCGACGAGGTCGTGGACAAGATGTACGACGAGTTCTACGACACCTACCACAATTACGAGGAGTAGTCCTATGCTCAAAATCCGAGTTCACGAAAGACTTAACGAGGCATTCAACCCCAAGACCGTCAAGATTGGCAACCAGGTGTGGATGGCAGAAAATCTCGCCATTGACGATGGTGGCGAGGGTATTAAGGTTCGGAATGGAAATACATATTATGATTGGGATGCTGCGATGCGTGTGGCTTCAAACATAAAAGGTTGGCATCTGCCGACATTATCCGAATTTGAAGATTTAGTTGAATTTGTAGGTCCCAAACCCGCAAATAAATTGAAATCCACAGAGGGATGGGTATTTGAAGAATGGCGGGGTTTAGATACAAAAGGCACTGATGATTTTGGATTTACAGCCCTGCCCGTGGGGTGTATGGACGTAGCGGGTCTTGGAGGCGTAGGCTACCGCACTCGGTTTTGGAGTTCCTCTTGTAGTGATAAAAAAACCGCCCGAACACTGTCATTATGGAATGATTTGTCCCGTGTAAATTTCCTACACGATGATAAAGAACTTCTTTTGTCCGTCCGCTTAATCAAGGACTAGCCCTATGCCTCGCAGCCTCGACGACATGGAATACCTCAAGGGCAAGCACGCCCAGAACGTGATAACGAATATCGCGGACCTCCATACCTATGTCGCCTTGAAGCACAGCATATCCATCATCGGGTACAACACCGAGGTGTACCTGCCCCGCGAGGGCAAGCGCATCGACGAGCCCGAGGAACTGACACCGGGCGGACGCCCCGACCTATACGGCGCCCCCATACTGGGCGACTACGAGCCCGAGACGAGAACGGGCTCCCTCTACAACGACAAGGACCATGAGTACCTGTACGAGGACACCCCGGACTTCATCGCCCGCATCGCGTTCCTCGACCCGCAGGCGCAGCCCGTTATCCGCGGCACGGATACGTTCATCAGCGAGGAGAACACCGCCTACACGCTCAAGTGGACCGACGGCGAGGAGGGTTCCGTAGTGGACAGCGCCCGCGACGACATCGTCACGTCCCGCCCGTACCCCCAGCCGATATCCTACAAGGACGGCAAGCCCACGCACCGCAACTACTGCCCTGGCGATATCGCCCTCTACAGCAAGCTGCTCATTCACTACGGCGGCGAGGACTTGAGCTACTTCGTGAAGAACGTGCGCGTGCTCCGCAACCCGAATGCCAAGTACGAGGCGCATGAAGCCCTAATTTACCTGGATTTAGTCCTCCACTTGTAGCAAAAAAGAATTATATTTACGGTATGCCTAAGTCCGCATTTCTACATAAGAAGAGTCTGCTCGACACGTTCAAGGACGACTACAGGGTCACGAACCCGATAAAGGCCGCCCGAGCCGAGCGCACGTGGGACAACCCCATCGTGCGCCACAAGCGCGAACGCGAGATAAACAAGTGGGCTCACTCCTTCGCGGGCAAGAAGCACTTCAGGAAACTGACGCGGTTCAACGCCACCAGAGAGGCGAACGAGTCCTGCCGGGTGCTATACCCGCTGGAAGACGTGGTCAAGGTGGTAACGGACGCCCTGCGAACCATACGGACGCGCATATACCAGGTGGACGGGTACTACCAGTTCATACAGGACAAGTTACAATACGGCATGGTCGTGGCCAAGGATATCGCCCACAGGGACTTCCCGTACAGGTGGGAGGTGCAGGCCAACCTGGTCACGCGCTTGAAGAAGGGCAACGAGATAGTAATGGAATACCATCCGGATACCCCGGAACAACTTAGCGAGTACCTTCAGGAAGAAGGTGCTATAGAATCCAACGAGGCTAAAATGAAGATCAGCGTACGCGAGAGCAAGAAAAACGAAAAGGACGAACCGACCTACGTATGGTTCGGCCTGGAACATGACGAGGACGGGGATTATACTGACTCCCTGGCCGTATTCGTGGACGACGTTTCCAACGGCATGGTTACGGTCTATGCCCACATGGGACAGCACTCTTCTGCGAGCCTGGACTACGTGGCAGGACTGGAAGCAGACCCGAACCCGAAGGGCGACTTGTACAAGGAACTCATCGGACAGGGCTACGACAACCTCGTGGTTGTTAATACGGATGTGGCCGAGGATATGCTCGGCATCCGCATGCACCCGGACGACGATGCCCGCGAACTTGAAGACCCGGAGAAGTACGACAAGTACGAAGCCCGCGAGGTCAAGACGGCCTGGACGTATCTCGGGGAACTTGAAAAATTGGAAGGTGCTGACTCCCGCAAGGAGGCTACCGGAAAGATGCTGGATGCGCTCGGCTATACGCAGGGTACTGAAGGTCGCTGGTATGACGATGAAGGCGACGAGGTGAATATCATCGACGTGCTTGACAACACTGAGTGGGACAAGGCCGTGACTATATGCGGCCCGCTCCAGGAGTCCAAGAACGCCCGCGAGGACTTCTACAAGGGTAAAGACCGCGGGTTTCTCGTGCTCGTGCAGAAATTGATTGCCGACAACTGGTATGCCGGTGCACGCAAGGAATATCCCGGCCTTACCCTCGACTGCTACGAGATGGACGGTGCCGGCGACGACATGAAGATTTGTTTCGAGGCCTACGGCGAGGAGATAGACGACCCGATGTCTGAAGGCCTCATGGAGGTAGCGGAGGAGTCCGCAAAGAAGGGATGCGCCGACGCGAACCGCAGTACCTACCCGCGTATCGCGGACTACGGTCTGGAAGCCAACTTTATCAGTTGGGACGAGCCCAACGTGTTCCGCGACCAGTGGAATTACGTGATAAACTTGAGTTCCAAGCCCAAGGGCAAGAAGGGCGAGTCCAAGAAACAGGCCAATGAAATGGTTGGTAATAAAAAATGGGTTATCCGCATCAAGCGTCTTGGTAAGAACTATTACGTATGTAGCAGTTCGTTTAGAGTCAATAAGGCATTCCGTTATCCTTCATTGGGTGGACCATTTGTCTGCTCGGATTGGGATATAACTGAAAGGGATATAGCCAAATACGACAATTACAATGACGCAAAGAAAGCGTGGGATAGTATGGCACAGGTTCTACGTGGAGGATTGCCATTCTATAAGGAAGGTGAAGATTACGAGATAGTCCAAGTAAATTTTTCTATGATGGGCGAGTCCAAGGAACCTGCCGACGAAAAGTTGGGTTATGAAAAAGGACACAAGAACAGCAAGGGCGAGCCTGCCCCGTGGGTTATCCGTTCCCACGAGGACAACCGCGTACTCGCCTCCTTCGCGAACAAGGACGATGCCTACGCCCACCTCCAGCGCATGAAGCAGTACTCTGAGAGCCGCTCCGTGGACGACTACGACACCCTGCGTGACGGACTCAAGGAACTCGGCTTCGAACTTGACTCCGATACCCGCAATGGTAAGGTCTACGCCTACCGCTCCCGCTTCAAGGCTACGAAGGACGGAGTTGTTTACCGGTTCATCATAAACGAGGACGGAGAGGATACCGCTTCCATCGAGGTCTTTGTCGGCGACGACGAGAAGTCCACAAGATACAAGACCGTGAATGACGTGCTGACAGCATTTAAAGGTACGTCCGAGTCCTTCCACAAGGTCCAGGTCAAGGACACGCTGTTCGACATTCTCAAGAAGCACGGGGTAAACGACAAGGCCAAGGTGTCCTATGACGGCGACGCCATCGTGTGCGAGTATGACGGCACCACGATCCGTATCGACAACGACCTCGCCCTGACCGCCAAGATGCAGGACAAGACCATCGACCGCAAGTACGGTACGCTGGCAGACCTCTCCGCAGACCTGGACAAGTATTTTACCAAGTACGTCAAGGAGTCCCTTGAGAAGAACGGCGTCATCGTCGTTCCCGAATGGTTGTGGATAGCCTACGAGACGGGCGACTCCTCCAACCTCTCCGTCGAGGAGGAGCAGATACTGGATGGGTTCCGGGCGATGGCCGCGGGCAAGGTGTTTGACGCTGAAGCCGAGCCCTCGTTCAGTGCGTTCAACGACTTCGACGACTACGCCGGAAACTGCTACGAGGTGCAAGTCTATACAATCAAGGAAGGTGTATAATGATTATCAAGGTAAAGGAAAGCAAGAAGTACGACGTGTTCGTGCGCCTCGGCGTGATGATGCAGTTCACGGAAGAGGAACTGCTGAAGATGGCGGAAGGCGACAACATGCCGATGCAGCAGGCGCTCGCCAAGGGCGACTACCGCGTGAGCGGCGAGACCTACATCCCGCAGGCCGCACTCGAGGACGCCGGCATCCCGTTCGACGATGATATCAGTATGGATCTGTAAGCAAGATATAAGTTGCTTTGCCCCAAAGAATAACTTATATTTTGTTCAAAGAGAAATGCTACCATGCCTGTCAAGATATCGGTAAAACGAATAAACAAGTCGAGGTTTGTCCCCCAGGACAAGCCCGCTATGTCGTTTATGGATGCATTTGAGATTGTGAAGAAACAATACAAGGATGCGTTTGATTACTTGAGGGACAAATGATTACTGCTACCCTAAAGGACAAACTTTAACTGTAAACCAGTAACAATTATCTAATTTTTATGAAAACGGTTAAATTGCAAATATCTAATATACCTGATATACAAGATGACTTACGTACGTTTAGTAGTATGGTACGTATTGCATTTAATCGTTTTTATGAGGGGCATACCGAAAAACAAATTACTGAATATTTAAAGATACGATTTGTTACTAATAGCTGGGTCATTCGTTCGGCGATACAATCTGCCCATAATTTATATGTTGCACAAATTCCAAAAAATTCTATTTTTGGAGGAAAGACTAATCTTGTTCGTTATTTAAAAGGTTTAATTACAAAAGAACAATTTAGACGTAATCGGCAGTTTCCGTTTAGTAGTACTGGTGAAACACATTATAGAGGTAACAGACTATTTGATTTTGATTTTGATAATAATCAAGTAATATATAAGTTACATAAGGGATCATGTAAAGTTATTCAATTCCGTCCAGTAAAGAAGAAACTAGCCAACGAGTTAGCCAAGGTTCAAGAGCTGGCAGACCAGAAGAAGATGTCTGTAACCGTCAAGTTCACGGACAAATACCTCTATCTTACCTATGATGAGTCCTTGATTTACAATGATGCCTATAAAGGTTTAAAGGCTAATAGAGTTCTAGGTATAGATATGAACCCCAACTACATAGGGGTGTCTGTTATTGAGTTCAACAAGAACGATGAATTTAGGGTCTTGCATAAGGAAGTGTATGATCTGACAATGCTTACGAAGCCTAGTGGTAAGTCTAGTAGTGATGCTAAATCAAAGTATCTTACAAATAAGTTGAAGCACGAGACCATCGCTATTGCACATAAGATAAATAAGTTAGTGGATTATTGGAAGTGCAGTAAACTTGCTATTGAAGATCTGTCTATTAAGTCCTCGGATAAAGGTAAGGGCAAGGTTTTTAACCGCCTATGCAACAACAAGTGGGAACGCCAACTCTTTGTGAACAAACTCAAAATGTTGGCTAATATCCACCGCTATGAGTTGGTTGAGGTTAATCCGGCCTATTCTTCAATAGTTGGCAATTTCGCATATGGGAGTCCGAATACTCCCGATATGATAGCCGCGTCTATTGAGATCGCCCGTAGAGCATACAAGAAGTTTGAAAAGGGATGGTTCTATCCCAGGTTTAACGTTGAAACCCAAGACGAGCGATGGAAGCAAACGCTTGGTGGAGTGGAAACCTGGAAGGGCTTATTCCAAAAAATAAAAAAAGCGAAACTCAAATATCGTTTTCTGCTATCCGACTATGTTGGAAATGCAGTTTTTAGTAATTCCTATAAAAATCATAAATGGAAATTTCTATCATTTAATTAAAGGAGTTATATTTTGCAGACCCTCTATGTACCGAAATACAACCTGCACTACCGAGTGAACCCGAGGAACCCCCGCGAGCTCCAGTGGTCGCGCAAGCCGTTCGGTCCGGCCACCCAGTGGCAGCACGCGATGTCCTTCAAGAACCCCATCCGAGCCCTCGACCTCGACGACGAGACGAAGCAGGGTGTAGTTGTACTTAACGACAGCACCACGTACGTAGGGTCCGGCGTCCGTACGTGGGGGCGCAAGTTCTACCCCGCGGGAACACGTATCTATAGCCTCTACGCTATCGGAGAATCAACGGAGAAAAAACCTATGTCCAAACTCAAGATTAAAGTACGCGAAGCATTCGGCGGTCCCTGCACCCCGAAGGAACTCAAGAACGAGATGGCCAAAGTAATCTCGGACTTCCACAAATACATCGGCGAGCACAAGGGCAACGACCGCTATACCGGCACCGTCGCCTTCTACATCGACGACCTGGGCTACGGCAGCACCGAGGACGACAAGAAGGTGGTGCTGGACGTCATCGAGCTCCTCCGCAACGAACTCCTTCAGCTCAAGTCCATGATAGAGGACTCGCCCGTACCGGAGAATGACAATGCTTAAAATAAAAGTTTCAGAGGGCAAGCGCGAACTCCGCAACAAGCTCTACAATGCGCTAAAGCCCATCAACGGCAAGTTCTACAACAAGTCCCGCTCCGTCCTCGCCCTGGACGACTTCAAGCGCATCATGGACGGGACGCTCCCGAAGGGAATGCACTACACGCTGGGCTCCCTCCACGACGGCATGAAACTCGACCGCGACGGCTCCGGCCACTTCTGGTTCGAGTTCCCCTTCTCGGTGCAGGAGGACGGCACGCTGAAGGAGGTGCTCTCCGGGCTCATCACGCTTTCCCCGTCAGGTACCGAGGACGACCCGATGCACCGCTACGACACTACTATCCAGATTTTCTAGGAGGTTTCACAATGACTAAGTTCATTCGCCCCGACCACGAGTACACAAAGCAGAAACCCGGCTACCCCAAGCCCTTCGATCCCGCATACCACGACGACATCACGCGCCAGGTGTGGCAATATATCAAGGACCACAAGGAACTAGGCCTGGACAGCGGGTGGAAGGGACACACCTTCGTAGTCCTGGACGGGAAAAATGAACTCGCCCGCATCGACTACGACCGCGACACCGACAGCATCAAGGTGGACGTGAAGGGCATCACGAAGTCCTTCCCGTTCGACGGCGCCACCATCGAGGACGTGCTCCTCCCGGTCATCGACAATGCCAAGGACGAGGCCGCCAAGACCATCTGGGCGGTCAAGTTCGACACGCCCGAAATCGCCCTTGACGAGGAATACTACTTCCGCGACGCCTGGGGACACGTGGTCAACACCGCCGTAGTGGGAGACACTGTGTACCTCGAGCCTGATGGAGACAAGGGCGAGAAGGCCATCAAGGAATGGTACGGGGACAAGGTGTCCCGTGTGCAGATGACCGACGAGGTATATGCGATTCTCCACCCGTCCGAGTCCAAGAAGTGCGAGCGCCTCTCCGACTACGGCTACGATGACATCGTGAAGGAGATCGCGGGCGAAGTAGAGCATACCTTCGCCGACGAGGAAATCTATGACAAGACGGACAAGTACGACGTGAAAGTAGCACTGGCGAAGGCGCTCCGTACGTGGGCCCCGGACCTGCTCCTGAACATCGCCGAGGACGCCATGGAGAAACTCGGGTACTTCGCCAAGGACTACGACGCCTTTATGTCCGTGGTGAATGATGCAGTAGGCGATGCACTGAACGACTAGAACTTTCCGCAAACATAGGTATGGCGGGCACTACGGTGCCCGCTATATTTGTACCATGAACGCTTCCGACTTACCTAGACCCATATCCATGGACTACGCCCCCGCGAATTGCGGAGAGCGCACGTCTGCCGGCACCAAGCGCTCGTGCATATACTGCGGGCGCAAGACCTACCGTTACGTCATGTCCAAGCCAGTGTGCTCCTACTGCACGCCCAGGGCGGGCAAGCTCGCCCGCGAGTGGAACGACAAGCTCCCGCACGGTGACGGCTAGCCCCCTATATTGGTAGCATGAGTAATGCCATAGCCAACATGAGCCAGTCCGACCTGTACAAGGCGGCGGCACTTGCCGAGGGGTACGAGTCCGTACCCGTAGACATAGAAACGTTTATTAACGACCCGCAGTACCTCGGACAACTGTTCGCAGGCAACGTCTATCCTTACTGGATGGAGCGCCTGAAGAAGATATACCCGAATCCGTTCTATTCCCCTGCGCAGGAAATACTAATAACCGGCTGTATAGGCGCCGGAAAGAGTGTTACCTTTTACACACAAGTTTGTTGTGAGAATACGAAAAAACTAGCAAAGAATATTACGCTTGGCGACAAGGTGTGCGGCACGGACGGGCGCTACTACCCCGTGCTCGGCATCTTCCCGCAGGGTGTCCTCCATACCTACACGCTGGACGTGCAGCTCCAATCCCCTGACGGAGACCCTGATGACGAGCCCTACGATAGCGTGGACACCAGCGACGACCATATCTGGACGGTATACGAGGACGGGGACAAGAAGGACATGCTCACGTCCGAAATCGTGGAAGGCTTGAAGGCTGGCCGTACCTTCTGCCTGCCTACATTGTATGGCGACCCAGGTAGGTACTTTTGTGGGTGGCATGACGCAGGATTCCAGGAATGCGTCTGTTTCCATGTGGGCAGCCCCGACCATTTGTTCGCCGTGAACAACGGCACGTTCACGCACAATACCACGGTATCGCTCATAGGCATCCTATACGACCTGTACCGCATAACGCTCCTACGCAACCCGCACAAGAAGTGGCACCTAATCCCCACAACGCATATCGTGTTTACGCTCATCACGGCGACGATGGATCTCGCAGGAGTGGTTCTTGCCGACCAGATCATCGACGCCATATCGGCCTCCCCGTACTTCTGCTCAAAGTTGATGCCGGGTAAAGGAGACCACATCGATGAGGATATGTTCCCTCATCGCGTGGGGATATCCTTCGGTTCCCGCCAGCGTCATAGCATGGGTAAGGCTGTTATCGGTGCTATCCTTGACGAGGCGAACTTCCAGGACGCGGTTGCCGACCAGGCGGTAAAGAACTACAACAGCATCAAGCGTCGTATGGAATCCCGCTTCATGTCCAAGGGCGGGGAACTGCCCTGCCGCCTGTGGATAGTCTCGTCCCGTACGGACAATGCTTCCTTCCTGGAGAGCCATATCGACGCCAACCGGAACAATCCCAAGGCGTTCATATATGAACCCGCCATATGGGAGATCAAGGCGCACCTCGGCATCTACAGCGGGAAGACATTTCCCGTGTTCATCGGCTCGGACGTGGAGCAACCAAGAATCCTACATTCGGAAAAGGAGATGGACGACTACATGGGGCGGACCATACAGGTGCCCGTAGAACTCCAGGAGTCCTTCGAGAACAACCTGCCGGGAGCATTGCAGGACTTGGCGGGCGTGGCCACCCGCAACGGCGTCAACCTCATATACAACGTGGAGGCACTAGACAGGTCGATGTGCCTCGACAACTGCATGAAGTCCGACGAACTGCACCTCACGCTCGACGGCGACGACCAGATCGCCGACTTCTACAAGGGCAACCTACCGCAGGGCAAGTACTACGTCCACCTGGACGGCGGCCTCAAGAGCGACCGCTTCGGCTTTGCCATGACCCGAGTCACCGAGCACATATCGGTGGATGTGACCTCCGCCGTGGACGGTATGAAGACGAGCCGCATCAGCCCCTCCGTGGAAACCCCCCTCGTGTTCGGCATCAAGGCGCTCCCCGGATCCGAGGTGCCGTTCTGGAAGGTGAGGCAGTTCCTCGTGTACCTGCGCTCCCAGAAGGTAAGCATCGCCCTCGTCACGTGCGATGGCTACCAGTCCGCCGACATGATGCAGTTGCTGATTAAATTGGGCTTCAACGCCAAGTACGCCTCCGTGGACCGCACGAAGGACCCGTATTTGAAACTGAGCAGCAACATACTGCTCGGGCTCATAAAGATGCCCAAGTCCCCTATCCTGCGCAACGAACTGATGAACCTGCAGAACCTGCCCAAGAAGATAGACCACCCCGCCACGATAATGGTGGACGGGAAGCAGGTCGCGGGCGGAAAGGACATCGCGGACGCCGTGGCCGCCAGTTCCTACGAGGCGATAGGGGCGTCCATGACGCTCGGCGCATCCTCGCTCATCAATATGCAGAAGAGCGCCCCCGTGCACATGAACATGCGGGAGCGCCAGGAGTTCGTGATGGAGAAATTCCTCAAGATACCGGTTCGGCGGTAGGCTTCTTTCCGTAGTCCTCGCCGTAGATGACCTTGGCCCCGATTATCTCGCGCAGGGCGTAGCGGGTCTTGCCGTTGAGGTTGTCGTGCTGCATCCTGTAGAACTCGACGCAGTTCTCCACGGGGAGGTCCTTGAACAGGTTGACGACTGTCGCGTCGGCGGGTTCCTTGTAGGAGGGCTTCTTGCGGTTTTCGGGGGCGGGGCCGTCGGGATAAATGGTTTTTGTTCCTACGAGGGCTCGCATGAGGAAGCGGGACTGGAAGGGGAATTCCTGGGCGTGCTCCTTATAGAACGTCAGCGCCTCGTTGATGGGGGCTTTCGAGAACCAGTTCAGTTTTTCCTTCAGCTCCAGTGGGATGTTCATAGTGGGTCTCCTATATTGTGGGTAGAAAAAATATAGTAAGTGGGCAAAATCTTACTTTTTACTTGCCAAATTGTTAGGAAATATATATATTAAGTACCGTGCAATGAGTTTTAGTCTCATATACGCCCGTACTTGTATATTGGACAGATTTGAATTATTTTTTTAGTTCAAGAAAATCCTTAGGAAGTACGGGTTCCTAGGGTTTTTTTTGTACCCATATATGAGTCTAGGCATTGTATGGGCGGGAGCGACTCCCGTTACGGCGACGGCCCTGGTTTCCACGTAGGAGTGGTTATCCACGGGGGGCTGATAGAAACGAATAGACCGACTACTAGAAAAACCACAATCCATGAACAGACATAGGCGCGAGCACTGGAGGGGAATCCGAGAGTTGCGCACGAACTGCCTACGGGCAGATGCCCCCATCGGGGGACAGGCGAGAACGCCGAACTGCGGAAAACAAGTCTGCCGTGAATCCCACGGGCAGTGAGACCGCGACGGAAACCGAGCCAGCGAGCCACGGCGTCCGCACCTAAAGTGAGCGGCTGATGGCGGCACGAGAACATGCCATCAGGCTTTCTATAAGGGCAGTGCAGCGGTGCCAGCCATACCCGTCCGAGTGACGCCCAGCACGCGTCACACATCCCGCCTTTTAACAGTAATGTTGGTAATTACGTTCGAGAAGCCTGCACACAGGAAGACCGGCGCAGTTGGGCTACGACCCAGTAGAACGTAGCGGAGCAATCCGCCTGTCGCACTCCAGACGCATACGAAGCCGGCCATGAGCCGAATTAGCGGTGGAGAGGATAGTCTACTTTCCGTTTTGGGGGGTAAACTGTCCTCTCCACCGCACCGAGCCGGCGCCGAGCCGAGGCGCGTTGACGAGTTCACGAGTTAATGAGTTGAGGCGTATGAGGATGTGTGGGTGCATACGGCGGGCATGAAGGACGAACGCAGTTCGGCGTGAATGTGGAATAGGGTGAAGCCTGTGTAGGACGAACGCAGTTCGCCTGGAACACGGCGAACGAGATGACGCCGTATGTGATGGATACGAGTAAGAGCGTATGACGAGTATAGCGCGTGCTGTGCCACGATGGTTTCTAGGTAGGAGGGCTAGGTAAGAAAAATGTAAGTTGCGATGTGGTAGAGATTTAGGTATATTTAGACAAGGAGAGACAAGTGAGAATCAAGGTTAGCGATAGACAGCGTAACGAGATGTCCCGTGTGGGGAATCTCGGGGAGTTCGAGGTGCAGGTTTGGAGCAAGGATTGCGGTCCTGCCGTATGGACGCCTGCTCACGTATATATCTATATCCCTCATGTACACGTCTATAGTGAGGTCTCGGGACTGGATGCCTGCATCAAACTGGCTGAACCTATGTACTTTCCTTACGGCCCACACGTAGATATCCTAAACGAATCGCAGCGTAAGATGTTCAACGAGTTCATGCACCGCCCGCACCGTACAGGAAAGTTCACATCCAACTACGAGTACGCCGTGTTTCTGTGGAACGACAACAACTCGTCCCACGAGATAGAGTTGAAACTGGACGCTAACGGGGAGGTCATTATTCCCGACTATAGCGAAATTGCAAAATATGTACCCAATAGGAGTTAGTTTATGAATATCCGAGTACGAAATGCCCTGTCGGCGCTTAATGAGCAGGCTATCAAGATTTCAAGCTATACCGACAAGGCTATAGACCTCAGCGAGCAGATTCTGTATCACTGCTCGTACTTTCTGCTATACAATGCATCCCAGACCTTCCCGCATTGGAAGAAGGACGTGTATGCATTCGTTAAGCCGCTCAAGGCGATGGCGGTCAAGTCCGGGGACAAGCAGGAGGCTACTTACGAGGGGCTTATGGAGGGACCTTGCGGCAAGGACTTCTGCGAGTATCGAGACCCGGAAACTGCCCGCAGGCTGTTCAAGGACATCTATGACAGCGAGGACATTCCGCATTCGTTCGACTACGATATGGACAATCCGAAGAACCAGGATGTATACTTCGGGGCAATCTCGGCATTCTATAACGAGTTTCTTATCCCGTGGATAGCACAGACGGACAAATTCCCGGATCCGGAACCCCTAAATTCCGCTATAGATACGTATCTCGTTGCACGGCAGAAGGACTTTGTACAGCCGCTATAATTACTCTCATGAGCATAGATGAAGAACTCTGGAAATTCAGCGACATCTTCTTCGAGGAGGAGACGCACCGCTACACGGACTCCTATGGGACTAAGTACACCTCCGTAACAACGAAGGTCCACGACTTCTGCCCCGAGCAGGACTGGGACGAGATCGCCCGCAAGTACGCCGTGAAGAACGGCAGGGACGTGAACGAGGTCAAGGCCGAGTGGGACCTGAAGAAGAACATCGCCGCCGACATGGGCACGCAGGTCCACAGTTATATGGAGAACCTGTGGAAGCGCAAGCACTACCGCCCCGAGAAGCCTATAGGGGACTACGAGAAGAAGCACAAGGTGGGCCTGATGGCGTACGAGAAACTGCGCCGCCGTTTCGTTCCCGTGCGGAACGAGCTTATCGTGTACGACCGCGAGTGGGCGGTTTGCGGCACTATAGACTTCCTGTGCTGGGACAAGGGGAAGGGATGCTTGGCCATCCTGGACTGGAAGACGAACGCCAAGATAGACCGGGAGAACCCGTACCAGACGTGCATCGGGCCATTGCATGGGATGCCGGACTGCAACTACACGCACTACTCGGCGCAGTTATCCTTGTACAAGGCTATAGTGGAGCGGAACACGGAGCTCCGGATAGGGGAGTTGGCGCTGGTGCACATCGGGATGGACGACTGGGAGTACATCCCGTGTATCGACCGCTCGGTAGAAATTAGAGTATATTTGGATGAACAAAGGAAAAAGAATGCGAATAATTAAGATGAACCCCGACATGGACGTGCGGGAACAACTAGCGTCCGACATGAACAACTCCATCTTCCTTGCCGGCCCGTGCCCCCGCAAGGACTACTCCGACGATTGGCGCAACGAGGCCTTCCGCATTCTTGATGAACTCGGCTTCGACGGCAACGTGATAACCCCTACCAACGACCGCTTCCAGGAACTGCGGGACAACTACGGGAACGACGCCCTCGTACAGCAGACCCGCTGGGAGTACGAGGCCATGAAGAAGGCCTCCGCCATCGTGTTCTGGGTGGATAGGCATATCGACAGGGGATTCCCCGCCTTCACTACGAACATCGAGTTCGGGGACTGGTATGACAGGGAAGGTACCTACTTCGGCTTCCCCGATGGTGCTGACAAGAACGAGTACCTGAAGGTGCGCCTGGACATGGTGGGCAAGCCATACTACACGGAACTGAAGGACGTGCTCAAGGCAGCGGTGGACGCCCTAAACCGCCCCGGACAGCGGTTTTTCACCTCGGACACGCACTTCTCGCAGGAGAGGACACGTGAACTCTCCCGCAGGCCGTTCCCCAATCTCTACGAGATGGACCTCGAAATGATTTCCAACTGGAACAAGGCGGTGACGATGAACGACACCGTGTTCCACGCGGGTGACTTCGGGGATATCGAGACGATGCGGGACATCCTGTCCTGCCTGAACTACAAGACGCTAGTACTGGTGCTCGGTAACTACGACCGTAAGATAGTGTCCGAGATAGAGAACGAGCTCTCCATGCTCGGCAGGGACGTCGTAATCTCCTCCGTGGAGAGCTTCGAGGAGGACAGCAAGACATATTACGTGGTGCACGAGCCGGACGAGGGGACGTACGTGCCGGAATACCCCGAGGGCATCGTGCTGTATGGGCACATCCACGGCAGGTCGTTCGCCAAGCGTAACGGCTTCGACCTGGCTACGGACTACCACCGCTACACGCCCATCTCGATGGAGCAGGTCAAGTGGTTCGCCAATGCTATCCAATACTGGGACCATAACGTATTTTGTGATAAGGCCTCGGTATGATTATGGACAAGTACGGAAACGTTGAATTTGATATTCATTGCAAGATGAAGGCACGCTGGGTGCCCTACTTCATCGCTATGCTCAAGCGGATGCAGGCCAACGGCGAGGCGGGGCATAGTTCCATCCTCGCCTTCTACGCCGACGGGGACGGGGACTTCCGCCCCAAGTTCGTGGCATCCGTGGACGAGCCCTTCCCGCAGACCCGCAAGTACCCGGACTGCGAGGTTGAGGAATTGTTCGACGCCGGATAAGAAATATCTTATTTATTTCTTACATTGTGTATTTATTGCCCTTCAATTAGTTATATTATGGTTATACGAAACCACACAACAAGAGGATACCACAATGGCAACAAAACTCGTACTCTTCACTCCCGATGAACTCAAGAAATTCTCCTTCAGCGACGGGGCTCTCGCCGCCTACGCCTGGGCACTCGCCAACGCAGGCAAGGTGGACGAGGCCGCCGTCAAGGAGTTCATCGCCACCCGCAACTCCATGGCCGAGGGATTCCGCGACCTGTGGGAAGTGAAATCGTTCTGCGAGAAGCTCGTAGAAACCATCAAGATGGTGGTCAAGCACGCAATGAACGAGGGCGATGAGAAGGATCTCCCCAAGTGTGCCTCGTGGAACGCGCAGACCTTCCAGACCAAGTTCAGCGACCCGGTGGGTGCGGCCAAGATCCTTGCCGAGAAGTTCGGGAAGGACATCGCCGAGTTCACCTGCTCCCTCACGCCCACGCAGGCGATGAAGGTGGCGAACATCAACGAGGACGCACTGACGGAAGCGGTCGGGGAGAACTTCGTCAAGACCCCGAAGGAACGCACCCTCGTCATCAAGTAGGCTACTGCCATGACAATGAACGACATGCGAATACTGGAGCGTGCCTACGAGGACGCCCTGCGGGAGCTTTCTTGCTCGGCCACGGCCATCGCGGACCTCGTGTCTGACGGCCAGCCCGTCCCCGAGGAATTGCTCCGGCGCTATTGGGCGGCGAAACTCGGTGTCGAGTCCACGCGCCGGGACGTGGAATACTGCCTCTCGCTCGAAATTTCCGAGATTTTGGGCGACATTCCAAAGAAATAATGTATATTTAGGGACGGATCCATTCTTCCTTTGGTTTCCGTTGTTGAGGTTCGGGAGGGGGGAGACAATTCCTCCCTCCCGTTTCCCTTAGAAGGAAAGATAACCGATGGTCATATCTATAGCGATACAGGCGTATTTTGCGCAACTCCGCAAGCTGCTCACGAGGCAGGGCTTCGACGCGTCCACGAAGATAGTGTACGGGGCTGATGCCGAGGGTCCGCAGAGGCTGCTAGACCAGGACATGGCCGACAAGAAGATGCCGAAGAAGGGGGAAACGGACAGGGAGAACGTGAGGAGCGACCCGTTCACGTACCTGTTCTGGGACCGCACGTCCCCGCAGAACATCATCCGCCGCTCGATAAACCTGCAGGACGGGAACACGGGGGACACGCGGAACTTCAAGAAGACCGTGTCCATATCGTTCGCCTTGAACTGCGTGTTCGTGTCCAATAAGGCGAACTTGATAGAGGACTTCGCGGAAGCCTTCGCCGCCGAGTACCAGAACTCCCACACCGTGCCCGTGAACCTCAAGTACGGGTACGACGACCGCAGAGGGATAGCGCAGGGCGGGTACGACGCGGGCATCAACATTACCTGCATACAGGAACTGGGCAAGGAGGAACTCGTGTCCTTCCGCATCGGGGACCTGTTCTCGTACTCGTGGAACGCCACGCTGTATTTGAACGTGGCGTCCGAGTTCGCCACCATCCCGAAGGCCCGCCTGCGGAAGGTGGTCGTAGACCTGTACAACCCGGAGGGAGTGCCGATAGCCTCCCTGGACGCAGACGGGAAGCCCGAGTGGAAGGAGGAGACCTTTGGGGAGATTACGAAGACAGTGCCCGAGCGGGCGTACGTTGAGAACAACATGTAGCAAAATTTTAAGAAAATTATAAGAAGCAGGGCACATTGTTCTGCTTTTTATGTATATTTATATCACAAAGTACCCAAGGGACTTGGGGAACGGATAAAACCGTTAAGCCTGTTGATACTGGTAAGGATACTTACCTTGAGCAGGAAATCCACCGGTCTTTAGCCGGTGGGTAGTTCATATTTAAGAGCAAAATAGGAGATTCTTTTTTATGAAATACACAGTAGACAAGGACCTGCGCAACTTCGACTTTTGGTCGGGTGCAGTGGACAACGCCAAGGAACTCACTACCGAGGAACTCGACCAGCTCGACGGTATCCTGCCGGAATACTTCGGAGAGGAGGTAACGGACACGGACATCAACGACATGTTCTGGTTCGAGTTCGAGACCATCGTGCACGCCCTGGGCTACGCCTACATCAACGGAAAGATTGTCCGCGACGTAGACGACATTCCCGAGGATCTCGCCAAGGATAAGCTTAAGGAGAACCTCGACGGCTTCTTCAAGTACGACGACGAGTCCCTAGAAAAGCTGTACCAGGCCTGCCTCGAGGACGGCGACGTGTTCAAGGTCGATGCCGACAACGACGACATCGAGGTGGATTTCACGCTCGTACAGGTACTCGCCAAGGAAGCGGGACTGCCGGAAGAGGAATAGTTACCCATGTCCTGGAAGGTGGCATATAAGAACCTGTATGGCGAACTGGAGAGCGAGGTGTTCGACACCCGTGACCAGGCCGACGCACGCTATGACGAGCTGTCCCGCAGGTGTGACCTCTACTGGTCCACGCTGCGCGGTGGCGAGGACATACCCGATACCTGCGACATCGACTGGGTGGACGAGCCCGAGGAGGTGGACGAGGACGGGTCGTCCGCGTGTGCGCTGGGGGCTGTACCCACCGGGATGATAATTCCGAAGAGGAAGACTATGAAAATGAAGGAAAACGAGGAATTCTGGATTGACGTGGCGGCGCCCGAGTATAGGGGTGCGCCCGCTCCCAAATTCAACCCGAAGGCCATCAACGAGCCCCGCATCCCGGACGGAATGCGATATAAGGAATACACGTGGTCCGAGGACGAGTTCACCGATGGTGATGTTATCTTGGACTGGGTGACACAGGAGACCTACACGCCGGAAGACCGCGAGGCCTTCAAGTCCGAGGTGAAGCGTGCACTCAAGGCGAACGGGTTCAAGGGCAAGGTTCAAGTCAATTTGAACGTCCGCGGCGAGGACGACATCGAGACGTTCTTCATCGACATGGGCAAGAACGAGGCGTTCAACGCCAACCGCAAGGACTGGGCTAACGCCGCCAGTTATGACAGGTTCGCCCGTGGCGCCAGCGCGATGTACACGATACTCGCCTTCGACCGCCGTATCGACGATGTGCTCGCGGACTACAACGACGCCTTGAAGTACATCCCGCACGGGGTCAACGGCGCGGTAGTGCCGTTTTTGAGCAAGTACGAGGCCGAGGACCTCTCCGAGGAACTAGCCTCCAAGGGCATCGAGCACTGCGTGTTCAAGCAGACACTGGAGATCGCGTAATGATTATCAAGGTACACGAACACAAGGTGAAGGAAGCCGCTGCACTCGTATCCTACGTCATCGTTGCGGCGTTCGGCAAGTACAAGGACAGCAACGGCAGGGAGGGGACTCTCTACGACGCCAGCACGATCGTCACGACCCGCGAGTTCGGCACCCCGAAGGAACTCGTGGACTACATCTTCCGCAAGCTGAAGATGAACCCCAGGAACTGCACCGTGTCCGAAAAGGATTCCTCCAGTGAGTATTGCCTGGAGATAGTCTACCGCACGAAGGTTACGGCGCAGTCCTATATTGTTTACATCCAAGGGTACGAGAAACGCGAGATACCCAAGGCTGACGTGTCCGCCGCGTTCTCCTCCGTAATAAAGGAAGGCTGATGATTATCCGCGTACACGAGAACACTTCATATTCCCCGAGGAGCAAGAAGTTCGTCGGGCTAACGTGGTCTATGGATAACCTCTCCGTGGACGACGGCAAGGGCGGCATATTCGAGAAGGACGGCGAGCACTACTACACGTGGGACGCCGCCGTTCGCGTGGCCAAGTCCATCCCCGGATGGCACCTGCCCACTCCCTCCGAGTTCGAGAAACTGGCGGAGTACCTCTCCTACGAGACGGACTCCACCATGGACGAATTCAACATCGTGCTCGCTGGCGAGGGATTCCTACTCGGCAAGCCCGCTATATACGGGGAAGGCGAGGTTGCCTCGTTCTGGACATCCGAGTATCTCGTGACGGCAGACCTGCTGGACGACCCGCAGGAACTAGTGGTCGGAAAACTTAGTGATACGTACGGGGACAGCCGATATACGGGCTGCTCCGTACGACTTGTAAAGGAAGGCTAAAGAAAATGGTTATCGCTGAAGACTACATCCCGTTCGACGGGTTCGAGTTCATAGACGACATCTCGAAGGTGAGCGAGTCCGCCCAGTCCGAGGTGGCGAACTCCAAGGGCACGATACTTGCCATCGTCAAGGGCAAGCACTTCTGCCCCGGCGGCGTGTCCCGCAACCACCGCCTCTACACCGAGGAATTGTGGAAGTCCGTCGGCGAGAACGACGAACTGAAGCACCGCATGGACGACAACCAGATGCTCGGTCGCATCGGCCACGAGGCCGAGATGACCGACGAGGACATCGCCGACGGCAAGTTCTCCCACTACACGAGGAACATCAACTGGGAAACCGGCGAGGCCGAGGACGTCATCCTCAACACCCCGATGGGCAACACGCTCTACACGCTCCTCCGCTCGGGCGTCAAGCTCTATGTGAGCAGCCGTGCGGACGGCGACTACAACGGCAAGGACGAGGACGGCAACGACATCCTCGACCCCGAAACGTACAAGCTGGAACGCTTCGACTTCGTGCAGGATCCGGGCTTCCTCGAGGCCAAGCCCAAGATGATAACCGAGTCCGTCAAGAAGACCGAGGCGGCGCACGAGAAGCAGGCCGAGGCACTCTTGGACGTTGCCCGCAGGCTCGGCGCCCCCGTGGAACTCGACGACAGCGAGTACATCGTGGAGAGCATGGGTGCTGGCAAGGTGTCGCTCGGGGGCATGTCCGGCACGGAGGACTGCTCGCTCAACGACTTTACCGAGGTCACGGCTGACATCGCCGAGTCCATCGTCAAGTACGTGGACGGCCTGCGTAGGGAACTGGACGAGAGCAAGGACACGATAAAGATGCTCCGCTTCGCCAACAGCAACGGCCTGGACGAGGACTACGTGGAACGCAAGATAGGCGAAGGGGCCACCTACGAGAGCCTCGCCCACGAGAAGCCCAAGCCGAGGCAGTTCAAGATGGTCGAGGCCAAGATGGACGAACCCGCGGACAGCGGCGACGACGTGTCCTTTCTCAATACCATATTCGGATAGCCAGGGGGTCGCGTCCAATGCGCCGCACCCCGTGGACAATATTAGAGAGACCTACGGCCTACGCCTGTAGGTTTCTTGCTGTTTTGGGGGGGGTGTCATGAACTACGGCTTTGTGGACATTTACAGGGACATACCGGTAGATGTGGTATTCGAGGTGAACTCCGCAAGGAAGGGCAAGGGTAAGATACCCCTGGACCGCCTCGTGGACATGCTCAAGGTGGAGTTCAACGTAAAGGGGTCGGCCACGGTGGCGGAGATATCCGCCATGACCGGTATGCATATCGGGGATACGTGGGCCGTGTCGGACAGCGGGACGCTCCCGAGCGGACTCGCACTGACCGCAGGCGACCTGGTGCGCTGGGACGGGAGCGAGTGGAAGCTCATACTCCACATCGACTTGAGCGCCTACGCCACGAAGCAGGAACTGGACACGGAAGCGTCCGCCCGCGTGGCTGGGGACGAGGAATTGGCCGGGTACATCTCGGAGCACCTGCAGGACAAGGACAACCCCCACGAGGTCACTGCAGGACAGGTAGGGGCGTACACCAAGTCTGAAACTGACGAGGCCATAGCGGAGGCGCTTTCGGGTGAGATCGGCGGATGGCTGGGCAACCTTACCGTGGCGGAGGTGAACGCCCTCACGACGCATAGGAAGGGCGACAGCGCCACGATGCTGGACTCGGGAATAGTTATGCCTGGCAACGTGTCCGTGAGCGTCGGCGACGACATCATGTGGGTGGACTCGCTCGGCGTGTGGCAGCCGAAGATATCCGACCGCTTGCACCACGACACAACACTCGTGGGCACGGGCAGTACGAACGACCCCATCGGCGTGAACCCGCAGGAGGTGGTCACGTCGGGCAGCATCGCCAACTTCGTGGAACAGGAAAACGACTCCTCGGACACGTTGAACATAGTGACGTCGGTGACGGCGTCGAACGGTAAACTAAAGGTAAAGAACAAGTCCGATGTCGGACTGTACTTCATCGGAAGCGCACACAGGATGGGCTTCGGAACATACTGGGAAGGTTAATCATGGCAGATACATACAGGCCCTACGTAGCGGAACTCGCGGACAAGCGCGGATACATCCACCCGATACATGCGAAGCAACTCGCGGAGGAACGCACCGTCACGATGACGGGTGACGTGACGGGTACGGCGAACTGGGACTTCGGGGAGCCCGCGAGCGCATCGCAGGCGTCCGAGTCCATGGCCCTCAGCATCGGCGAGCAGAAGGTCACGACGCCCAAGCTGGCCGACGGGTCGGTAACCACTCCCAAGGTGGCCGACGACGCCGTGACGCTTGCGAAGATAGACGACAACGCGATGAACGGCACGGTGCAGGACAACGACTCCAAGCTGGCGACGCACGCCGCGGTCAAGACGTACGTGGACGCGCAGATAAGCGGGCAGGGCACGTACCTCGGCAAGAAGACCGTGGCCGAGGTCAACGCGATGGTGACGGCGAACCTGCACAACGGTGACCGCGTGCAGATGGCCGACGCGGGCACCATCAACCTCGGTCCGGGTGGCGTCGGGTTCGACGTGGTGGCGGGCGAGGACCTTATCCTGTACAAGTCCGGGAGCACGGTGCAGTGGGACACGATGGACGGGGACTTCAAGACGAAGCAGACGCCCGTGTCCGACCCCGCGGCGGACGGCACGACCATAACCGCCATCGACACGGTATCGCAGAACGCAAACGGCGAGATAACGGCAACCAAGAAGACGATACGTACCGGCAACGGGTCGAATATCGGCGTGGTCAAGCTGTCAGACTCCACCAGTTCCACGTCCGGCGTGAGCGGTGGCGTGGCGGCCACTCCCGCCGCTGTAAAGGCGGCCTACGACCTGGCGTCGAACAAGAAGGACAAGCAGACCGCCATCGACACGGACACGTCGTCGGGGTCGGGCAAGGGCGGGACTACGCGCACGCTGACGCGCCTGCAGCAAGATGCGAACGGCGTCATCACGCCTACGTTCGCTGACATACCCACGGCCTCGGAGCAGACGAAGGGCCTGATGGGAACTGCCGAGTACACGAAACTGTCCGGGATAGCCGAGGGTGCTGAAGTCAACCAGAACGCCTTCGGCAACGTGAAGGTCGGGAGTGCCACTATAGCGGCTGACTCGAAGACGGACACGCTGGAGATAGCGGGCGGTACGGGTATAGACGCAGTCGGGGATACGACCAACGACAAGGTGACGCTGTCTCTGAACTCGGCAACGCAGGCGTCGCTCGGAAAGGCCGATAGTGCCGTGCAGGACGTGACCGTTGACGGGGTCAGCGTGGTCAACTCGTCCACGAAGGTAGCGGCAGTGCCGAACGCCAGCACTAGCGCGAAGGGCGCGGTGCAGTTGGCGGGTAGCATCGGGGCGACCGTAGCCTCCGAGAACAACAAGGCCGCGACGGAGAAGGCGGTAAGGGATGCCATCAACGCTCTCGATGCCGAAGTGACAAGTAATGACGGCACGAACGTTCAGGTCAAGGTGACGGAGGCCGACGGCAAGATAAGCGCGGTCAATGTCACGACGGACAACACCGAGAACAAAAACAACAAGGTGTCCTCGTGGCAGACGACGCCGGACAACACGCACTACCCGAGCGAGAAACTCGTCAAGGACGAGCTGGATGCGAAGGCGGATGCGGATAGTGTTGTGGCGATTGCTGACGCATCTGTATTACGTCGCGGACAGGTCGGTCAAGGGTGGTACAAACTCGCAGAAACTACAACTCCCCGTGCTAACTACAATATAAACTCGGTTTTTGACGTAGTTGCATCAACGTCTAATTGCGGTGAACTTCGAGGTTCTTTCGTGATGAGCGTTCGGTACGAAGGCACCGGCGTAGTCAATGTATTTACGAAATCATTGTTCAGCGATGACTGGTCTTCTGATTATCCTATTAAGATTGTTACTACTAAAGTATCTAGCACTGTGCTTAAAGTGGAACTGTTTTTCGGTGTTAATCCGAGTAATACGACTACCGCCGTATACTCAGGAATAAGCCTCTCCGAACAAAATGCGGGAAACTACGGCGGCGTCAATAAAAAGAATGCTTGGACTTACACGAGTTACACGGATGTTGCGGGCTCTGCCTCTCCAGAGCCCGACCCTACATCGGACAAGGAAGTCGTAGACGTTGACATTGTGGCTCGCCAGCACGCCATCGCCTCCCCGACGAACAACAACCTCGTGGCGATGGACGAGAGCGGACTAGTCAAGGACAGCGGGCTCACGAAGTCGTCCGTGGAGAGCGCCATCACGTCCGCAGGAACCGCCATACAGGGCGTGAAGGTCAACAACACCACGCTCACGCCGGACGCGAACAAGGTGGTGACGGTGCCGCTGGCCACGACGAGCGCGGACGGCGCGATGAGCGCTGCGGACAAGACGAAACTGAACAATGCCGCTACGTACACGCAGAGCAGCGGTACAGCGCCCGTCAAGGTGGACGCGTATGGCGCTTTGACTGCAGTCCCGATGGACAGCACTCCCACCGCGTCGTCTACCAACCTAATGACGAGTGGAGACATCAAGACCGCGCTGGACGAGGCCATTGCCACTAGCCTGACCGATGTGGAATACGTGGCCGCACAGAGTGGCGGTGGCGGCAACCTCAACAAGACGAAGAACGGCACCACGACATCCGTGCTGTCCTTCATGACAACCGCCGAGGCCACCTCCCTGTGGCAGTCCGCGTGGGCTGCCGCCAACTAACTATAAGGAATAACTACTATGGCTGAATCATACGACGAAAAGGGGATACTTGGAAAGGAACTTAAGTCCATCCTTACCGGAGTGGCCTCCGAGATAAAGAAGAAACTGGACATCGACGACGTAGAGACCGTGGACGGAACAGCCACCTTCGACGCCGAGAACCACCGCCTAATCTTCAACAACATCATCTTCGACTCCATCTACCCGGTCGTAGGCAAGTACGGCCTCGCCGTGTTCCCCGAAACCACCAACGACCCCGACGCCACCGAGTCCGCGGGCGACCCCGAGTGGCTCCTGGACTGGCGCCCCTACCTCGTGGACATGTCCGCTGTCGCCGGCGAGACCGCCAAGACCCCCGTCGCCTCCCTCCAGCGCGACAACTGGCTCCGCTCCGTGGACGGCTCCTTCGCCCCCGTCTGCGGCGTCAAGTCCACCCAGGCGAACGCCCTGAACAACCTCGCCGCTTCCCTCTACTGGGACTCCGCCAAGACGAACCTCGTCACCGCCATCTGCCCCGGCGCGTACGACGCCTCGGGCAACTTCCAGGCCGAGTACTTCTGGAACTACGTCAAGGACAACCTCTCCACGGTCAACGCCAAGGCGGGCATAACCTATTCCTGCCCGATAGAGGTCAAGCTGTACAGCGGGTTGGCTACGTACGAGTACGGGGCGTACACCGACTACCACATCCCCGCCCCGTGGGAAACGACCGAGACCAAATACTCCGTGTTCGTCGGGCGCGCCTCCGACGTGTACGTCGTGGACGGCTACTCCGAGACCACGGGCGAGCACATGCGCGGGCTCGCCGCCAAGGCCGTCCCCGTGGGCAGCGAGGGCTTCGACCCCGAGTTCTACCGCCTGCGCCGCACCGGCATCTCCCCCGGACCCTCCACCACGGTAGGGAACAAGGTGCGCAACTTCTTCTACAACTACAAGGGCGTGGACTCCAACATGGCGGGACACAACGGGACCGCCTCCACCGGCATATTCTACAACAACGGCACGTATCCCCGCACCGTAGACGCCAGCCAGTACAGCACGGCCTCGTGGTCGCGCGCGTGCAACTCCGGGGGAAGCTCCGGGAACGCCGTGCCGGTGGGCGAGATGGGCTACCACGCCCTGAACGCCTTCCTGTGCTCCCTGGAGGCGGCGTACGGCACCCGCAACCTGTGGGATGCCAACCGCTTCAGCGAGGGCGTGAGCGCCAACTTCTCCGCCTCCGCGGCCAACGGTGGCGTCAGCGTCGACGGCACGTGGAAGAAGTGGGATACCTTCGAGTCCACGCTCGGCGTGTCCGGCAACTACTCCACGACCATAAACAACCAGTACGCCAAGTTCCAGTGCATGGAACCCCAGATTGCCGCCTCCCTCGCCACCGAGATGGGGATTTCCGCCGGCACGTCGTTCCACTGGAACGGCGGAGACTGGCACTTCGAGGTGCCCTCGAACCTGGGCACCGTGAAGACACTGGGAGGAGGGGCGATGAACTGCCGCATGTACAAGCTCACCGACGCCAAGACGGTGAACGGCCATACGGTCAGGTGCAACCTGGTGTGCGCACTGGCCGAGGGCGTGAACCCCGTCGGCGACATCTGGTGGTACGTGGGCGGCGGTGCCGAACTAGTGTACCTCACCGACGGCACCGGGAACACCAACTACAAGGCATTCTTCTACCTGGAACCGGACCAGGCGAAGTGGGTGAATACCAGCACCACCGAGAAGATTACCTCGGGGACATTCGCCTTCGAGTCGTCGTATAGGAAACTGCTCGACGCAAGCACCGCGGGTGGACTGGGAAACACGTACTGCCTGGCAAGGACCGGGTACACGCCCGTCAGGAGGGTGCCCGGAGGCGCGAACAACACCGGCGAATGCACCTATCAGTACAGGCAGATTGACGACGACGCCAAGGGTTCCGCGGGGATACGTTCCCGGCGCAGGATGATGTTCCGTGGCCGTGCGGCTTACTCGTTCTGCTCGCCCCGCTACCTCAACTCCGGTGGCCGCCCGTCCCTCGCCAGCGTCAACCTCGGTTGCGCTGCCCAGGTTCTCCTTGCATAGGGGGACACCCGGCGCGCAGCGCCGCACGCAGTGCGGCCAACGGCACGGCGCAGCCGTGCGTAACGTACAAACTATCAAGGAGGTGCTCCGTATAAACTAACACGGGTCGGACTGCCGACCCCGGTACGGCGGACAGGCGAGCGAACGCAGCATCAGGACCGCGTCTACGAACCCGAACTACGCCGTAACGAACGGGACCGACGGACCCGGCGCAGGATGATGTTCCGTGGCAATGCGGCTAACACGAACTGCTCGCCCCGCTACCTCAACTCCGATAACCGCCCGTCCCTCGCCAGCGTCAACCTCGGTTGCGCTGCACAGGCTAGGCTAGACTCGAGCAATGCAGAAACTACGCACGGTCCCGTGCCCAAGAGAGGCGAACATAAAGTACAAGGTCCCGGAAGGCGAGAGCCCGAAGAGGGGACCGACCGGCACCGCCGGTCACGCTGCCCAAACCTGGGCGGCGAGTCATCAAGCCCGGAAACTACCGGGCGTTTTTCATCCCGTCCGGCAGCGCCAGGTTTCCCCGTGCACAGTACAGCTCGCGGTTAGTAGTGCCTTTGAACATGTAGCCCATAGAGTTCTCGAGTTCGCAGCCTTCTATCGGCAGCACGTCCTCGCCCGCCGCTATCAAGGCCTTGACGCGGGCGAGGAACTCCACGACGGCGGGTGCTTCCGTCTTGGCCGTGTAGCGCAGTTCCCTTCCCGTGGGCTGTCCGTCCACATACTCGGGCACGCCGACGAGCAGGCGCACCCAGTTCGGCGTTTCCTTCCCGTCCTTGCCCTTCGCGTAGCGTAGCGAGAAGTCGTACAGGTTGAACGGGGCTCGGGCGAGTTCCTTGATGGCGATGGGTTCCGCGTCGAAGGCACGGTCTATCTTTATCTTTTCCGTGAGTTTCGCGAAGTTCATCCTTTCCTCTATAGATTTCATCGTGTCGTAGGAGTCCGTGTGCCGCAATATACCAAAGTACGACGCCCACGACTTGTCGGACCTGCAGGCGCGGGCGCGTTTGAGGATGTTGCGCCGTACCCGCGTGTACTTGCCTTCCCGGTATACTACGAGCCCGCAGAAGGACACGGGGCACCTGTCCATGTCCACAATGGCGGGGTTGCGCTTGGCGAGCACGCCGTACTCGTACCACCAGAAGTTCTTGATGCGCCACTTGGCGGCATTCGCCTCCTCCCTTGTGCGGAAGAACAGGATAATGTCGTCGGCGTAGCGGAACTTGGGGCCGGGGACTGACCCGAGCCAGCGGTCGAAGGCGAGCATGATGATGTGGTGGGCGAGCGGGGACGTGGGCGTGCCTATCGGGAACGAGTTCACGTGGAACGTGACGGCGACGCCGAAGTCCACGAGTTCCGGGTCGTCCGTGAGGGACTTGAGGGCGCGACGAAATAGCCTCCTCGTCATGTGGCCGTAGCAGTGGCGCTGGTCGATGTGCAGGGCGTAATGCAGGTCGGTGCGGGAGTAGACGACGGACTTGAGGCGGTGGGCGAGGGAGGTGTCCGGGTTGCGGGCGTGGATGCCGTAGCCCTTCTTGCAGTTGAAGGCGACGTGAGGGTCCATCTTGCCGTATAGTGGCTGGACTAGAAGGATGAACAAATGCTGCAGGACTCTCGTGAAGAGCGACGGCTGCTCTATGTGGCGTTGTTTGCCGTTCGAGTTGGTGGTGTCGAACTCGCGGTAGGACAGGGGGTAGTCGCGGAGGGTTACGGCTCGGGCTACGGCCAGGGCGTAGTCGTTGGGAGAGTCGAGCATGGCACGCACCTCCGCCCTGCGGGAGTGGCCGCGGGCGGCGTTCTGCATGGCCAGTAAAATTTGTTCGAAAGAAACCTGCATCTAGGAAATCCGTTGCGTTTGAACTATATTGTATAGTAAAAAGGAAAGGTACGCATGGTAGAGATACGCGAGGTACAGTACAGGAAGGACGGCATACTGCACGTCCTCACGTTGCCGGGAGCAGTGCGCATAGAGGACATGGACGCGGATACGGTGGACGTGGAGCGTTGCATGGTCGAGGTGCTGGACTACCTTCGCCGCGAGTGCGTAATTACGAGGAAGTAGAAGATGGCTACAGAGTACATATACGAACTGGGCGACAGCTTGAGCACCGGGGCATCGAGCAACGGTCCGCATGTCAAGGTAATAGCTCCCGAAAAGTACAAGGAGTCCGGGAGCGAGACGTACAAGACGATAAGCGTAGAGATAAACTCCAAGTACACCAAGCCGTCTGGTGGCATCCCGAAATCCGACCTTGCGAGTGCCGTGCAGGCAAGCCTCGTCAACAACGTCACGCTTGGTAACGGCGAGGCGCTGGCGATAACGTTCCCGTATTCGTTGAGAACCGGGCGAAGCACGGCTCTCGTATTGGTGTCGGGCAATAACTCCAAGTACAGCCTTGTAGAGATAGGGTGGTTCAAGTCCGCTAACACAGCCATAGCGACAAACCGCATCTACACCCACGTACTCGCGAGCAGGGATTCCGAACGTGACAGCGTGCCCGCAATTTACGTGGACTACGGGACGTCCGAGTCCGGTTGCGCCATTTATCTCGGCTTGAATAATAGCGAATGGACCACGCAGATGTCGGTGTTGCTGAACTGCGAGAACGCAGGTAGCGTTGCCATTGGTGCGGTAAGCCCTGCGACGGCATCCTCCGCAACTGACATAAGCGGTAATATGGTGTGGAACGTGGACAGCCGTCGGGTGCTGGGTACGTTGTCATCGTCGTCGTGGAGCGGTGACGACACCAACATTCCTACGCGCGGGGCCGTGGAAGAGAAGATTTCGGATGCGATGAGCGGTGAACTCGGCGGGTGGCTTGGGGTGTTCACGGTTGCCGCGGCCAACTACAAATGCGCGGCAAAGAACTTCAAGAAGGGCGACTGGATGACGGTCAGCGAGGCTGGTACGCTCACGTATTGGCCTCAGAACGGGAGCACGTCCACAACGCTCGCCGTGGCCGCGAACAGCGACGTGTACTGGACCAGCGACGGATACCTACAAGTCAAGCCCTCTACGGCTGTTCAAGTATACCCCGTTACCAGCCTTTCGGACTGGAATACGCTCACTAGCACCGGGCTGTATCAAGTTGCATCGCAGGCTAGCAACGTGCAGAACTCTCCTGCAGACGGAGTGACGGGCATCAGTTGCCTCGTAAGCGCATCCGGCGGAAAGGTGCTGCAGATGGCGCAGACCAACTCGACGATATTCTACAGGGCTTACGTCACGGGAAACTGGAGCGCATGGCGAGACGTGAAAAGTGCGGAGAGCGCAACGAATGCCGTCAACTATATGACGAATGGGCAGCCGTATGGTATTGATACGAGATTCCGCGAATTGCAGACTGCGATAGGGAACACGATAAATACATGGATGCTCGTCAACAACTCTAATAATTGGGTCAAGTACAACGCGTATACTGGTACTAGCTACGACTCGGGGACACTCCAGTCGTCGGTGCTTATAAACGAGATTGTCTATGCCGCTGGAAATACAACTGAACTAGACCTACGTATAGGCATAGGAAGTATTACGGACGACGAGAAATTTGCGATGTTTCCTCCTTTTGGATATTGCGGTATTAACGGAAGTGGTGTAGAACTTCGTAGGGCTTGGAAGCGTTTTGTGCGCTACCGTATAACGATATACAACACGAGCGATTCCACCGCCGCATTGTATGCGATATGCGGTGGCCGCGCGACTGATACTAGGGCAGGCTATTGGAGAAGAGGCGCGGTAGTTGTTGACTATACGGAATATTTAACCCCAAATACAGACCCTAGAGGATGGTCTGTAGGCTGGTTGAACAAGGTCCAGTTCGCCACGCTATTGGCGCACAAGTGGGGAACATGGGAAGTCTGGTGGTATCGCGATGGGCCTGAAAATGACCCGAATTTTTCAAGCTACGACTACATGTTCATCACTACAATCAAGGCACCTAGTATAATTTAACGACTCGGGCAAGAAATCCCACTCATCTTTAGCGTGTGGGTAGTTCATCGGAGATAACTTATGGGCAGCAATATAGCAAAATGGATACGCATGATGCGCAAGACCAATCCAAAAGCCTCTATCGTCCCTTCCTTCAACGAGGCAGACTCCGGCAAGGTGCTCGCCGCAGGGAAGGACGGGGAGCCCACGTGGGCGGACTGCGAAGGCGGGGTACCGCTGGAGGACGGCGAGTCCATCATCGTGTCCAAGGAAGAGTAGATGTCTACGAGAGAACGGGTACTGCAACGGGTGCGGGAACTACGAGCCCAGCATTTCCACCCGTCGCGCCTTACTGACGGCGACCGATTCCTGTTGGAGCGCCTAACTACACTGCATGGCTACCGCACCTTCTACACGGGAACCCCGCAGGGCGAACTCTTCATACACTGGTTCTACCGCGACCGCTCCGAGGACCGCCTGTCCCGCTGCGAGATATTTCACTTGAACATGCTCCGCTACTTCAACGTGATGGACAAGGTGGAAGCCATACATATCCGTTGTGCAACGACACAGGGAAAGACCCGCGCGATGGAGCAGGCGATATCTATTATCTCCGAGGGTCACGCGTCCGTGGACTTCCAGTTAGTGACGCCCAAGCGCTCGTGGGAACACGACACCTTCAAGGAGTGCGTCGAGTACGCCGTGTCCTCGGGCAAGTTCGTATACTACATCCACTTCAAAGGCGCCTCCCGCATTTCTGATCCAACCCTGGGCATACCCGGCAGGATACTGAACCACTGCTCCGAACTGGACCTGCTCTATTGGAACTACCTCATGTACCTTGCGATGTTCAACGCCCCCGACGGCGTGAAGGCCATAGGCCCGCTCCTGCACAAGGGAATGAACAAGACGTACAAGAACAGGGACAAGTCGTGGTCGCAACTGTGCACGGGGGCTCAGGTGTTCCACTACTCAGGCAGTTTCCAGGCCTTCTCCGGCAACTACATCCGCGAGTGCCTCTCCGCATGCGGTATGGCAGACCGTCCTGTAAGGGACGCCAGGCTGTGGGTCAACGACCCGTATACGGTAGAGATGTTTCTCAGCCTCGTAGCCTTGCGGAAGGACGTGTATTCGCTAGACGTCCCCTATACGGCCACCAACGGGATATACGCCTGTTACACGAAACACAAGATTCCGAAGTATGAGGCGGCGTTTAAAAAATTATTTGCAAGTATTTGTATTGCTAATTGGTCTTATAAGAATATTGGTGGAACTGAAACGTTTAACTATGCTTTGGCAACGGCCTTAAAACAATTAGGGTATTTCGTTTGTTATTATTCGCCTAATATGGGTGTTGACGGGCTTACAGAAAAGGAATTGGTTGCCGCGGGTATTACCCCTTATAGGGGCGAACCGCTTCTTTGTTGCTTTGCTAATCAAAATGTCGGTGTGCATTTTTTGGGGAAATGCCCTGTTATACAGACGTGTCATTCTGCAATAATAGGCCCCGAACGGCCTATTCGTAATATGAATGCTTACGTATCTATTACGGAAGAAGTTTCGGACTACTTGGATAAACTTGGATATAAGTCTGTACAGATTAGAAACGGTGTTGATTTGGAGCGGTTTAATTCCCGGAAACCTTTGCGTGCTATACCCCGAGTTCTTTCTATTTGTCAAGGCGATGACGCTTTATTGCAGGAAGCCTGTTCTCGTTTGGGGTGGTCTTTCGTGAATGTTCCAAAATCTTCGGATGCTCGTATATGGCACATAGAGGATTTGATAAACGACGCTGATATCGTTGTAGGCATAGGACGCTCGCTCTACGATGCCATGGCGTGCGGACGTGTTTGTATTTCGTGGGATAACCGTCCGCTGAACCCGTATACGGGTTGCGGATACGTGACGGCTGAACGCTGGCATGACTACGCCCGCACGAACTTCACGGGGAGAGGATATCCGAGGATAGACACGGTAGATGGGCTTATACGAGAGTTATGTAAGTACCGCCCCGCGGACGGGGTTACGATGCGGGTATTCGCCGAGCGGGAGCTGGACATGCGCAGGAACGTGCTGAAGTACTTGGCGTTGGCCGGGATAGAAATAAGCAAAAAGTAAGTTTACTCTTGTTCTTACAAAATGTATATTTAAGGTAAGAAAAATAGGAGTTAGATTATGCCTTTGAAGATTAAGGTACATAGAACTAATGAGGATTTCGTCTGCGAGATGGCGAACAAATGGCAGGAGGAAACCGGCCTGCCCATGAACATCTGGATAGACGAGTCCCAGTGGTACCTGCAGGGAGGGCACTCCAAGCGCCTCAAGTTCCAGCTAGATACATCCGATCGCCTAAAGAAGGACGAACTTGGCGAGATGGACATGGACGGTAACATATGGCCTAAGAAACTCAAGACTCCGAACCTGCGGGAGAAGGATCTTTCGCAACTGCGGAACTTTGTACACAATAACCGCTACGCCCTCGAGTACGTGGCGGACATGGACGTACGACTTTACCAGATTTGGAATGACCTCATCAAGGGTGGCAAGCGTGCAACGGACGAGCAGATAGCGGAACTGAACCGTAAGGTGGACGCCGTGCTAGCGAAGAACAGGAGGAAGAAATGACTATTAAGATAAGAGTTAATGAAAGAATATCCGAGGACGCTCTCATGGAGATGGCTACCCTGCGCCCCAAGAAGTCCGGCCTGCCCGTTGTGCTCTACATCGACGACTCGGGCAGCTACATCCGTGGCAAGCACGCACCCCGTATCAAGTTCGAGCTCAGCCGAACATCCTCACCTAATACTCGTTCCCACGCAAGCATGGCGACGATGGATTTCGACGGCGAGGTTATTACGGGCAAGCATCCGCCGAAGGCTTCCGACCAGATCACGAACTCGGAAATCGGGGAAATCCGGAATTTTGTTAAGAACAACCGCGAGGCGCTACAGCTAGTGGCTGACGAGCGCATCGACTATGACGACTTCGTGCCCATAATGATCCGCGGGGGCAAGCCCGCCACGGAACAGGAACTGCAGGAACTCTCTGGGAAACTCAAGGAACTCACGGAATAGATAAGGAGGTATAATAAAAATTTAAATTTTTATATGAAAATAGTTGCATCTTAATGAAATTTTATATATATTAAACATAGTTATGAAGCAAGAGTTAAAAATAAGTGAATACGCTAAAAAGGTACGATGCTGTACCCGCACAGTATGGAATAAGATATATGCCCATACGATAGATGCCCGTAAGACCGAAAACGGGTGGCGTATTTTTGTTGACGATGGTATCGCAGAGCCTAAATATGCCGTATATGCTAGGGTTTCTTCCGCAGAGAACAAGGACAACCTGGAACGGCAGAAACAGCGTTTATTGGACTTTTGCGCAGCTAAGGGATGGCCCGTAGAGAAATCCGTCGAAGAGGTTGGATCGGGCTTGAATGACGAACGAAAGAAACTTGCCAAGCTGCTTGCTGACGAGACAATAACGCATATTGTTGTCGAGCACAAGGATAGGTTCTCCCGTTTCGGGTTTCGTTATGTAGAACAGCTCCTAAAACAACAAGGCCGCTGTATCGTGGTAATTAACGAGCAGGACAATGAACGGGATGACTTGATGGAAGATTTTGTATCTATTATTACGTCGTTTACGGCACGTCTCTATGGCAGGAGACGCTCCCGTAGAAGGACTGAAAAACTTATAGAGGAACTGAAGAAGGATGATGCCTAGAACAGACAAGAATGTGTACGCCTGCAGCTACTCGTTGCCTTTCTATGGCAACGGTAAGTTGCTATGCGAGATGCACAAGGCGAAATCCCTCTACAATGCCACCTTATGGTACTATCGACAAGCACTTGATGAACACCACCTAGCGAAGGCGGAAGGGCGAAATCCGCTCGTAGAATATCCGAATAATTTTGAACTAGAACATAAATTTAGGGAAGAATACCAGGTGAACTTTTTCAGCCTGCCCCAGAAGGTAAGCCAACAGGTTCTACGCGACGTGCAGTCCGATTGGGCATCTTACGTCGCCCACGTAGTCCGAAACAGGGCATATCCCGAAGATTCTCCCGAACGCAAGGAAAAGATAAACCCACCTAGATACAAGAAGAAGGACGGGTACGGACGTCTCCGGTATACGATTCAGGCGATATCCTTCAAGAAGTATCCTGGAAAGGCGTGCCCTAGCGGCTTAGATATTGGGTTAGACATACCTCCATTCATAGACCCAAAAAGAATCCAGCAACTCATAATAGAACCCGATGGTGCGGACTATATCCGAGTGACATTTATCTATAGGGTAGACCTTGCTGAAGAACGAGAGGACAATGGACGGGTAATGGGTATTGACTTGGGCGTAAACAATCTTGCCACATGCGGTACGAATGTAGGCCGGGGCTTGATTATTGACGGCAAGCCCTTGAAGTCAATGAACCAGTACTTTAACAAGAAACTTGCAAAGATGAAGTCCGATAACGATGCGTTACTGGACAAGGAACTGAAAAGGAAGGTAGAGACACAAAGACATCACTGTACAAGGAATATCGAACGGCTGTACAGGAAGCGCAGAAACAAAGTTAAGGATTATCTGCACAAGGCATCCTGCTGCATATTCGACTATGTAGCATCCAATGACATCACCACGATAGTGGTCGGAAAGAATGTAGGTTGGAAGCAAGAGTGCGATATGGGTGCCCGCAATAACCAGACCTTTGTACAGATCCCGCATGCCAAGTTCATAGATATCCTTGCCTATAAGGCCCGTGCACATGGGATAATGCTCGTTACTACGGAGGAGTCATACACATCCAAGTGTTCCTTCATAGACAACGAGGAAATGTGCCATCACGAGCAGTATATGGGAAAGCGTATAAAGCGCGGGTTGTTCCGTACCAAGGAAGGCAGACTGATAAATGCCGACTTGAACGGGGCGCTCAATATCATAAGAAAAGTAGTCCCCAACGCATTTGCCGAGGGGATAGAGGCGGTTGTAGTTCCGCCAACACGTACCCTAGTGGCTGCGTGACTAACCTGTTTCATTGTTTTGCATTGAAATTGGAAACTATGCACATCCTCATACAGGTGAATGCGGATGAGCACCATATCGGTAACCCCTACTTCAAGGTCTATAACGATGCTTCCTACGGAACGGCTACGGCGATGAACCGAGTATCGTTCAACGCCCCCGAATATATAAGGCATACCACCTACGGCAAGAACAGGTGGTTCCTGAACTCCAAGGAGAAGCGGAATCCAATCGCCTTGCTGAACGCCCCGTCCGACCACATCGACCGGCGAGACACGTCATGGGAATATACGAACTGGGAATGGGCCATTATTCAGTACAACAATGAAATCTGCGCCGTGGGCGAGAAGGACACTGTAGAGGGCAGGCTGAAGGGTAAGGCGCTCTCTATAGACCTATCGATGCCGGACTATCTAGGATTGCCCCGGAAATAAGAATGTTGCACGGGGCACCTAAAAAACCTATATTTAGGACATGAACTTCGACCTAGGCACATCGGCGCTCCGCCGCGCCCTCGCACCCCGCACCTACACCCTGCGCTGCAAGGTGTCCGAGGCAGGCTCTCCCCTCAAGGTGCACTGCGTACTCAACGCAAAGAAGGAAATCGCCCTTGACTTCTGGGCCAAGCCCCTCCTCTCCCAGTCCTACTCCTACGAGGTGGACGACGAGGTCATCGTGGAAGTCCGCTCGCTCTGCGAGGCGTACGTCCTCGGGCTCGCGTCCGAACTTTCCGGCACGGACACCGACCAAGAGTTCTACGTCCGGCTGGGCAAGAACATCCTCAAGGGGCGCAAGGACGGGACGACATTCGAGTTCACGGGCGGCGACGGGAACTTCAAGTTGGAGCACACGGCGCTCGGAACCAGCGTCACCACGAAGGGCGTGCTCACGCTCACGGGAGACTTCGTGAATATAGGCGACGCGATGGGCTTCGGGCTGAACTGCAACACGGTATGCCCCCTCCAGGGCATGCACGTGCCCACGCAGATGAAGACGCAGCTCTAGCGGAACTTCTGCAGGCGGGCTATGAATCGGCGTGTTCTCTCTGCCGCACGTGACGGGGGTGCGGAATCCCCCCTAGCCTTGATTTCCTTACGCATCATTCTCGTTATTTTCTTCAGGTAGGCGTCCTCGTCCACGAGGCGGATCATGCCATTGTTGTCTACGCAGAACTCGTCTATCAAGGCATCCGGCACTATGACGTCGAACACGTCCGGTGCTGTGAGGTATGTTTCGTACGTGCCGTTCGCTACTGCGTCCTTCACGATTTCGTCTAACGTCATGTGCTTTCTCCTATAGTTGTCCGTAGTCTTCTTTGAATATCCGCAGCACCTCGGGGAACGCTGTCGCCGAACCTATGTCCATGGCTATTTTCAAACTGTCGTAGTCGTACTTGCCCTTGGTCTCTATGACGAGTTCGTCGAATACGTTCGCGCTACGTAACCCTAACTTTTTCAATATATAGGTTTGCGACATAACCATCAGCAGGCTCTCGTACTTAAATATTTCCGCATTGCGAAGCGGCGTCCCTATCATCTTCTCGTACTGGGCGCGTGTCTCGTTGTACATGTCTATCAGGAAACCCTTGTCCTCAGCATGGTAGTCCTCGGTAGAATGGATGACCTGCGACGCGAACAGGCGGTCGGACTTCGTAAAGTATATGCGGTTCAGCAACCGCTTGAACAGCTTGCGTTCCTCGGGTACGAGGGGTATCCCGAACACGGCCTTGAACAAGTCCCCGTAGATGTCGCGCTGCCCATTGCTCTCGTACTCGCCGTTGCGCAGGCACATCGTGAGGTGGTGGATGGAGGCACTCCGGTCTATGCGCTCGTAGCCACCTACCCCGAATATCTTGTCCAATACTCGTTTGCGCTCGGACGTTTCCCAACATCCGTGGTTTTTCTTGTCGTGACTTGATAGCAGGGCTACCTTCGAGTACGCCCTGCAGGATATTCCGTCCACGATGGAGTTGCAGGACGTGTTGACCTTGAAGTTGCACCTTACCTTCAGCATATCTTTTACCCAGTTTTCGTCCGGTGCGGAACCCTCAATAATGGTCTTTTTACGCGAATTTTGGCAATTTTCGGTAATAACTACATCATCCATTGTAGTAATAATGGTGGTGGCGGGTGCCGAGTGGGGCCGGGCGCCCGTAGGGCGCTTTTTTATGGATAGGTTTGAACGTAGTAAATCATGGTGCATGTGCTCGTATGGTTTGTAGCTGTCATTGTCAGTACCGTACGAGGAAAGCGCGTTGCATGTAGCGATATGGTGCCGGAGGTTGTGGACGCACGTGGACGAGGTAAGGATGAGGTTGTTAATGTATGCCCTGGCTTCGAGGTTGGAGAGTTGGGAGGGTGGAACGATTGCTGTGACTTTGCGCTTGGACTTGATCTGTTCCTCGACGTCGCGCTTCCACTTTTCCACGGCTTTGCTGCGCTTGGAGAGGTGCTGAACCTTGCGCGTGGCACGTTCACGTACCTTGTCCGACCATGAGGTCTTGAGGTACTTGCATCCTTTGGGTAACTTTCCTTCTTCGCGCAGGGTGGCGAGCCATGCCTGGAGCTTATATCGGTTCACGTAGTACAGCTTGCACCTGCCCCCGTAGTACGAGTAGTCCCCGTTGTCCGCGAGGACGAGGAACCCGGCCTGCAGGAACCAGTAGAGGGTACGCCGGGTCATTTCGTGTACGCTCTTCTTGGATATGTTCAAAAGTTCGTCCAGCCCTTCCTGGTCGGTGGCTAGCGGGGTTGGATGGATGACGCCGTCCACGGGGGCGTGCGAGTGCTCCAGCACCCAGTAGGCGTAGAGGACGCGGTTGTTGAGGGAGTCCCGTCGCATACGGAAGTCGGGCATGTGGAACTCGCGGTGTCGGTAGCGTTCCTTGAAGCCCAGTTCGGCCATGGTGCGCCCGTCGTTCCACGGGACGGTGTAGTCGTCGTATCGGGATGGTGGCCGCTGCGCCTCGTGTCGTTGCCGTAATTTTAGTTCTTTGATTACCATTATGAACGCAAATTCCCCCGGCAGGGAACTAAAAAGCCGCCGGGGGAATTGCTTTTAGCAATATCGTTTTAGTTTCCTACCGAATCCGTGGACCGTCCTCGCGTGTTTGCTAAAAGCAAGACAGTCCTATGTACTCTCTAAAGATACATTGTTTTTCGGCAGAAGTCAATAGGCCATTGAACTAAAGCACGTATTTTCCGTACATAAAAATATAGGTTTTTGGCAAAATCCCTCCCGTTTGCGCCCTGAATAATATATATTTGGAATAACAAGGGGGAAAAATTTCCCCGTTCCGAGGAATTGACATGTACAGATATATCGTATCCGCCGACACCGGCGCATCCTACCAGCTCACGTCCGAGCACGCCGACGCCACCTTCACCGTGGGCGCCGCCGACAAGACCCTCACCCTCATCGACACTGGCAAGACCGGCGAGCAGGTGTGGATCAAGGGCGACCGCCTCTCCATCAAGCGGGCCTGCATCTCCAACAACACGGCCAGCGTGAACGGCAACGGCACGCTCGCGGCCAAGCTGACCTGCAAGCTGGTGCGGAAGGATTCGGGTGAGGACACCGACTTCGACCCGTTCGTGCTTCCGCTGTCCAAGTGGGGCGTGTGGGAGGACAAGACGATAGTGCTCGTGCGCAAGGACGGCCCGTCGGACGCGGAGTACACGATAGTCCTGGACAAGGACGGGCAGTTCAACCTGTGGGACTTCAACGTGCTGGACGGCCTCAAGGACATGTACGTCAACCCCGTGCTCGAGCTGGACATCTCCGAGGGCGGGGTCTAGAATCTGCCACTTAACAAATAAAGGAAAGAAACTCATGAAGAAGTTCGAATGCTCAATGGCAAAGAAATTGGAGTCCCTCGCTAAGAACGAGGATTCCGTTGGACTTAAACCCCTGGATCGCTACAAGGTACCGACGTCCATGGCTGACGAGATGCGCCTTGACGCCAAGTCCGGTATTGGCGACCTCGAGGACTTCGCCCGCAAGTACCGCAAGGTGGAATTGAAGGACGTGTCCCATGGATACGTTGACGGCGGCGACGTCGTGTTCAGGAAGTACCGCCTTACGGTGCCCAACGACCCGGTGGCTATCAAGCAGGGGGCGGATAAGGTCAAGACGTTCTTCCTCAACGTCGGATGGAACAACAAAGACGGGGTTCCGTATGTATCCCTCAGCGGCTCTCGTTTCGGCAGCGTGCCGGAACTCGTGGACGCTATGTCGGACTACATGGACCACCTGTAATGGCGGAGAGAATGACGGAGATAGCGTGAAGTAACTGGCTCTGTTTCCGTTTTTTTCGTTATTTTAGGCATTCTAATGTCGGAGAGATTTGGTGTGGAGTTAGCTGCCACTCTGCGCTGGGGTTAAGGTAGAGTGGTGGCGGGCGGAGTCCTCCGGGGCTCCGTCTTTTATTATTTGTTTCTTACGTTTGCACTATCTTGTGGAAAGTTTGTTATATTTATCGGTATGTCCAGGAAATCCCGCATAGCCTCCCGCCTCGCCGTGTTCCACGTACGGCTAATTCGCACGAGGGGCGGGTACATGTTCTTCTCGGATCCGGTACCTGTTGGCGAACACGACTGCACCTACTCGCAGGTAACGGGGATACGCAGGCTCGCTGACCTCCCCGAGGACGAGTGGGTGAGACGGGGTGCTCGGTTTGCAAGGCTAGCCTGCCCCGAACTCTGCGGGCATATCTTGGATGGAGTTTGAGAAAATTATTATTTATTTCTTACGTTTTGTGTTTCTTATTTTAAATAAGTTATCTTTAGGCTAGGATGAACCAAACTGATTACGTTGCAGAGATAGAGAGGCTCAAGCGCCGCATCGAGGACATACAGGCGTCCAACTACGCCGTATGCACCGACCTCGGCATGGACTGTCGTCGGTACCTACGGGAACTCTGGCGCTCCCGTGCCCGCAACGCACACACGCAGGTGCGGTTCTGGACGGTGCGCAACGCCTGCGCCTTTACTCCAGCCAACATTGAGGGGCGCATCCCCGGCATCCTCAAGGACGCACCCGCGGTCAAGGGGGTGCTGCGTACCCAGGGCGAGTGGATCCGTATCTGGGAGAGGGTGGAGAAGATATGCTCGGAATACGCTTTGAATTATACAAATACGCTAAGGTAGAAAACAATGGAAAAGATAACGGACCTAACTAAATCGGACGTGCGCCACTACGTGCGCGACCACTTTTACAGTTCCGACACTTTTTTCGGGCAGCGGACTCCCGACGAGATACTCCACCTGCCGGCACGCTACGGCGACACCTGCATCGTATGCGGAATCCCCGACGAGCAATTAAAGGTGGACGGGAAGCCCCAGTTCCACAAGGACGGCACCCCCGTAATGGTGCCGGGGATAGCCACCATCGACGGCGTGTCCGTCCGCAACGGGGACTGGTTATTGCGCTGCAATGGATGGACTATAATTGATTCAATAATGGAGAAGGAAGATGACCTTGGACGGAAAGAAACTAATCGCTGACTCCCTGCAGGTCGTGACCGCATTGCGGGGCATGGCTCCCACCGTGTCCCTCGAGCGGGGCAACGTGGCGGGTATGCCCGTACTCGTGGCCCACGTGAACTGGGGCGAGCCCTCGTTCTGCGGGAATACGCCCGTGGACTGCGCACGTGTTACTATCACCCCGAGGAGCGCAACCGTGGACGGCGATTATGGCACCTACGTGTTCGCCAAGAACATCCGCGACCCCTTCACGTTCTTCGTAGGTCGCAACCCCGACTTCTTCTACTGGAGCGAGAAGATCGAGTCTGCCCCGCGATGGTACTATGACAAGGAGGTGGACGGGGACCTGCTCCGGCAGAACCTACAGGAGGCCCTGGATACCCGCTTCAGCCCCGGCGAGTTTGATGCGGAGTCCTTGCCCGATGCCGACCGCTATACTCCCGAGTCCTGGTATGACGTCATCTCTGCCGAGGCGGAGCGGAACGAGTGGGGTCTGGACTCCGAGGAGATAGGCGGCATCGTGTCATCGTCCACCAAGCCGGACAAGTGCTTCGTGTCCGTGTGCTACATCCTGCAATACGTAGAGAACCTCGCAAAGTACGGAGAGAACTAACATGGAGAGTCCGCACATATTTATCGTGTCCCTAGATGGGAAACCTCACCGCTTCTTCGACTTCAAGGACGCTGTGGCGTATGCAACCCGTGAGATAATGTACAATGACCGCATAGTGGTGTCGCAGAACGGCAAGGAACGCCTCGTTATTCAATGGAAATAACTTATTTGTTTCTTACACCGTGTAACTTTATCGGAAAATTAGTTATATTGTAGGTACACGATAACCACAGAGTGAAGGAACTAATCGATAATGAAGGATAGACTCATCACATACTTCATCGGCCTGTTCTGCGGGATAGGATTCTCCGCGACCATCATCACGTTCATTAAGTGGATAATGGAATGACAAAAACACCGATACCCGGAAATATCCGAGATATGTTCAACCGTTTTGGCAGGTGGAAGCCTACCTCGCTGGAGTCCCTCCGCGAGGCTTGCCACCGCATGCTCACGGCATGCAACGACACGCTGTCCATGCCGAAGGACAGCAGGTTCGTGTCCAAGCTGCCCGGACGCATATATGTTTCCAATAATGGCATTACCCTCGACTACTACCTCGCCCTCTCCGCCGAGGGGGACACGCTCAAGTGCCTGCGACTAGGCAAGAAGAACCGGATCGGGGAGCGGGAACTTACCCGAGTGTCCCTGCGCCCCACGGGGCTAGTCGAGAAGGGATTTACGGCGGATGGCCTGCACGGCACCATTGTCAAGTTTTCCGCCATAACGTCCCGAGAGGCTGCCGACGGCATCCTGTCCGTGGCGAGGGAGTATGCGGGTGCGTTGCTCAAGGACGTGGATGCGTTCGGGTACAAGTCGGTTAGACCGAGGAAGAGAGCATGTGGAAGAAAGTAGATGAGGAGAAGCCGCCCGTGGACGGGGATAAGTGGTGTCCGTGTCCCGACGGCTACGACGATTAACCACAAAGGAACAGGACTATGGCAATATGCGAATTTTGCGGGAAAGAAGTTCCCGAAGAAGATACCTACCTTTACGAAATGACCTGCCCGAACGGTGCGGTGTATTCCCACGACATTTGTCCCGACTGTGCGTCTGCGATTGTCGGGACTGTAAACAAGGTCCGCAGCGAACGCAGCCGTAAAGTGAGCCAGGAACACTTGTATGACGATGTTCCAGGCGAAGTTCTTTAAGCACAGGAAAACCCTATGAATACAGCAATCTGCATTACAGCAATTATCGTCGCAGGCATTGTGGCTATTGTCGCATTGTCGCAGTATCACCTTCGTAAGACCACCTGCAAGCACAAGTGGAAAATCATTGATTCGGACGTTAAGGAATTTTATAGGGAACGACCATCATTGAATTACAGCAGTCGCTACAACTTGAAAATCTATACGCTCCAATGTGACCACTGCGGGGAAGTCCGTATGGTTACGGACGAGGAACTTACGGAGCGTTTCCGCAATAAACTGTCTAACGGTTAGGATATGGATATGGCTACACAGATACCCGATATTGCTTTGGAAATTACTTTGTCGTGGTTGGCACGGTTCAACCGCCACGAATTTTTTACGAAGGAACTTTACAAGAAACTGCCCGCTTACAAGAAAAGCGGTATTAGACGGGACAAGACCGAAATCCAGGTGGCGTTTATCTGCAAGGCGTTGCAGGACAGGGGCATTTATATGACACCCTGCGGTATCGCCTGGTGCCACGTATGGGACGACTCCGAAACCGTGACGGAATACCTGGAACGCTATCAGCCTATCTTTGACGGCTACGTGGCGTGGTGTGCGAAGCAGAGGTAGCGTATGTCCGAAGACGACCTTTACAGACCGCTCAACAGCCAGGGAATGAATGTCTTTGACATTATGGAGTTCCACGGAATGACAGGTCCCGTGAAAATTGTCAAGGACGTGTTGGCTGCGAAGAATGCCGAAATCGCACGGTTGCAGGAACGCAACGGGCATATTGACGACGGCAGGGTGAAACTGTTGGAAGCCCACGCCAGGACCTTGCAGGACACTGTGAACAGCCTGCAAGCCGACCTGGAACAAGTCCGCATTTTTATCAAGGCTTTGGACGTTACGAAGTTGGTTGCGGAGCGTGACAGCCTATCCAGGCAGAATGAAGAACTAATCGCAGAAGTTGAAGACTACAAAGAGAAGTATTGCAAGTGGCGTAATCTTACACGGGACATTTGCACAGTGTTCGGGGACTCAACCTACACCTACGTGGCTATGGAGGGTTGGTTGAAGAAAATGTGCGATGCCGACGTTTTGGACCGATACCTGGCTTTGGCTGACGACGTATGCAAACGCTTGCTGAAAGTCAAGCCCCACGAATGGGATAGCAACTAATAATCGTATTTTACCAACAATTAGGGGTTTAGGCATTTTCTACATAAAATTTTCTTGAAAATTCCCTTGATTTCCAATGAAAATAAATGTAGATTGTTATAAACTTTAAGTGTATGCAAGTTCGTGGTGGTTCTTGTATATAGGAATGGACTTTGAATGCCCGTTGGATGCTAACCACCACTTTAAGCGTCTAACGGGCATTTGCTATTGTATGGAACAGCAGTGCGGACGGAAAATATGCTTGAAACCGAGCAAGGCACAGGTACGGACGATGTACCGTATGTGTGCCGTCTCCCGCCGTGCCTACAACTGGAAACTGGCCGAGCAGAACAAGGCTTACGAGGAAGCCAAGGCCAACACGCCGGAAGGCGAGAAGGTCAAATGCACCCTCGGAACGCCGAGGGACTGGCACAAGGAATGGTGCATCTACAAGAAGCTCCCTGATAACAAGTGGATGACGGAAGTTTCCAAGTTCTGTGGCCAGGAAGCACTAATCGACCTCGGTTCCGCATGGAAGCGTTTCTTCAAAGGATTAGCCAAGCATCCACGCTTCCACCGCTATAACCAGGACAACTCGTTCCGCTGCTCAGGTGGTGTATTCATCGGTCATGATTTCGTCCAGCTCCCTACCCTCGGCAGAATCAAGCTCCGCGAGAAGGACTACATCAAGATACCGAAGGATGCCGAGAAGATACCGCTTGCCATGGCGACCGTATCGGTGGATGCCGCTGGTAAATGGTATGTCTCCTTTGCCTATGTAGCCGACATCGTTCCAGTCCACGAATCCATATCTTCGTTCGATGAGCAGGACATCGTAGGCGTCGATTTCGGTGTGAAGGACCTCGCAATCACGAGCGACGGCATCGTGTATGCCAACCCGAAAGCCTATCGCCATGCAAAGGCTAGGCTCCGTCGTGCTCAACGGGCACTCTCCCGCAAGAAGAAACACTCCAAGAATAGGGAACGGTGCAAGAAACTACTTGGTAGAATCCACCGCAGAATAACCAACATCCGTGTCAATGCGGCTCATCAGTTTACCGCTGACATTACAAAACACACGAAGCCGAAGGCTATAGTCATCGAGGACTTGAAGCCAAAGAACATGTCCAAGAACCATAAATTGGCTTCGGCTATCCTCGATGCCAACTTTGGTAGGATGAGGCAGTTCCTTGAATACAAGTGTGCATGGTTAGGCATACTGCTGTTCTTCGCTCCGCAGTTCTATGCTTCGTCAAGATATTGCTCCCACTGCGGGCAATACTACAACAAGGATTTGACCCTGGACGACAGGGAGTGGGTATGCCCGGTATGCGGACATAAACACGACAGAGATTACAATGCAGCCAGGAACTTGCAGTTCTATGGCCTGTGGCTACTAAATCTAGTAGTCCCAACTAATGACAATGCGGTGAGATACACCGTAAGCGACAATTCCGTTGCGAATGCTTGCCCCCACGGCAACGCCCAGTGCGTTACCTATCGGGAAGGTATGGTTTACACCAGCCCCAGAGACATGAGGTTGCAGTTCTTTGAAACACAGGAACAGTGCATGGCGATGAAGCAAGAAATCACCAATACATATTTAATTGGTAGAAATGTGTAGAAATGATTTATCGGAAGGAATTGTTTTCTTATGGGGCAGGTTTTCTCGGCTCGTGTACGCAGTATGTTGGTAAGGCGGGTAAGCATGAGATTGCCGGTATACTTGGTGTTTCCTCGGAATTATACATTTCCGAGGATGGTACTTTAAAGAGCAAGAGTACTATTCCGTTTGAATCCTTCCATGACAAGGACTTTGCTATCTTAGCCAAGTCCATCCGTGAACTGGAGGGCTTATGATTCGTACCGTGCTCGACCTCGCCATTGATATCGCCTTCGTGGGGGCGCTCCTCTGCGGTACCGCCCTTATCTATGTATTTTCAAACTAGGAGAACCTTTATGCAGTTCAAACTACGTAAGGCCTCGGACTATTTTATGGATAATCAAGAGGATGTGGATGTCTCTACGTTAGAGGATTTGCAGGAACTCTGCTTGCGCTACGACAAGGAACTTATCGTGGATTTTCGGGATAACACTATTGTGGTGTACGATTCTTATATTGAGTAGGTAGGCGATTATGAAAAATATGGAAAAGAAAATCAAGGAAAGTCCCTTGCTGAAAGATTTGATGTTCAGCGGAGATGATTTAGATGCAATTCGCAATGTTGTTCTGGAGGCAATTTGCAAGTACCATAATTTAGTAGATACCGACCGCTTGATAAATAATCAAGCGGAAATGCGATATGTATATCATGCCTGGGAACGTACGGATGAACTAGAAACTAAATTATACTATTGTACTATGCAGGACGCATCTGAAGATTATATTGGTACAACTCATGGTGTAGAGGCAACATTACGGCGACCGCAGACAATAATCTACACGCATGCATATACCGTAATCACTCCGGTAGACGTCATTGAAAGATATATACAAAAGGACTATCGTATAGATACATCTATGCACTTTAAACTTTATAAAAGGTTTGAATAATTTTCATTTTCTCTCTTGACGGAAACCTTTTTATATTATATATTTGAATCTGAAAAGGAAAAACTCTCTATGCTGAAGACAAACGCAAATAAAAATTTCTTCCGTGCCACGGCCAGTTTCGTGGGCGGTTCTGCGAATATCCAGCGGTGGTAGAGTTTTTCCAAGTGCTTAACGAGAATAGCCCCCCGCTGGAACAAGCGGGGCCTTTTTCGTATATGCCAAGGCATCCTATCGTGGGAAAGGACGGGACTGAAAATCTCAGAAACCCGGTTCAACTCCGGGACTTGGCACGAACATATCGGCGTGTGGCGCAACTGGATAGCGCAGCGGACCTTTAATCCGCGGGGTCTAGGTTCAAGTCCTGGTACGCCGACTCTTGGGACGGTAGCTCAGTTGGTAGAGCGCCTGCCTTGCAAGCAGGGGGTTGTCGGTTCGATCCCGACCCGCTCCATACAATATTTTAGGAATGTTAGCATCGTGGTCAACTACTCACCGCCTAAAGGCGGTGAGCTTGTAATGCCCCAGATGTTTCCATAGGGGACTTACAGTACGATCGGGTGGTTGACTCACACCCTGCCCTCCAGGTTTGCAATGCTCCATCAAGGGGCATCTTGAACGAGAAGGGATGTTTGCTCTTCCGAGCGATGTTGATTGCCGCATTCCAATCCGAATCAAGGATGGTACCGTTCTTGCAATAGAACCTTCGGTTCTTGCGAGTACCTTCCTTTTTGCCAGTGGTGCAGTCAATCTGGCTTGTCATGAATGGGGAAACTGTTTCTACCCGCTTGCCCGCGAGTAGTGCCTTGTATGACAGGATTTGTTTTAACTTATAGAACGGCACCTGGGAAATCCTACGGTTGTGGCCCTTCCTCTTCTTGCCGTCCTTGGTCTTTGAAGTTTTCTGCTTTATTTTTGACAGGTCTTCGAGCACGATGATGCTTGCGTCGGTACTGTGTATGATGGCGTTCGCTACTCGGCAGCACATGTCATCGGACTGCCGTTGCTCCTTCTTGCATAGCTTGTGCCTATGCCTGTGTGCACTCTTCGTGCCCTTCTTCTGTAGACTACTCTTCAAGTAACGAATCTTTCTGCGTCTAGCGTTATATTCCTTGTCGTTGAGCATCAACCCGTCAGAAGTTATCACAAAACGGCGCTCGCCCAGGTCAACGCCTATGCAAGTTTCGTCCTTCAAAGGTACTTCCGGAACCTCAAACGACAGTGCGAGGAAGAACCTATCATCATGCTTAAATATCAGCGGATCATGCACGGGATACTTTCCGAACATCTCTTCCAGCTTCGGGTACTTGACTATATCGGCATCTACCCGCTTTCCTGGATTGGCCGAGCATAATGAAATCGAAGATAAACTTAACCTGGAATACAGACGCTTGTCAAGACGCATCGAAAGGTTCTTCTTCGTAGGCACCTTGTGCTCGACATGACCGTTGCTGTTGATTGAACGGAACGCCGATATGCAATCCTTGTATATCTTGATTATTCCCTGCGACGGTATCGTCGGAAACTTCTTGCGTAATTCGTAGTACACTGCGTTGTGTACAGACTGCAAGTCCAGGTGTACCTTACGGGTGGTTATGATGTTAGCACATTCGTTGTACGCAAGTCGAGATACTTCAAGAAGACTCGTCCAGTATTCCTGGCCGGCAATATCCTTGAATTTTAGCTCGGCATTGTATGTTATTGTACTCATCTATACTTCACCCGTGTTCACCTATAAGTTTAGATAATTTCAGTTACAAAAACAAGCAATTTCCGCATTATAACAAAATAAAGCGTTCCCAAAATGTTCTCGCAAGCATTCCTATGCCGCCCTAAAGGGACGGCATCTTCCTGCCAACTTTTTGTGAACTGCACATATCTCCATGGTATGTGTGAGGCGGGTCCGACTCCCGCACTTTCCCCGAAACATTGGATAGTAGCTCAATGGTAGAGCGTCCCGCTGTTAACGGGAGGGTTGTAGGTTCGAGTCCCTTCTTCTCCGCTAGATGCGGCTATAGCACAGCCTGGTCAGTGTGCCGGTTTGCCATATCGGAGACTCGGGTTCAAGTCCGGTCGTCCGCTCTATTTGAGTTGCTTTATGGAGAGGTCCTCACCCCAGATATCCGTGACGCTCGCCCCGTAGACGCGGACGAACTTCCTGCCGTCGTAGGCCTTCATCCATTGCCACGAGCGGGCGTCGGGAATCGTAAGTGTGTAGCAGTTGTCCCCGCGGCAGACCTCGAAGGACAGGGCAGATGCGGTGACGGCAAGCAGTAGGACGGACAGTGCGATGGCTTTCATAGGGAAACTCCTTGTACTCTAAATATATATTTTTCTTACATTTTAAAAATCTATTGACTGCGTTTTGTGCATAATCTATATTGGAAGAACTACAGAGGTTATTATGCTGAAGATACACGTGAACGAGCAGAAGATTGAAGATGTGGCTGGACGACAAGTCAGCATCGGATCCCCGCAGTACCAACAGGGAGGCCTGCAATCTTGAGTGGCGCAGGCTCCACGGATAAGGATTTAGAAATGATTGAAATTCAAGGAAAATACAATACCGCCAAGGTATATACCGACAATATCGAGGAGGCAGCCTATAAGCAAATCCTCAACTTGATGAACCAGAAGTTCGCCGAGGGTTCACATTTCGCCATTATGCCCGACTGCCATGCCGGGGTCGGCTGCGTCATCGGGCTTACCATGAAAATCGTAGACCGTGTCGTACCGAACCTGGTCGGTGTGGATATCGGGTGTTCTATGCTCGTGCTCAAGGTAGACAAGTCCTTCCACTTCGACCTTCCGAAAGTGGACAAGGTGTGGCACCAGTGCATCCCGTCGGGAATGAACCATAATGTAAAGAAGCACCGGTTTGCCGACCGCGTAAACCTCGAGGACATGATAGCCCCGGTGAACGTGGACAAGCTGAAATTGTCCATTGGGACTCTCGGTGGGGGTAACCACTTCGGCGAAATCAACGAGGACGACGAGGGCAACCACTATATCGTAATCCACTCCGGGTCGCGCCACCTCGGTATCGAGGTGTGCCGGTACTACCAGGACTTGGCAATCAAGTACCACCGCAATGACCGCACGGCAATGCAGGATGCCATCAAGCGCCTGAAGCAGGCTGGTCGCGAGTATGAGATCGAGGACACCCTGCAACGTATGAGCGCGGAGCGTACACCTGTACCGAACGAACTCGCTTACCTGGAAGGTGCACTTATGCAGGACTACCTTCACGACATGCGGATAGCGCAGGATTTTGCTATGTGGAACCGCGAGGCGATGATGGACGTCCTTGTGTCCGAACTGGGAATCAAGAAGCGTCATATCCAGGACAAGTTCTGTACGATGCACAACTACATAGATTTGGATAACATGGTTCTCCGCAAGGGCGCCATATCCCTGCAAAAGGACGAGGTCGCCCTAATCCCTATGAATATGCGGGACGGCTCTCTAATCGTCAAGGGAAAGGGTAACCCGGAGTGGAACTGCTCGGGTCCGCACGGGGCTGGGCGACTCATGTCCCGCTCGAAGGCGAAGGAATCGTTGAAAATGGAGGACTTCAAGGCTGCCATGTCCGGCATCTACACTACTTGCGTGAGCTCCTCCACTATAGACGAGTCCCCGATGGCCTACAAGCCGATGGACGAGATAGTGGCGAACATCCAGGACACCGCCGAGGTTATCAAGGTCATCAAGCCTATCTACAACTTCAAGGCCTCCGAATGAGATACGCACAACAGTACAGGTTCAAGGACTGGACGAACGAGCAGGTACAGCTCGTGCTCCAGGACAAGATACCGGAAGGAAAGACATACAACCAGTGCTACTACTTCAGCAACCGCTACCTGCATCGCCCGTTCACGCCCGCCCGCAAGAAGCAGCACGCACGTATAATCGAGATGGGACGGCAACTGATAACCGTATTTCTACCAACAATTACCATTTTTAGGCATTTTCTATATAAAATTTTCTTCAAAAATTTCTTGTTTTTGTATAAAAATAAATGTAGATTATTATAAACTTGATAATGTATGCGAGTATGTGAGAGTCCCCGCATAACACTAGAACGGACTTTTGAATGCCCGATGGATGCCGACTCTCACAATAGGTGATCATCGGGCATTTGCTATATGGACTATGGAACAGCACTGCGGAAGGAAGATATGCTTGAAGCCGAGCAAGGCACAAATACCGATTCTATATCGGATGTGTGCCGTTTCCCGTCGTGCTTATAATTGGAAACTCGCAGAACAGAACAAGGTTTACGAGTTGGCTAAAGCCAATACGCCCGAAGGCGAGAAGGTTAAGTGCAAGTTCGGTTCTCCTATTGATTGGCACAGGGAATGGTGCATACACAAGAAACTCCCCGAAAACAAGTGGATGACCGAAGTCTCCAAGTTCTGCGGTCAGGAAGCCTTGATAGACTTGGGTGCTGCGTGGAAGCGGTTCTTCAAGGGTCAAGCCAAGCATCCACGTTTCCACAAGTATAACCGGGATAACTCGTTTAGGTGCAGCGGTGGCGTGTTCATCGGTCGTGATTTCGTGCAACTTCCGACACTTGGAAAAGTTCGCCTGCAAGAGAAGGATTACATCAAGATACCGAAGGACAGCGAGAAGATACCGCTTGCGATGGCTACCGTATCGGTGGACGCAAGCGGGAAGTGGTTCGTGTCGTTCGCCTACGTGACGGATATTATACCTATACACGAAGTAGTGTCTAGCATAGCCACTGACGATATTGTAGGCATAGACTTCGGTATTAAAGACTTGGCTATCACTAGCGAGGGTATCGTGTATGCGAATCCCAAGGGATATGCCCGTGCAAAGGCTAGACTTCGGAGATACCAAAGGGCTTTGAGTAGGAAGAAGAAATGCTCAAAGAACAAGAACAAGTGCCGTAAGCGTATAGCCCGTCTGTATAGGCGTATAACTAACGTCCGCATAGATACGGCACATCAGTTTACTAGCGATGTCGTTTACAAGTCCAAACCGAAAATGGTAGTCATTGAGGACTTGAAGCCACAGAATATGGCGAAGAACCACAAGTTAGCATCTGCCATCCTGGATGCCAATTTCGGGCGTATGCGGACATACCTTGAATACAAGTGCAGATGGAATAACATAAACTTGGCTGTTGCACCGAGATTTTACGCTAGTAGTCAGTATTGCTCGCACTGCGGACAATACAAGAACGAAGATTTGAAACTGAATGACAGAGAGTGGGTATGCCCCGTATGCGGGCATAAACACGACCGAGATTACAATGCAGCCAGGAACTTGCAGTTCTATGGCTTGTGGCTCACTGGACTCGTGAGAACACAAAATAGTTGCGGTGAGAACACCGTCAAAGCCTGCCCCCACGGAAACACAGGATGTGTTTCTTATCGGGAAGGTATGACCTATGTCAGCCCTAGAGATATGAGGTTGCAGTTCTTGGAATCCCAAGAGCAGTGCATATCGCTGAAGCAGGAAATCACTAATACATATTTAATTGGTAGAAATGTGTAGAAATGATTTATCGGGGAACAGATAGAGGATATGCTCAACCAGCTCCTCTCCTACGCGGAGATAGCCGAGCGGTTCAACCTATCCAAGCAGAGAATCTATAGCATTATGCAACGATACAAGGAATTAAAGAGATGATAAAAATCAAGGTACACGAGAAGCACATTACCCTGGAGGACGTGGACGATGCGTTCAAGTCCCAGGCGTACAACCTCATGGAGAACTGGTGCCTCGTACGGGTATCCGAGCTGGACGATGCCTTCTCCTACGAGCACAACCACTGGATCGACGAACTCTATGCTGCCCTGTTTAACTGCTTGAAGGTAATATTGAACATACCTCACTCCCAGAGGGCCTTGCTCAAGCGGATAGACAAGGGGCTGAATCTGCCCATCATCACCGACCCGGACAAGTCACGGAACCTTATTGAGACCAAGTTCCTCGTGAAGGAGCATATTCCCGAGGACGTGTTCAACCAGGTGCTCGCGGAGTGGTACACGGACGGCAAGGCCGAGCTCCGCAAGGTGCTGACCTCCGAGCAGAGCCTCGTGTCCTACATCCGGGCCAAGCAGGCTACGGCGCCCGCAAAGAAAACAAGAAAGAGACGCAAGTGAGGATTTTATGCGACACTTCAAGGATCTGCCCCAGTCTACGGGGCATTCTATGACTTATGCCGGTATCGGCAACCGCGACCTCGACGGGGTGCGGGAAAGCAACACCCACGAGCCCGTACAGAACGTGATGGCGTGGATAGCCGGAGAACTAGAGAAACTCGGCTACACGTTGAACAGCGGTGGTGCGAAGGGCGCGGACCTTTCCTTCGAGAGTGGCGTAAAGTCCCGCGGTCACAAGAACGTGTTCTATGCCGCCGATGCAACCGAGGAAACCCGCGCCATAGCGCAGGAACTGCACCCGAGGCACGGGAACCTTTCCGGCATCGCCCTCGACCTGTTCGCCCGCAACACGAACCAGGTGTTCGGCCTGAACCTGGATACGACCGTGGACTTCGTGGTGTGCTATACCCGCGACGGGTGCGAAACTGCGAGGGAACGTACACGTGATACGGGTGGCACGGGGCAGGCGATAGAGATGGCCGACCGCAAGGGGGCCCCCGTGTTCAACATGAAGAAGAAGGACTGGCTCGACAGGCTTAACGCCTTCCTCAAGTCGCACGGGGTAACGGACAAGGACATTGAGTTCCCGAAGGGGAAGCTCCCGTCGGTTCCCGCACGCTTCCTCTGGCACAGGTAACCCATGACCGATTGGAAACGGCTATTCGAGGACCTCGGCGTTCCCTGCTTCGATAGCGGGAAGAACGTGTCCCCCGGTAACATCAACATCCAGTGCCCCTTCTGCTCCGATTCATCGGATCATCTGGGATTCTCCATAGAGAAGGGTAACTGCCACTGTTGGCGTTGCAAGGCGGGCGCTCCCGCCAAGGCTGTGTCCCTCGCGGCCCACATACCCCTGGAGAAGGCGAAGGACTTGATACGCAAGTATACCACGGGCGACATGTCCGTGCTGGGCATAACGCAACGAAAGCGGGCACGGGCCAGCGAGATAACCATGCCTGGGACGGCGCTGGGAGCACCCCACCGAAAGTACCTGGAGGGACGCAACTTCGACCCGGACGAACTCGTGTTCTACCACGGGATAAAGGGGACGGACTTCTCGGGGATGTGGAACGGGATAGACTTCCGCTACCGCATAATGATACCCGTGTACGACGGCGACGGCAGGCTCTGCACCTTCCAGGGTCGCGACTATACCGGAAAGTCCGACCTCCGCTATAAGTGCTGCCCCGTGGAGAAGGCGATAGTCCACCACAAGCACCTGCTATATGGTGCGGAGATGGCGCAAGGCCTCAAGCGTATCGTGGTGGTGGAGGGCGTGTTCGACCAGTGGCGGATGGGGCAGGGGTGCGTGGCCACCTTCGGTACCTCGCTCACGAGGGAGCAGGTAAACCTGCTTACCAACTGGAAGGAGGTGATATTCCTGTTCGATCCCGAGCCCGAGGCCCAGCAACACGCAAGGGACTACGCGCAAGACATAGCGGCCTGCGGGTGCTCCGTGGAGATATGCGCCGCCGAGTTCGGCAACGACAAGGACGGCAATCCGATAGACCCTGGCGACCTCTCCCCCGAGAGGGCACGGGACATAATGAGAGATTTTGGTTTCAAAAGATAGGAGTTACTATGGGCTTTGATTTCAGCATGGGCGCCTCAGACCACGTGTCGGTCGGCAGGGACGCCCTCAAGAGATTTATCGGCGTGGCACGCAAGGTGGTGCCCCAGCGCAACATCATGGAGATACTCAAGACGGTGCACGTGCAGTGCTTCGGCACTATCGGGTATCTCTCCGTTACGGACAGCTACAACTTCCTTACGCTCCCCGTAAAGGGTAGCGGCGGCTTCGACGTGTGCGTGGACTTCAAGGGGTTCTGCGACCTCGTGGCCGGATCCACATCGGACGAGGTGACCCTGGAGTACTCGGACGGGGAACTGCGTATGACCGTGTTTGGCACCACGCAGGGCAGCATATCCACCATACCCGGCGAGGACTTCCCCCCGAACCTCTGCAGGAAGGACTTGGGTAGCGGATATGCGATATCCAGGGAACTCGGGAGCACGCTCTCCCGCCTTACCTCGCTCTGCGTGGACGACGGGAGATTCCCGGCCCTTTCCCATATCCTCGTGACGGCCAAGGACTCCGTGGGGTTCCGTTGTGGCGGTGCCTTCCTGATGGGCACGGCGTGGGAGGTATCCCGCGAGGACAACTTCGTTCTCCCGAACGTGGCGGCATCCATGCTCAAGGACGGGGGTACGCTCTATAGGAACGGGGGAGACTTCAGCATATCCGCCAACGGGATGACCATCGGCGGAAAGACGGTATCCTCCCCGTACCCGTTTCCGAACCTGCCGAACTACGTGAACGGCGTGGACGTGGACGTGCAGGGGCTGTCGTCTCTGCTCAAGGCGCTCCCCGTGGACTGCGACCGGGCGCTCCTACACCTTTCCCCGATGACGCTGGACGCCGAGGGCGAGATTACTCCCGAGGAGGCGGTTATGGACAACGGACCCGTATGGCTATCCCGCGACCTGCTCGGCAAGGTGCTGGAACTCGTATCCGCCTACCCCTCGGTCAACGTATGCACCGCGGGCGCGACCAGGGCTACGATGTGGACGGCGGGGAACCTGTCGTTCGTCCTTATGCCAATGCACCCGAAGAAGTAAGCCCACGTGCTATAAGTTAAGATAGGGCTACGGGAAATTCCTCCCGTAGCCATTTTTCCCGTAAGGAAACAACATGTTCAGTTACAAGTACAACGGGGATAGGGATCTCCTCAAGAACGCAAGGATAAACAAGAAGAGGGCGGTAGCGGTGCATTCGTGCTGCGACTGCGGTTCTACCGAGGACACCCGCCCCATCGGGCCGAACACATACATGTGCAAGGCATGCCTGCTGAAGCCCGTGGACGGGATGGACAAAAATTCCTCCCCGTACGGCTACACTTTCGTCAATAATAATGTATTTTTAGAGCATGGACAAGCTGAAGAACATAAGGGTGACGCATAGGCTGTGGGCTAACATCTCGCGGTGGGGACGGCTGTCCCCGAAGTACCTCGTCATCCACTTCACGTCGGGTATAGGCGACAGCGCCGACCTGGCACCGGCAATGTTCAAAATATACAAGACCTACGTGGATAGGGGAAGCAACGCCCACTACATGGTGGGCAGGTCCGAGATATGGGAGATGGTGGATCCCAAGACCTACTACACGAAGTACTCATGCGGGTCGCCCGTAGGGAAGAAGAACGCCTGCAGGATACCCGACTGGGGCGTCACGGCATATCAAGGCCCGCTGTCCATGAGCCACGCTGGCCTGGCCGGGCACACGAACACGATAAACGTGGAGGTGTGCTCGCTAAAGCTGGGGCCGAAGCGTTGCTCCCCGATGGACGACGGGTGGTACTTCCACCCGGACACGTACGGCAACGCGGTGCGGCTGTCCGCGTGGATATGCGAGGAATTCGGCATCAAGGTGTCGAACATCATCATGCACAACCAGATCACGGGCAAGCTCTGCCCCGCGATGTGGTGCAACCGGGACGGGGCGGAGGCGCAGTTCGAGCAGTTCAAGATGGATGTGGGTGCACTCTTGAACGACGCCCCCGTACCCGAACCCCCGAAGGCGCCCGCGGGCGGCACGGTAAAGGTGTCCGCGGGCTCGCTGTTCTACGCCAAGCCCGATGCCGGCGGTATCGTGCTGGCGCAGGCCAAGGCCGACATGTCGCTGGAGTACACCATAAAGAACGGCCTGTTCGTATATACGGACATGGGATGGGTCATTTCCAACTAGGAGACTTTCATGATTACGCTGAAGAAAATGGCAAGCCAGTTCTACGACCTCTTCAAGAACGTGAAGCCCACGCCGAAGGTGCGCCACCTGCGTATCCTTACGTGGGGCGACGACGTAGTGTTCCAAGGTTCGTGCATGGGCACGCAAGGGCTGTACACGATGGACATACGCCTGCGCAAGGACGAGGAGGGGAAGGTATCGTACCTCTCCCCCGTGTCCGACATCTTCTGCGGGTGTCCCGCCTTCAAGTACTACGTGCAGGACCCCTTGGCCAAGGCCGGGTCCGCCGAGCCCACGGGACACGTGAATATGCGTATCAACAACCCGAAGCAGATTCCCGCTCCCTGCAAGCATCTCTACGCATACATTCAGTACATAATGACGAGGGGACTCATTACGCAGGCCAACATGCGAAGCGCCAAGTCTGCCTTGAAGGACGTTAAGTAGCCCGATGTCGTTCCTGTCCTCCATAGTATCCAAGTTCGGCAAGCCCGACGAGGGCGGTATCGGCGACGACAATTCGTCCCAGGCCGCCAAGGACAACAACCCGTACATCGCGGGCCCGGCGCTCGGCGCTCGCAACGCCTATGATGCGATATACTCGGCTGTCCGGTGGATGGCCGAGGGCAAGCGCAAGTCGCTGGAAACGATAGACGCGTGGCTGCGCGAGTGGGAGAAGGAGATAGACCGGATCGCGGCGCAGTACGAGGAACTGCTCAAGAAGATAGGTGACGTCATGGGCAGCGCCGAGGCGACGTTCACGATGGACCTCGCCAAGGAGGCGTGGGAAATAATCCAGGGCTCGCCCGAGCTCCGCAGGTACATGGGCGAAGCCAACTATTGGTACCTGCACGACACGTTGGGACTGCTGGCTACGCAGACCGGGTCGATGACCGCGGAACTTATGGAGGGCGTCAAGGCGGCGCTGAAGGCCACCATACTGGCTGTCCTGTCCGCTACCGACGGCCTGCTCCAGGTGGAGAGCTACTACGGGCGGATAGCGCAGTACTGGGGCGGCCTCTACCAGAAGATGCTCCCCCTCCCGCTTACGGACAGCATCTGCCCGCAGGTCACCTGCGCTTACTACTACAAGCCCACGCACGTTACCGATAGGGACGGGTACGTCCTCGAGAACCCCGTACCCGGAAACGGCTTCTCGCCCATACCGCTACCGCTACCCGACGTGGAAACGGCGGGCAGGTACGGTCTGCCCAGCGCCTTCCCCGATTACCAGGACCCGGCGTCGTGGTACGTGGACGGGGTCGGACGCACCCCGTGGTACATGCAGACCTCGATGGATATGTTCTGGCGCTCCCTTAACTACTGGGGCAGTTCCTACAGGGACTCCGTACCCCCGCTCGTAGGCATCGTATACGGGCAACGTGACTATACCGCCCGAGAGGATGGGGAGCACCCGTTGATAGTGGGGAAGACCTTCGCCCAGCTCGACACGTCCCTTACCGCCATATCCGGCGGGAACACCGCATCGTCCAAGATTTCCGATATCCTCGGAGCGGTATTCACCGAGGACGTGGTCCCGTACCTGAACGAGTGGCAGGAGGCCTACGAGGCCATGCGGGATATTGTATTTAACTGGGCGGCAACCAACGGAATTAACTCCGTTACCGACCTGTACTACGCCACGGTTGGCAATACTCGTGCACTGTTCGCGCTCAAGGCGTACCTGGATTCAAGCGCCGACTACAAGACGGCACGTGAAAGACTTATAGGGGCATGGAACGGGATGGTTAATGCCTCGGGTACCGGATCCTATGCCGACTTCTACAGGGAGTGTCTGCGGGTGCTCCAGGAGGTGGCGCATGCTACGGGAGACCTCAAGGGCGAGAACGTGTATGCCATGCCCGTTCCGATGGCGCTGTCCACGGACCCCGTCGTGAGTGTTGTAGATGGCGTTACCCTAGCAGCCCCGCAGTCCCCTGACATGTACGGGCTCCGCGGCATGGTAACAATTACGGGATGGGCGGCATCTCCTACAACTGACTATAGCGACGTGTTTGGCGTGGGTCGTTTTATCCTGCCGTCCGTGCAGGGTTTCGTCATGTTCCCCCAGGACTACACTCCCGCGATGTACTCGGACGCATTGTGGTACCCCGTGGCGTACATGAGGCAACTGTCCGTTCTTACCAACAATGTTGATATCGGGGTGGGAGAGGCTACCGTCAAGGGCGACTCCGAGATACTGCGCTACTCCTACGGGACGGCGTGGAACGCATCGGACACGGTGGGTACGCCCCCGTCGGCATTGTCTGACCCGGACGCCTGCGGGGTGGCGGATCCCGCCATTGTCGGCGACCGCTACATGTTCTGCAACCTGTTGTTCCCAGACGGCGTGATAGTTTCCGACGGGAGCATGTCCGACGCCCCGGACACCTTCGTTACCATATACCGGAAGTACGCCACTGCGTACATGGCATCCGAGGAACTAGCTGACGAGGTTGGGTACTCCATACGGGAGGGCCGCCAGGTCCTGTTCCCGTGCTTCGGCGTGTACGGCGAGTGGCTCGGAATGTACTCTTGGGAGTTCCGCGAGATGCCCTCGTCCACGTTCGGCGCCACCTATGCCCGCTGCAGAAGCGGGAGCGACCTCTACTACGAGAAGACGAGGCCATCTCACGTCGTGTTCCGCCACTCCCGCTATTACTCCGACACGCGGGCCATGTCCATGACCATATACCACGAGGCCATAGCTCACTCCGAGCGCTCCGCCGGTGAGGAGAGGTACGACTTCTACGTGTTCCCTATGGAGAGCGTGTCTATAGGTACGCACAGGGACGGGGACTACGACCTCGGCAGCCTGTGGCCCGTCAACGTGACCAAGGACGGGGTCGGATACCGCTACATAACTATGCGCAACGCCATTCCGAAGTGTCCCAAGTACGTGGACCCCGAGCTGTGGTCGTTCATGGACCTCGTGCACGAACTCTACTTCCTCGCCGAGAGCCTGTCGGGGCTGTGCGCGGACAACGGGGAGCGGATGGACAATATCGAGAAGACGCTCTCGGACTTCGGGCTCGAGCCCCCGCAGTTCCTCGGGCAGCTTCCCGCCGACAACGGGAAGCACATCGACTACAAGTTTACTATATTCCAACAGTACGCGGACAGGCTGAAGAAGGCGCTGGACAACGTCTACTCCCTGCGCGACAAGATTTTCAAGGCTACCGAGAACTGGTAGCGACGGAGGATTCATGCTTACCAATCCTAACTGGAACGTACATACGAACTATGCGGTAAACGACGTATTTAAGCCGGTCGCCGCGAACCAGCTCGTATCGACCATCCCTTACGACTACGTCATCACGCAGGCCATGCTGGACTGGGGTGTCGCCAATGCCAGCGACTCCAACGGAATCGACATCGCGAAGGTGCTCAAGAAGGGGGACACGGGCAGTACTGCCGGCATAACTTCCAAGAAGCGTATCTCCGTAATGCTGGACTGCGATACCGACTCGACTATGACGCTGAACTTCCGTAACCTTGTTGGATCCCCGTGGTTCGCTGAGGGGCAGGGCACCAACACCCTGGACATCTATCCGAAGGCACCGTTCATATTTACCGGGCGCTCGGGACCGACATATATCTATAACGGATACAAGAACTTTGTAATCATCCTGGACACCGTCCAGCAGGCAACCCTGTATGTGGGTGTGTTCACGTGCACCTCGAATATCCCGTGGAGTACTGGTTCGTTTATCTACGAGGCCGTCCAGGGCAACAACGTACCTTCCGGCGCAAGTGTCGTCCATACCGCATGGATGACGAACAAGGTGCCCGTGAGCGTATCCGACATATCCGACTTGCCCTCGTTGACCGCGGACATGTTCATCCTGCACAGTGGGAATATGATACAGGACCAAGTGGATAATACTACGTTCACAGTCATCCAGGAGAAACTGGGTAGTAATATTGTACCATACCTCGTTACGTCCTATTCGGAAGGCCTTAACAAATTCTGTCCCTTGATAAATATAGAGGCGGGCTGTATTCCAGTGTTCCGTGACGAGAGTGGTAAACGCAACCTTCGCTTGGAATACGATAGTACTCAACAGGTGTACAAGTGGAATATCGTGAACGACTTTAAATTCCCTGGCCTCATCCAGTTCCCCGGAGCGGGGGTAACGCAGCTTGACGTCTATAATATGCTTGTGGAAAATATTACGGCCAACGGACTGCCCAAGCTCGCATATACTCCGTCGGGGTCGCAGACGTTCCTTGTCCCTGGTACGTCATATTTAAAACTAAGCAATACCTCGTATAATTTCTATTGGACGTATTCCTCCGGGAGCACTACCAATACCTTGTGGATGAACGGACAGGGTACATGGAATATTGATTGATGAACTTCCTCCAGATATCGCTCACTACCAAGTGCAACCTGGCCTGCCCAACGTGCCCGATGGCGGCGTACCGGAATACGGATAACGCCCCGTTCGTGCTTACTAATGGCAGGCTCCTCCCGTGGATCCGCAAGTACCTCTCCCCACACTCCTGGGTCATCGAACTCACGGGGGGAGAGCCTGCCCTTTATGACGGCATCTCCGACCTGCTATATGCACTGGACTCGGAAGGTTACAGGGGGCTCGTCAAGACCAACGGCCTGCTCCCCATACCCAAGACCGACAACTTCATACGCGTTGCCGCCTTCCACAACCTTGACCGGTTCCCCGTCTACTACGACAAGATACTTATTGTGGACAAGCTGGAACGCGAGGCCAAGGAGGCGTACTGCAAGGAGCACGGCATAGACTACCGCGTCATCGGGTTCAACAAGGAGAACCCGGACGGAGCGACGCACGGCTTCGACAAGGTGGCCTACATCGACCCGCACGGACACCAGGTCCCCTGCCCGTCCTGCCCCATCCAGTACGAAAAACAACCCGACCGCTACACGATCGAGTATCAACGGTTGAAGCCGGGTATGTGCTGCGGGCACTGCAAGGCGGCGATAGACGCATGGCGCTTCCTGCCCGACTCGTGGAATTGAACTATCCCCCACGCTAAAGACATGCGGGATTCCCTAACTTACACAGAAACATTTCCTGCGATGGTTTCGGGCATTCTCGGTGTAATCCGAGCATTTTTAAGGACTTCGGTAGGTTCCCTTCCTAATGTCCGTTTGACTCCTAGATACAGAATATTACGTGCAGCGTTCACATCCCTATCGTGCTGTACGTTGCATACGGGGCATACCCACTGATTCACACCTAACACGACAGCCGTATTTATATTCCCGCACACGTTACAGGTCTTGCTTGTGTATTGTGCAGGCACCTTTACAAGGTTCGTCTTATAGGACAGGTATTGCCGAAGCAACCCAAATCCTTGGTCGCCAACAGTCTTACCGTGTTCTAGCTCCGAAGCCATCTTGGATAGATCGATGTCCTCCATGAACACGTATTGGTATTTGTTGGCTAACTCCCGGCTAACCTTGTGAAGCCAATCCTTACGTTGGTTGGCTACTTTTTCGTATAGCCTCGCCACTTTAAGTCTGGCTTTTTGATATCGGTGGGATTGTTCGTTCTTTCCATTGACGAACCGGTTGGACTGGATTTGCTGGTATTTCGCTAGCTGCTTTTCCTTACGCTTCAAGAAACGGGGGCACTTGATTTTCGTGCCGTCGCTCAAAGTGAGGAAAGAATCGGAGTTGCAGTTCCAATCTATGCCTACGGCTTTTCCATTTTGTATTTTCTTAATATCTTTAGTTTCTACACAAATCTTGACATACCATTTTCCACTTGCAGACCGCTTAAAGGTAATGTTCTTCCATCTACCCTTGCAGAACTGCGAAGACGCATGGAGGGGTATATAGCCAAGCCTACGAGATATGAACAGCCCTTTTGAATTGATGTGGGCTACATTTCTTTGCAATGCATACCTAAACGATGCCTTGGAGTTCTTTTTGCTCTTGAAGGTTGGTGGTTGCATAGGCTTTCCCTTGCGGGTACCCTTGAGAGATGCAAAGAAATTCGTATATGCTCCACGGACATCGCTCCATGTTTGTCCAAGTGGCACGGAATCCACTTCCTTAATCCACTCCAATGCTTCGGGCTTGAACTTCATGAACGTAGGCTTGTAGCCCTCAATAGGCATACTGTGGTCTTTGTTCTTGTTCTCCACCACCAGGTTGTAATACAGACGACAAAGACCAAGTGTCTTGTTGAAGATAGACACTTGTTCCTTGGTTGGATAGATTCTGTATTCGTAAGCTTTGTTCATAAGTTTATGTAAACTTTGACTATACTTTAAATATGCATAAGGTTTTTAGAATTTGCAATAGGTTTATTCAAAAATCTGGGCGATTCATTTTACAGGCACTAAAAATTTGTGAGTATTCTCGTTACATTTCTATAACTTCTTTATATTCAATAATAAAGTTCTGATGCCACCACGAGTTAATCGTGAGCGCGTTGTTGCACTTGCCGTTGAGCCACAGGAAGTACGGGCCCTTGTCGGCGTGTTCCAACCCGTGCGTTGCGGTGAAGCCTATTCTATGTACGTTGCTCAATCCTAGATTTTTCATCGCAAGTCCTTGTACAAAATGACCTTGATCTTGTTTCCGCTGCCCTCGCTGGATTTCAGTGCGTAGCACTTGCCCGCCGGATCCACGACGTTCTGCTCAAAGTGCCAACCGTAGGGCGTCATGTCCTTCAGCGGCGTAATGACGTTGCCGCCATTCATCGCCTCCTCCTCGGGCTGCCCCTACGCGGTGCCCTCTCATCAGATTCCTCGTCGTGGTATTCCTCTTCCTGACCCATGTCCACTCTCGACAGCAACTTGAAGTCGAGGTACGGCCTCCCGATGGCGAGGCACGACGTGCATACCACCTGGTCTATGCAGGGAGCGCCGTCACGCGAGGTTTCGCAGGCCACTCGGCATATCCCCCTGGCCTTCTCCTCCATGGAGTGGTTCAGCGTTATCAGCTTGGTCACGTGAGCCACCTTTCGGATATCTTCGGCCACGTCCGCCGCTCCGACGTCCTTGTTGCCGCCCACGGTCTGCCTGCCGGTTTGCGATGCGGTCACCAGTACGCCCTTGCGCTCCGACGCCAGACCTCTCAAACCCTTCCACGTGGTGTTGATGCGGTCGCGTTCCGAGTCTCCTCGCCCGAGGTCCATGATATCCGCGTAGTCCACGACTATCACCTCGGGTACGAAGTTCTCGTACACCTCCATGTCCTTGAGTTCCGCCTGCAACCCGCGCACCGTGAGCGAGTTCGTCGGGTAGTTCCTCAGTTCCAGCCTTCCCCCGCGGCTCATCTTCCGCAGGTCCCGCATGTCCTTCGCTATGCGCTCGTCGGACACGTCCACGCGACGGGTCGTGGCCACCCCGTCCACGATACGGAACACGCCCTCGTCGCACTCCTGGAACTCCGGCCACGGGGCCTCCTCCCCGTACCTGCTCCTGCCCTGCAGCATCTGCCAGAACCTGCGCACCATCTGCTTCTTGGACATCTCCAGGGAAACGAACAGCACCGCCTTGCCCTGCAAGGCCGCCTGCATCGCGATGACCATGAGCCACCACGTCTTGCTCGACTTGGGGGGACCGATGACCGCGACGAAGTCCTCGCGGATGAACGGGCCGATGACCCTGCCGAGTTCCCCCGGCATCTCGAACACAACGTCCTCCTCGTCGTCGAAGGCGGAGGACACCGCCTCCACGTCGCCGAACATGTCCACGACCTCGGTCTTGCGGATCTCGGGCTTCACGAAGTCCGCTATAGCGTGGAAGCCCCCGCTCACGTCGTTGGCCTGCACCGCACGTGATAGCCGGTCGGAGAGAACGGCGAGCGACCGCCCCTGGAAGAACTTCAGCGCCATCTCCTCGGCCATGCCCTCGTTCGTGGGAAGCCACTCGTCGGAGCAGGACTGGAGGAAGGTGTAGACCATCTCCGCGTCCGCGTCCTTGAGCTCGGACGCCCGCTGGCGGTACAAGTCGCTTATCGCGCCCTTCGGGGCCTCTCCGCACTTGTCGTAGAAGTCCCATACCCACGTGGACACTATCTTTCCCAGCGTGGTCTCGAACAGGGTTGGGTCGCCCACCTTCCGGCACCTACCGAGGAGCGTGGTGGACATGATTAGGTTTGAAAGTACTCTGCGTTCAACGGATATGTCTATCTTCTCGCGGCGTAGGGGCATGCGTAAAAACTCTGGGGTGGCGATGTAAAACTTGAAATGGGCACGCCCGAGAGCGTGCCCTTCCAATATAGCAAGGCGGCAAAATCAGTTATTTCTTACTTGACGTAAGATTCTCTATTGGGGTAGTTTTCCCGAAGTGGTGCGTGTCGTAGTAGCGCAGTTCCTCCTTGGACAGCGTGTTGGGGACGATTTTGTGTCCTGCCGCGAGCAGGCTCTTTTCTAGTTCTTTCGCATTCAGCATAGTCTATCCTTTAGGGACGCGGATTCCCTTCCTCTCCATTATCTCGGTCAATAGGTCTATATCCGCGGCTTCCTTGCCGTCCACGAGCCCGTCTAGCATCTTGGCACGGTTGTCCAGGATTTCCATAGCCTCCATGTCGATAGTCCCGTTGGCAACGAGATAGTATGCCGTTACGGGCTTCGTCTGCCCTGAACGAGATAGGCGATCCGTTGCCTGCCGGTGGAAGTTCGGCGTGTGGGCGAACTCGGCGAAGGCACAGTGGCTGCATACATGCTGAAGTCCGTCGATACCGACACCCCCGCTCTGGATGTTGGCCACGAGCAGGCGGCAGTCCTCGTCCTTGATGAACATGTCCTTGGCCGTCTCCCTCTCGCTGGCGGTCATTCCCCCGTATATCTTGGCGGGCTTCCACGGTTTCATCTGCGAGCAGAGCAGATCCACCACGTCACGATGCCACGCAAAGAGCAATAGCTTCTCCCCGGACTGGAGGAAGCAGTCCACCCAGTCCTCCAAAGCCTTCTCTTTGAGCGTGAAGGCGGTGTGCAGTAGCCCCGCGATGCGGTTCCTCATGCCCGAGAGTTCCGTGCCCCCGCCGAATACGGAGGCCTCCTCCTCGGCATACGCCTTCATGGCATCGGGATCGGTCTCTAGCGGCACCACCTCTATCGTCTTGGGGGGCAGATCCTTCATCACGTCCTGCTTCGTGCGCCTCAGCATGCAGTTCACGATGGCGCGGTGGAGCTGGTCGGCGTTGGTCACCCCGTTGAAGGTCATGCCGTACCCGTTGTTCTTCGGGTCGCAGTAGGTGTATAGATACTTGTAGTAGTCGGGGAATACGTCCGGCATCATTATGTTGAGGCACGGCCAGAACTGGGCGGGGCGGGACATCGCGGGGGTGCCGCTCATCGCTATCACCTCACGTGTAATCTTCGCCAGGGCCATGAACGCCATCGAGCGTATGGACTTGGGGTTGCCTATCGCCTGCACCTCGTCCCCTACCAGCAACATTAAATTTAGCCTAGTCAGCTGGCCGTCTGCAATAAATCTCAACTTGCCGTCCTTGGTCTTCTCGGTATGTCCTACCCAGTCGGCAAGGATGTCCCAGTTGATTATGTACGTCTTGTCCGGGGACAGCTCGTGTGGGGTCTTGCCGTACAGCACCTCGGGCTTCGGGAACGTCCCCTCCACCTTCGAGAGCCACGCTTCGTATGCGTTCTTCCACTGCAGTTTCGTCGGGGCGTTGACCACGTAGAGGGCGGGGAAGGACTGGGCGTAGACCATCCACGCGAGCGCCTCCACGGTCTTGCCGCAGTTGTGCACCACGATCCGGTTCGCCACGAAGTTGGCGTGCTCCAGCACCTTCACGTCGTAGGTCATCCGCATCCCGCAGGGATACACGGAGTCAACCCTCGCGTAGTCCTCCTCCCCGTCTATGCGAACCCTGCACCCCAAGAGCTTCTCCGCCTCCACGTACCCGTAGTCAGTAAGAACTCGGTGGTCGTGCGTGGCTATCAGGAACTTGCCATTATCCAGGGTGACGTGTACGCACCCCTTGATGCCGCTCTCTATGACATCTACAATTTCTCCGTATCCGAGAGTGCCGTCGGCGAGGACGCACTTGATTTTCCACTGTTTGTCCTCGGTGTACTTGCGGTGCAGGGTTTCCAGGGACATCCCTACTACCTTCTCGCCCGTGTCGATATGCACGAGCATGTCGCCCGAGATGCATCCCATCTCGTCGCCGAGCAGCACCCTTCCGTGCCTTACCTGGCAGAACTTGAGGAAATCCACTTGATACGGGCGCAGGCCGGGGAGCAGCGTAGCCCCCGGTATTAGCCCCATCCGGTCTATCTTCGCCCGTTGCTCTTCCAACGGGTCGGGAAGGTCGGCCTTCTCCACGGGGGGATCTGGCGCGGGCCATCCCGACATGAACAGCCACTCCCGCGTCTTGTCGTCCCACGGGAGTTCCCACAGCTTGGTCAGCGTGTTGTAGTTGCGGACGGGCAATGCCTTTATGGCGGCGAGAATGAGTTTCCACGTGTCCCTGTCGGGGCAATTCCACCCTACCTCCACCTTCTCGTTTCCGGGGAGCATACGGGCGGTATACCTGCATCCGGGTACAGGCGATATCGGGGGCGGGAATCGGGTTTTCTTCGGGTACATAATTAGACTATAGCAGGTTCTAGCATCTTATGCGGTTCTACTACGGGAAGTTCTAATATTTCTTCGCCGATTTTAACATAATTCACGTCTAGTTTACGGGTTTTCAGTATTTCTACAGCCTTTTCCAAAGATTCCTTCCACGCAGGGAAAAGTTCTCCAAGTCCGAATTCCATATAGAGTTCATCAAGGTCCATAACTACACCGATAGCCCAGTTTACATCTGCTTCCGTGAAATCTTCGTGTAGTGCCTTATCCCGGAATTTGTCATATCGGGGATTCATTGAAACAATACGGTCATATTCTTCTTTGGATTTAAACCCGAAGATGCATTTTTCCACGAGGTCCTTGTTTTCCCCTAGTTCTCGCAAGTAATGAAAACCATCATCATTCAATCCTATAATTTTTGTACCTAATAGTTCTTTTGCGATGATATTAGGTATAGGATAACCGCCATATTTCTTAAAGTAATGCTCGATGATACCGCTAACTTCCGCCCAGTACCACTTGTCGAAATTGGCAATATCGTGTTTTACGATTTCAATAACGCCCTCACGATACTGCGGATTACTACGGATTCCCGTAATACCGGTCATCTTCTTACCCGGCAACCGGCCTTCATAGATAGCAAGGGCCGCACGTTCTCCATCCGTCAAGGCGAACCTTACTTCGGATAAGTTCTTCAGAAGCGTAGAGTCTTTGGAGGGTCCTACCCAACCATCAAGACTAGATGCCTTGTATCCTTCATCTAAAGTCTTTCTAATATACCCGATTAACGGAGCAATCTCATCCTTTTCTGTAATGAACTGCAACTGGATGTTATTCTCGTTAATATGCTCATTAACTTTTATTTTTAGCGACATAGTTATGTTTCCTTTGAAAAATGCCCCAAAAACACGTTAAGTAGGAGATCGTATTTTCGGGGCATTTAAATTCTTTAGCCATCCAACTCCTACATAGGACAGCATATTTCCAAGTATAAATATAATATATATTCCGCAGAAAAACAACAATGTAAGAAGAAAATAAGATTTTGCCATCCTGCTATATCATTTCCCGATGCCCCACAACCTAGAGAAATTGACATACGGCATATCCGAGCTGCTCGACACGCTCGGCCTCAAGGGCTCGGTAGTTACCGTGTCAAGGGACGTGCTCGAGGTGCGCCTGTCCAAGGACGACGCCTTCGGCAGCGCCTTCCCGCTCAAGGAGCGCCCGCAGGTGCGACTCCACGCCGAGCCCATACTGCCCGACCGCAAGCCGAAGAAGAAGGAAGAGAAGCCCCCCGAGCAGGGGTTCTTCAAGGTGGCCTCCACCGACCCGATGAACTCGTGCGGCCTCGACGAGGAACAGCGCGAGGCGCTCTACGCCCTAGTGAACGGCAAGTACCCGTTCCTCTCCAAGACCAAGACGGACTCCCGGACGTGGGAGTGCACGTGCAGGGAGATAGTGTGGATAGCCGAGGGGCTGTTCTGGAAGTCGCACCGCTGGGATCCGGCGTGGCTCGGGCGCATGACCAAGAAGGGTGTTGGCCCGCAACTCATGTCCGGGCTGGCCACGGGGGCGCACGCCGTCATCCGCGCCCTCGCCGACAGCCTCGACGCCGTGGTGGAGCGGAACAAGGAGGGCTTCTGGTGGCCGTCCGTCGAGAAGGGCAGGCAGAAGAGGGAGCCCCTGCTCAGCTTCCTCGTGTCCCGCACCCGCAAGGGTACGGAGTGGAGCCCCTTCTGCGAGATATTCTGGGAGCGGAACAAGGCCGAGTCCATATCGTCCGGCCTGCCCGAGCGTGTGGTGGCCGTGGCGCACCGCATCATGGACGAGTCCCCGTGGCTCTCCTCGCTCCCGAAGCACTCCCAGGATTCCTACTGGGACGGGGTGCGCAAGTACTACGAGTGGTACATGGCTGAGCGGGATACGCTTATGCGGAACACGAGGAACAGGGCCAAGTTGTCCGACTCGGGATCGGCCATAGATCTCGTGTACCAGTGGGACTCCGAGAATGGCCACAGGAAGGTGTCGGCGCGGTTCGTTCACCCCGGAGTAGACCTATGGGGGCCGTTCAAGGCCTGGTGCAAGGACACGAGAGGCATAACTTTGTAAATTTGGTAGCCACATGGAAAAGAAAAGAAAGACTGCAGGCCCGAGGCATCCGGGCAAGGACAAGTACCCGGTGCATCACGAGGCCGAGACTATAACCATTCCACGCGCCGAATACGACGCGATGGTGGAGGAACTGCGGGACAGGCGCATGCGTGCCAACCGCAGGTGGATATCCACCGATACGAGGCTCCCGGATCCCGAGGAGTACGTAATCGTGTACGGGTCGGACTGGTGGAATGGTGGCAGTTACGCGATGCTGAAGGTAATGAAGGAACGTGGCCCGTTCGGTGAGATTCAGTGGTCGGACGGGAACGGTCCCGTGTCCGTTGAGGACATCTCGTACTGGACGCATTTTCCCGCAGCCCCGCGAGGTAGAGATGGAAATTAAGGGAAAGGTACACTGCTTATTCGAACAATCTGGGGTATTCAAGAACCAGTTCAAGGAACTCGGGTACGAGGCTTTCGACTACGACATCCAAAACCACTTCCACGAGACCGACCACGTGGTGGATCTGTTCAAGGCGATAGAGGACGCCTACGACGGGAAGCCGAGCCTCTTCGACGACATCACGCCCGACGACCTCATCATGGCGTTCTTCCCTTGCATCTACTTCTCGTGCATGAGCCAGATGCTCATAAGTTACACGCACCGCAACTACACGAATTACTCGCCAAAGGAGCGCTTCGACGCCATCCTCCAGCGTTCGGCGAACCGCGAGCTGTTCTTCTCCCGCGCCGTTAAGATGCTGGCCGTGGCGAAGATCCGGGGCCTTAGGATAATCATGGAGAACCCGTGGAGCGAGCAGACGTTTCTCAAGCAGAACTTCCCGTTCAACCCCAGCGTCGTGGACATGAACCGGACGCTCCGCGGCGACTACTACGTGAAGCCTACCGCCTACTGGTTCATCAACTGCGAGCCAACGAACGGGCAGACGCTACAGCCACGGAAGCCGGGGAAGAATATCTGCCAGGTAGCCCCCAACGGGATGCCCGGAATCTGTAACGAGGAACGCAGCCTCATACACCCGGACTACGCCCGCAACTTCATCTGCGACTTCGTGCTCGGGAAACGGCAGGAATTTGGGCAACTCTCGCTCTTCTAACGGGTTTTGCCCCTACGCTATATTGGTAAAAACTCTCGCTAAAAGGAATATTTTATGGGAATACGAGTATTGAGCCTTTTCGACGGCATGGGTTGCGGCAGGATAGCCCTGGAGGAACTCGGAGTCAAGGTGGACACGTACTACGCGTCGGAGGTAGACAAGAACGCCATCGCAATGGAAACTCTAAACTTCCCGGACACGGTCTGCCTCGGCGACGTGACTAAGGTGGACGCCCGCAAGCTCGGGCACATCGACCTGCTTATCGGCGGGTCGCCGTGCTTCACTAAGGGACACAAGGTACTTACCGAGAACGGGGAGAAGAACATCGAGGACATCGTGCTCGGCGACAGGGTGTTGACACACACGGGTTCGTATATGCCCGTAATCGATGTAGGAAGCAAGTTCTCGGACGACCTTTACGAGATGGTTCTCGCTGACGGGACTACGTATCACGTGACAGGAAACCATCCGTTCTATGCTACTACCGATGGGAAGGTTTTTTCCTGGGTGGCCTGTTCGGAACTTACCCCGGAACATGGGATACTGAAGGTAGACCGAGTCACGGTCACGCAGTTCAAGGGCAGGGATAGGATACCGGGCGATACCGTGTACAACATGACTGTGGACGTGGACCACAGCTACTCGGTTAATAATTACTTTGTACATAATTGCACGAACTTCAGTTTCGCCGGTCGCCGCAACGGCATGAATACTACCACGAACGAAGAAATATACTCGCTCGATCGCTATCTTGAACTCAAGCGCGATGGCTTCCAGTTTGACGGCGAGTCCTACCTGTTCTGGGAGTACATGCGCATCCTCGGGGAACTCCGCGAGACTAACCCGGACGTGTTCTTCTTTTTGGAGAACGTTGAGATGGGTGAGAAGTGGGAATCCGTGCTGACGAAGGCGATCGGTATTCCCGGCGTGCACGTCAATTCCGCCCTCGTGTCCGCGCAGAACCGCCGTCGCATCTATTGGACTAATATCCGTACGAAGAATGGGGGACTGCTCGGGTTCGGGTGGCAGGTACCCGACATCCCGCAGCCCGAGGACAAGGGCATCATGCTCTCGGACGTGCTCGACGACGTAGTGGACAGGAAGTACTATCTCAAGGACGAGGTGGTGGACAAGCTGCTCGCCAACGGGGTGAAGGGTGCGTAACAAGGCCTTATGTATGCCCTGCCTGCGCTACGGTGTGGTGGTACCCGAGTCGCAGAAAGTTCCTTGTCTTATATCTACGTACCAGCAGGACAGGTTCTACGACCCCGCGGGCGGGTTGCTCCCTGCGCTGGCTAAAAACCTTGAAGGATTTTTGATTTTGGTCTATGAAGAAAGTGCTCGTTAATCCGCTCTTCAACCACCCGGTACACGGATGGCTCACGCTGTTGCAGGCCGAGGATAAGTCGTTCTGCCTGTGCGCCAAGTACGCGCATCAGCCACGGTTCGACATCAAGACGTACATTATGGATTATGAGGATGTGGCATGATTAGGTGCACGTGGAAACAGCAACGCAGCGAGTTCGGGAAGCTCCACCGGCACGAATACGAAAACCTGCACTCGCGGGAATACGGCGGTAGGCAGGCCATGAAGGAAAAGGCGCTCGTGTTCGACAAGTGCGGACCGCTTACGCTCGCCCTCGGCGACAACGTCATCTTGGAACTGGACGAGGTGTAGCCATGTCCGTTAATGTTTTGCGCATCCGAAGAAGCGACTACGGGAAAGAGCACCGCAAGGCGTACGAGTACGGGCATTCCCGCGAATACGGCGGGATGCAGTCCATGGTGGAACGCTATCCTAGTACCGACGGCAAGAGCGGCCCGCTAACGACCGTGCTCAAGGACAACTTAGTGATCCATTATGAGTAGTGCTCGTATATGATTTTGCCCACCCGCTATAATGTACGATATGGATAAGATGCCGGTTCTAGTTGGATACAAGTGTGGAGTGACCCCCCCCCATGCAACGGGAAGGCGCCTACACTCACGACGGAACTGGCGCACCGGACGAACTCGTACGGCCTGCCCCACGTTTTGATATTTGAGATATTTAATGGAAAAGAACCTTAGAAACCCCCCCCCTCCCCCGGAAAGGAAGGTACATGAAGACTAGCATGCATTTCAGCAAGAGTTACTTCGGCGTGGACACTTGCACGGATCCTGCGTCATCAAAAAGTTGCTGTCTTACGAGCGGGGACTACCCTACGGTACATGCGGGTGGAGTTGAAGGGTTCTGCAAAAGGACATACTTGTTGGACATTGAGGTACTTGAATGAGGGTCGCATGTAATCCTACATGGAAGAATGGAATACTCATACCCCCCCCAGAGGAGGAACAAGAGTACTTGCATACAGGCGTTCCTGTGCAAGTGGTTCGTGCCAAGTAAGACTCATGACCTGACGTTCGTGATGGACTATGAAATTTTAGAAAAGGAATAACCGATGGCATTTTTCGACATGGAAGAGATAAAGCCCAAGGAGGAACCGTCCTCCGACGGGAGAATTATAACTCTCAACGGCAAGAAGGTGCACGTCCTCGGTATCCGCAGGCTCACTCCCGCCGAGTGCGCCCGCCTGCAGACCATACCCACGTGGTACGCATGGTACGGCAACTACGCGGATGAACTCGTGGACGGGGTGTCCACGAAGGGGTATAACGTGGCCCTCGGGCTGCTCTCGTCGGACGTCGTCACCAAGAACGTGTCCGAGGTGCTCTCCGTCATCCCCGTGGTGGAATCCTCGTGCACGCAGGTCAAGGCGGAGAAGCTCTCCGTGTCCTTCGATACGGACATCCCGGATTCTAGCGCCCGCTCGGTGTTGTTCGTCAAGGGCAAGGACGAGACGTCGCTCCCCGCCGGGTTTACCCGTGAGGTGGACATGGGAGGGTATCAAGTGTCGGTTATGCCTTCCGGCGTGCTGTCGGGCAGGTTGCCGGAGTCTACCGACGAGGTGGGTTTCATCAAGGTGCTCAAGGGCTTGCACGACGAGAGCCCCGTTACGGCGGTGTCGTACTTGATAGCGTGGTCTCTGTGCCGCGGTATCCTCGCCACGATGCACGGGGTGTCCCTCCGCGTGGACGGGACATGCACGGTCGCGGCAGGCAGGCTGACGTGGGAACTAACGTCGCTCCGGATTGGGCAGGTCAAGCAGATAAGCGACTCCAGCATATACAAGGCTCTCGGCAACGGGTGGACGGTGGATGTCGTCAAGCACTTCTTCTCGTTCCTCCCGAAGGAATGGCGTGCGGCGTGAAGGACTGGACGGGAAATCGCAACAGCACGGTAGCGCTACTAGGTAGCACCCGCGACACGGAAAACGTGCGTGAGGACAACGACTTCTACGCCACGCACCCGCTTGCTACGGAACTGTTGCTTGAACTGGAGGAGCTCTCGCACGATGTGTGGGAACCCTGCTGCGGGCAGGGTCATATCGGGAAGGTACTCGCGGCACGGGGCTTCAACGTGAAGGCTACAGATCTTGTCTACCGCGGATATGGTAGGGGGGGGGGAGGACTTCCTGCAGTGCACTACCCCGTTCGACGGGGATATCGTCACGAACCCCCCGTACATGTACGCCCCAGAGTGCGTCATCAAGGCATTGGAGCTCATCCCCGAAGGCCGCAAGGTCTGCATGTTCCTCAAGCTGCAGTTCCTGGAAGGACTTTCCCACTATGAACTTTTCAAGGCATACCCGCCACGGACTATTTACGTGGCCGTACGCCGCATGCAGTGCAGCAAGGGCGGGAAGTTCCTCGACGCCTCCATGGTGTGCTATTGCTGGTTTGTATGGATTAAGGGGTTTAAAGGTACACCCGAATTGAAATGGTTCAACTACGAGGCCCGCGAGACCGCATATCCCGAACTGCTGCACATCGCCAACCCCGAAGATACTCCAGGCACATACCCGAAGTTCTTCTAGGGGGGTCTGCTATATTATATTCAACACCTGCATAAAGGAAAAAAACTATGATTACTATCGAACACGAAAAACTCCTCTCCGCCCTCAAGAAGGTGCTCCCCGGCGTTGATGCCGGCACTACCGTCGTTACGGGCGCAACCCAGGTACTCTTTACCGGCAAGGCCGTCTGCTCCTACAACGGCACGACCTCCGTCACTACCCCGCTGGATATGCAGGAACTCGCCTTCTCCGTCAAGGGGATGGACCTGTACAACCTGCTCTCCAAGTTCAACGAGCAGTCCGTGGAACTGGATGTCGCGGGAAATAAGCTGAAACTCAAGTCAGGCCGCACCCGCGCCTCCCTCACTACGCTGGACGGGACTACCCTGCAGGCCAACGTGGACGCCCTTGCCCTGGGCGACGTGGAGTTCAAGCCGCTCCCGGACACCTTCATTACGGGTCTTGCCATGTGCAAGTTCAACAACCCGAAGAAGGAACTGGATGGCATGGCCGTGGGTCCGTACAAGGACGCCTCCGCCATCTTCGCCACCGACACGAACCGCATCTGCATCTACGAACTCCCGGAAAAGATGGACGACTTTTGGATCGGCAGTTCCGCTATCGGGACTATTACCAAGCTCGGCACGCCGAAGGAATACTGCGTATCCGGTGCATGGCTCCACGTCAAGTACGACGATGGCACGGTTCTCTCCGTTACCCGCGTCAGCGGCACCAAGTTCCCGTACCCCGTTCCGCAGTGCACCGCCAACATGGACGCGGCGCTCAAGTCCGAGCCCATCCTCGAGGGCACGCTCCCCGAGAACATCAAGGACGTTGTCGCCCGCGTGTCCGTGCTCGCGTCCTGCGTGAACAACACGTCCAACATCATCAAGATGTCGTTCAGCGCCGAGGGTATCGAACTATACGCCGAGAACAACGACGGCTCCGCCACGGAATCCGTGTCCTGGGGTACCGCTCCCGAGGGAGAGTTCCAGCCGACGGACATCTGGGTGGACAAGGCCTTCCTCCTCGAGGCCACGAACACGCTCATCCGCTTCAGCCTGTCCCGCGTGGGCAACATGACGGTAATGCTGTTCCGTACCGAGGGCTACAGCCAGCTCGTTGCCACGATGCAACGCTAACTATTTGGTGCATAAAATACCTCACACGGGCGGAGGATATCCGCCCGTGCTTTTTCAACCTCACAGGATTTTCATGGGTTTCTTCAATATTCAGCCGGAAATGGTAGCGCCCCCGAAGAAGGGTGGATGCGACGCGTGCAATATGGACAGGAGCGGGGTAGACGCCCCGTTCGTGGGCGACGGCAGGGACGGGGTGCTTATTCTCTCCGACCTTCCCGCCAAGTACGAGGAAAACGGCGAGGACAAGCTGTTCACGGCGAGGCACTACGACTACCTGTGGAAACTGCAGGGCAAGAGGGGGCTTCCCGAATATTTCCTTGAGAAGGCGTGGCTCGGGTACGTCATCCCGTGCCACAAGGGAAACAAGGAGCCGGTGTACTCGTGCTGTTCGGCCCGTCTTGAAAGGCTCATCAGCGAACTGAAGCCGAAGGTCATCATCCCGATGGGTCCGATAGCGGTACAGGCGCTCATTTGGAACAGGATGGCGGGGCGAATCACGAACACGCTCCCGTCGCACCTCTACGGCAAGCAGATCCCCGACCGCTACTACAACTGCTGGATATGCCCCACGTACGGGACGGAGTTCCTCTCGTGGCAGCGGGACGACCGGTGCCCCTACGACTACTTCGCCCAGCATATCCGCGCCGCGTGGAAACTTATCAACGTACCGCTTCCCAAAATTCCCACCGATATCCGAGTGACGGGCGATCCGAAGGAGGCCGCCAAGTGGATAGACGAGATAGTCGAGTGGGGGGAGGCAGATATCCTGGACAAGTCCCCCGAGGGGTATCACGACGTGGCGATAGACTACGAGACCACGGGGCTCAAGCCCCACCGCGACGGGCACGCCATCAAGGCCGCCTCGGTCGGGTACCGCAAGGACGGGGAGTACCATGCGATAGGCTTCCGATGGTACGGCGACTGCAAGGAACTCGTGGACGCTTGGTACAAACTGACGCACCACGACAAGATAGGCCTCGTGGCGCACAAGGCGGACTTCGAGGCGTGCTGGACCCGCTTCCGCGCCGGCCTTAACGACGGGCGCACGGACTGGCCCACGAACTGGTCATGGGACACCTGCCTCGGGGCGCACGTCATCGACAACAACCAAAAAACCGGGCTCAAGCTCCACACGTACTGCGAACTCGGAGTGCTCGGGTACGATACCGAGGTGGACTCGTTCCTGTCCACGATGATGACGGGCGAGGACAAGTCAAGCTGCAACGCCTTCAACCTGCTCAAGGAGCCCGTTGGCGTCCCGTGGAACGAACTCGTCTACTACTGCGGGCAGGACTCGCTGTACACCATATTTATCCGCGACAGGCAGTCCGCCCAGATGGTCGGGCTCGAGAAGCCGTTCCGCTTCTTCATGGGCGGTATGGACGCCCTCGCGAAGGTGCAGTCCGAGGGGCTGCCGATAGACTTTACCAAGATAGGGGCGCTCCAGGCCGAACTCGACGAGAAGTTCAAGGAGGCCGAGAAGGAGGCGCTATGCACTGAGGAGGCGAAGAAGTGGATGGAGGCGCACCCCGGAGAACTCTTCAACCCGCTCTCCAACAAGCAGGTCGTGGAGGTTCTCTACGGGCTATGCAAGATGAAGCCCCCTTCCGGCAAGGAGGACGCCACGGGCGACACGCTGGAGAAACTCGGGACTCCTCTCTGCAAGGCCATTCTCGGCATGCGCAGGTGGTCCAAGATAAAGGACTTCCTCAAGGGATACGAGCGCGAGGCCGTGTACGACGAGGAGAAGAAGTCCTACCTCATCCGACCTTTCTTCAACCTGTCCACGGGCGCGGGAGGGGAGAACAACGCGGGACCGCGTACCTATCGTTCGTCCGCCGACAGCCCGAACTTCCAGAACATCCCGAAGCGCGACAAGGAGATGAAGAAACTGCTCCGTTCCCTATTCGTAGCCCCCAAGGGATACCGCTTCATGGAGATGGACTACAAGAGCCTCGAGGTCATGGTGTCCGCAAGTTACCACCACGACCCGCAGATGATTCACTACCTGCAGAACCCCGAGTCCGATATGCACCGCGACACCGCCTGCGACATGTACATCCGCAAGCAGGACGAGCTGACGAAGGAGGAGCGCTCCTCAATCAAGTCCGGTTACGTGTTCAGTTCCTTCTACGGGGCATCCTACAAGTCCTGCGCCCTCAATATGTGGAACAACATGCCAAAGTACACGAAGGAGCATCTCGCCAACGACTGCGGCATCAAGACCTACGACCAGTGGGAGGAGCACGTCAAGAAGGGCGACGACATCTTCTGGAACCAGCGCTTCAAGGTGTACAACGGTTGGCGCGAGAAGGAATGGGAGCGCTACCAAAAATATGGCTATGTGCAGTCCTATACGGGATTCCGCTGCTGGGGTCCGATGGGGTATACGGAAGCCACTAACCGGTGTATCCAGGGGAGTGCGTTCCACATCCTGCTCAAGGCATTGCAATATGACCTACGGGACATCAAGGAGCAGGGGCTTCAGTCCGTCATTATAGGCCAGATCCACGACGCCATCATCGCTCTCGTCAAGGAGGGCGAGGAGGATGCGCTGGCCCGCATCGTCTACCGCAACGGCGTGGAGCGCGTGAGCAAGGAGTTCCCGTGGATATGCGTCCCGCTCGTAATCGAGGCCGACGCCTCCGACGTGGACGGCTCGTGGGCGAAGATGACCGAGGTCGGGGCGCTGGGACCGGACGGCATCGCGGACCGGGACTGGATAAAGAGATACGAGGCGCACTGATGGAACTGAACCGCATATACAATATTGACTGCCTTGAGGGGATGCGAGATATTCCTGATAAGAGCATAGATTGTGTTATCTGTGATTTGCCGTACGAAGTCTTGAATAAGGGTAACAAGGATGCTCAGTGGGATCGAATGCTTCCGTTCAAGCCCCTATGGGAACAGTACCGCAGGATAACTAAGCCAAGTGCAGCTATCGTCTTGTTCGCCCAGGGGATGTTCACTGCGCAACTAATGATGAGCGAACCTGACATTTGGCGGTATAACCTCATATGGAACAAGGACCGTGTAACGGGATTCCTCAATGCCAGGAGGATGCCCTTGCGTAGCCATGAGGACATCTGCGTGTTCTATGACAAGCTTCCGACGTACAACCCGCAAATGACGAAGTGCCTGCCGCACCAGCGCAATCATTCTCGCGGCAAGCAGGAAGGGAAACAGACTAATCGCTGCTATGGTGCTTTCGGTAAGGCTCAAGACAATATCACCGACGAGAAGTACCCACGTTCCATTATTACGTTGCAAAACAAGGTGCAATGCAATATACATCCAACTCAAAAGCCCGTGGAGCTAATTTGTTATTTGGTAAGGACATACACGAATCCCGGTGATATTATTCTTGATAATTGCATGGGCTCTGGAACTACCGCCGTGGCCGCTGCCCTAGAAGGGCGTAAGTTCATTAGATTCGAGACGAATAAGGAATACTTTGATAAGGCTAATGCGAGACTTCGGGAACTCACGGGGCCGTTCAAGATATTCGGGGATATAGGCATTTAGCCGATTTTGCCCACCTGCTATATTGAAAATCACCCTAACTAGAGGAAAACGCGATGACTAAAGTAGCACTCAAGATTATCTCCGACGTCCAAGAGGTAGTGGAATCCACTATGGACAATATGGACACGATGGAAATGAAGCAGGAGGCGTCCGAACTCCTCGGCAACCTCCGAGGCGTACTGGAGGAGGCCACCGAGCAACTCGACGATATCGCGATGGACGGGGTCTCCCTCCGCGACTCCTGCCACCAGGTGCTCGTGAACGCTGAGATCGAGAACCCCTCCGTGGCAGACGTGGACCGCCTCTACGAGGCCGTTAAAACTATTCTCGTGAACGACTTCGGCGTGTCCGAGGCCAATGTCTAGAATCTAGAGGGCGCCGGAGGCAAAGCCTAAATCCAAGGTTAAAAAATCTTTCTATTCAACCGCCGAAGGTGCCCTTTTTCTCTTTTGATGGAACTATCCCATCAACTACCCACGGGCTAAAGACCCGTGAGTTTGGGGCGACTCAGGCTCATAGTTGATTAGGCTCAGTGATAGGAGGCAACTCTTTGAACTACGTTGGAAGAATCATGGCACCTCGGAATGTTTGTCCAAGTTCCCCGCTCTGCCGTATGTCATTAAAAGTCCTGATGGGTAGGGACGGTGTGGCATACCTAGTAAGTTCTTCCAACATTGCCGATGGACACCCACAGGGGAAACCCTGCATTACCTGTTAAATCAAGTTAAAAAGGAACCGAGAATGGTCTATGTGCTGAACAAAGATGGCAAACCGTTGATGCCGACCAAGAGGCTGGGCAGGGTTCGTCGTCTTTTGAAGGAGCGTAAGGCCGTTATCGTAAATTACCACCCGTTCACAATCAAGCTGACCTACAAGTGCCCCGACCAGACGCAGGAGGTCAGACTAGGCGTAGATGCAGGCAGTAAGCACGTAGGCCTGTCTGCTACCACAAAGAAGAAAGTATTGTTCGAGGCTCAACTGGAATTACGGGATGACATCGTAAAGAAGCTGGCTACCCGACGTGAATTCCGCAGGTCAAGACGAAATCGCAAGACGCGCTACCGCAAGTCCCGGTTTCTTAACCGTACCAAGACGGAAGGATGGCTTGCACCATCCATTAAGCACAAGGTATGGACTCACCTATGGAACATCGGTAGAATCAAACGAATACTGCCTATAAGCAAGATAACCATAGAGGTGGCACAGTTTGATACCCAGTTGTTGAAGGCGCAGGAACTTGGAACGTCAGCCCCGCAAGGTACTGATTACCAGAAGGGAGAACAGCTTGGTTTCCGGAATGTAAGGGAGTACGTTCTGTTCCGTGATGGGCATAAATGTCGCTGTTGCAAGGGAAAGTCGGGAGATTCCGTTCTCAACGTGCATCACATAGAGTCTCGGAAGACCGGAGGTAATGCACCCAATAACCTTGTGACGCTTTGTGAAACTTGCCACAAGAAATATCATAAGGGTGAAATCAAGCTCCCAGCATCTATCAAGCGGGGCTCCAGCTATAAGGATGCTACATTTATGGGTATTATACGTAAGGAAGTATATAGAATGTCTAGGGTAGTGAACAACACGCTTACATGCCCGGTAGACATTACCTATGGCTACATTACCAAGAACACCCGAATCCGGTATGGATTGCCTAAAGAGCATACTATTGATGCTAGATGCATCAGCGGAAACCCGATGGCTGCCTGCACCGAAGGCGCACTGATTATCAAGCCCTTGAGACACCATAACCGACAGCTACACAAGGCATCTATCTTGGCTGGAGGCATACGTAAGAACAACCAGGCTCCTAAAGAAGTGTTCGGATTCCGCCTTATGGATACCGTACTATATAATGGGCAAGTATGCTATGTCAATAGCCGTAGGACATCAGGCTATTTCTCCCTTGTAGATATCTACGGGAAAGTTTTAACCAACTCTGTCAGTTACAAGAAATTGACCAGAATCAATCACAATAACTACATCATAGGAGGCGCAATTCCTCTCACCCACTAAAGATAGGTGAGTTTCCTTGCGTATTTTATTATGAACTTTTATGAACTTAAAACTAGCCTTGGCCTTGAAGACCTCGTTGCCGCACTGCTCCGCAGTGTGGACTCGGACGAGCCCAGCCTGGGCTTGGTTCTCGCCGTCACGGACGACATCAAGAAACTACTCATAGAAAAGTACCACATTTCAGAGGTATCCCTATAATATGTCACTCTATAACGAATATCGCCCCAAGACGCTCGACGAGATGGTCGGCAACGAGGCCACGATAAAGGCCATCCGCGAGCACTTTACCCAGTCCGACCCCAAGCGCATATCCCACTGCCACCTGCTCTCCGGCCCCGCCGGGTGCGGCAAGGCACAGCCCCTCTACTCGAAGGTTCTTACCCCGTCCGGGTGGAAAGCCATGGGCGACATCAAGGCTGGCGACACCGTGCTCTCCGGCGAGGGTACCCCTACCGAGGTTCTCTCCGTGTTCCCGCAAGGCAAGCGCCCCGTCTACGCCATCGGGCTGGACGACGGCACCGAGTTCGAGGTGGCGGACAACCACTTGAACGTGGTCAAGTACCGAGCCCGCGGCAAGTACCACGGAGAGGTGTGCTACGCCGACTGCACCGACGTCGTGACTACGCTAGACCTCATCGACATGGTAAATGCCGCCAACCGCTCCCGCAACAAGTACAGGAACGGAATACGCATCCCGAACGTGTACGTGGAAGGCCCCGAGTCCTCGGACCTCCCGATAGACCCGTACCTTCTCGGCGTGCTCATCGGCGACGGCTGCCTCAATTCCGCCTTCAACGTGAGCCTCCCCGAGGCCGACGTACGTACCCGCGTGGAGTCCCTCCTCAAGGACGAGGGGTTCGTCTTGCACAAGAGCAACCCGAACGACCCCGAGGACTACGACTACCGCATCGTGCGCGACACGGAACGCTACGAGCGCGTGCAGGACTTGAAGGACGACCCCGACAGCCTGCGCAACCGCATCCGAGATTTGGAACTGGACGTCAAGTCCGTGGACAAGCACATCCCCGAGGAGTACTTGCTCGCCTCCTACAAGGACAGGCTGGAACTGCTCCGGGGGCTCTTCGACACCGACGGCAGCGTAGCCGTGGGGATGTCCAAGGGCAGGTACGAAACTATATCCTACGAGTTCTCCACGAGCAGCAAGCGGCTCTCCCGCGACTTTGGCAGCCTCGTCCGCAGCCTCGGCATTACGGACACGGTCAAGTCCCGCGTCCCGTACTATAAGGACGCCACCGGCAACAGGGTGGAGTGCCACATCAACTACCGCCACCACTTGAAGGTGCCCAACGGACTGCTCATCGCACACTCCGACAAGCACCTCGCCCGCATCAAGGACAGGGAGTGCGGGGAGAATCTCACCCGCCGTATCCGCTATGTCCGGTACGTGGGGGAGGTGGAGTGCCAGTGCATCTACGTGAAGGCGGAGTGCCACACGTACATCACGGACAACTACACGCTGACGCACAACACCACGGTAGCAAGGGCGATCGCTACCGAACTGTTGGGTTGTGACCCCCAGTTCAACATTACAGAGATTAACACCGCCGACAACCGCGGTATCGACACCGTGCGTGAACTTATGGAGCAGATGCGCATGATGCCGCTTAACGGGAAGCCCTGGGCGATTGTCGCAGATGAGGCCCATGGGATGACTGCAGACGCAAAAAGAGCCTTCCTCAAGCCCGCCGAGGAGTGTCCCGACCACGTGTTCTTCTTCTTCTGCACCACGAACCTCCAGCAGTTCCTGAAGGGGGACGAGGGCAAGGCGCTCGGTACACGCTGTACCCAGTGGAAACTCGAACCGCTCGCCCCGAGACAGCTCGGCAGGCTCGTGGACGACGTGGCGGCCAAGGAGAAGTTCGACCTTGACGCGGACGTGCTCTCGGCCATCGTGGACGCAGCGGACGGATCGCCCCGTGCCGCACTCGTGGCACTCGAGAAGGTCATGTCCGCGGACGGCAAGGAGAAGCAGCTCAAGCTGCTCGAGGGGTTCACCAATGACGACCCCGACACGCTTGCGCTCTGCCGCGCCCTGTGCAACCTCCGCCCGTCGTGGGGGGAGGTGTCCAAGATACTGAAGGGCATGAAGGGCAAGGTGGACTCGGAAACGGTTCGCAGGGCCGTCCTCGGGTACTGCACGAGCACCCTCCTCAATAAGGGAGACAAGGACGTAGCCCGCGTGCTTGAGGAGTTCAGCGTGGACACCTACGCCACCGGCTTCCCCGGCCTCGTGCTCGCCGCATACCGGGCACTGCAGTAGCCCCCGTGCTATATTGGTAGACGACAATGCCTACCTTTTTTCTAGGAGAATCTTTAATGGTATTCACCGACAGCCCGCTCGTATCCATCAAGATAGAGAGCCCGAACAAGACCGAGAGGCGAAACCACGCCATCGACACGATAACGATTCATTGCACCACGGGGCAGGTCACCGCCGAGGCGCTGGGCAACCTGTTCGCCAAGGCATCCAAGAAGGCCTCATCCAACTACGGTATCGGGAGCGACGGGAAGATAGGCCTGTACGTCCACGAGAAGGACAGGAGCTGGTGCAGTAGCAATGCCGCCAACGACCACAGGGCCGTGACTATCGAGGTGTCCAGCGACGCCAAGTCCCCCTATGCGGTAAGCGACGCAGCCTACGCCTCACTCATCTACCTCGTGGCCGACATCTGCCGCAGGAACGGGATAGCGAGGCTTCGCTGGTTCCACGACAAGAGCCTTGTGGGCAAGACGAAGGACGGGGCGCTCGTCCAGAACATGACCCTGCACAAGTGGTTCGCCAACAAGGCCTGCCCCGGCACGTACCTGGAAGAGAGAATGTTCGACATTGCCGCCAAGGTCAACTCCCTTCTTTAGCCTATGGAACTGAACCGCATATACAATATGGATTGTTTAGAGGGGATGAAAGAACTCCCCGACAAGAGCGTGGATATGGTGTTGTGCGATTTGCCGTATGGCACCACGTCTAACAAGTGGGATGTGATTATTCCGTTTGAGGATTTGTGGTCTGCGTATGACCGGGTATGCAAAGATAACGCAGCGATTGTTATGACGGCGAGTCAACCCTTTACGTCTATGCTCATTATGAGTAATCTCAAAATGTTCCGACACGAATGGATTTGGTTGAAAAATCAAGGTAGCAACTTTGCCAATACTATCCGGGAGCCGTTTAAGGAACACGAGGAAATTCTAGTTTTCAGTAAAGGCAAATGGACGTATAACCCGCAAATGCAGGAACGTGCTGAAAGTGGAAAAGGGCGTGTGCAGTATAACGTGAAGTTCACTAGCAAGTCGTCCAATTACAGAGATTTTAAGGATAGGGATATAAACAAGAAATCGGATTTGCGGGTTCCCTCGTCGTGGCAACGATTTAACCGGGAAACGGGGCTGCACCCTACGCAAAAGCCTGTTGACCTATTCCGCTATCTTATTCGCACCTACTCTAATCCAGGTGATACCATCTTGGATAATTGTATGGGATCCGGTACTACCGCTGTCGCAGCCGTTTTAGAGCAGCGGAAGTTTATTGGATTTGAAACAGATAAGACCTATTTTGATAAGGCTAATGCGAGACTTCGGGAACTCACGGGGCCGTTCAAGTTGTTCGGGGACATTGGAAATGCTTGATTTTAACGTAATTTACAACGAGGACGGGCTTGCCGGGATGGGGCGCATTCCCACCGGCAGTATCGACTGCGTCATCTGCAACCTGCCTTACGGCGGCATAAACTCGGGCAATGCCCTCTCCTTCTGGAACCGCCAAATCCCCCTAGCACCACTCTGGACGCACTACGAGCGCGTCGTAAAGCCCAACGGGGCCATCATCCTCTTCGGGAGTGGGATGTTCACGTCCGACCTCATGCAGAGCAACCGCAAGATGTGGCGGTACAACCTCGTATGGAACAAGGGGCGCACCAGCGGCTTCCTCAACGCCAACCGTATGCCCCTCCGCCAGCACGAGGACATCTTGGTATTCTACAAGCACCTGCCGGTCTACCACCCGCAGTTCACGCAGGGGCAGCCCAACCACCCACAAGGGGACGGGCCGCACAAGGACACGAACCGCGTCTACGGGAAGCTCAAGGCGAGGCCGAAGAGGGAAAAGACCTCCGACAAGTACCCGACATCCATCATATCCGTTCCTGCGGAGCGTGATTCCGACCTCTCAGCCATGCAGAAGCCGGTAGACCTGATACGCTATCTCGTGCGGACGTACACGGACGAGGGCGACGTGGTGCTGGACAACTGCATCGGATGCGGGGCTACCGCCATCGCGTGTCTGCTGGAGAACCGCAAGTTCATAGGCTTCGAGGCGAACCCGGAGAACTACAAAAAGGCGCAAAGGCGTGTGGACGAGTTCGTGGGGCCGTTCAGGATGTTCTAGGCATTTTGCCCCGTTGCTATATTGACACAACGGCCCCTTCGTATAGTTGGTCAGTACACCAGACCCTCAATTTGGAAAGAGCGGTTCAAGTCCGCTAGGGGCTATTACTAATAGGAGCACTACCTTGGGCGTGACTCATAACCACGGCTGTAAATCCAGGGCGGTACAGAGAGGTTCGACTCCTCGTGCTCCTATTACCACTTTTTTTGAAGGACTCCTCCCATGGAAAACAACTACCGCGATCCCGACCTCGAGATAGACTACCACGACCTGCAGACGGCGGTCGCCCGCCAGTCCTCCCTCTTCGGCTACTACAGCGAATTGGCAGTGGAGGCACGCGCCGCCCGCGACGAGGCCGTGAACAACCTGGATGCGGAAACGGCACGGACGGAACTTGATATCCGCAGGAACGCCGCGGCCAACGGGGAGAAACTTACCGAGGCCAAGGTGTCCGCCCTCATCGACGCCGACCCGCACCTGGCCGAACTGAAGGCCGAGGTCGTGGTCAAGAACAAGGAGATGATGCTCCGCGAGGGAAAGGTGCGTGCACTGGAGCACAAGCGGTGCATGATAGACAACGCCGTGAGGATGATGCTGTCCCGCTCTAACGGGATGAGCCTCGACGGGGTTACCGAGACCTGGTCGGAGGAGGAAGGGCGCAACGAGATCCGGCGCGGGCTGATGCACCGGGGCTAGGGAAAGTTCTCTGTGGGGTGGGGTTCGGCGGATGGAGTGTTTTCGCCGAACCCCGTTTCCGTCTAAAGTGCCAAAATCTGTCATTTTCAGCATTTTGCCCACTTGCTATATTGTATTTGGCTTCGGGGGCGATACCATCCCCAAGCGACGTGATAAACCGAAAAACCGATAAAACGAATAAAACAAGGAAAGAACACTATGGCAGGATTTGACCGCAGCAAGTTCAACCTGGGCAGGCGCACCCAGCAGCAGACCGACACTATGGACGAGAAGGGGGGAGGTGGTTCCAACCGCCCGCGCTTCATGGACTACAGCACCACGAAGCTCAAGTTCTTCAAGCTGGGCAAGGTCGGCGACTACCACGACATCAACATTCTTCCGTGGACCATCGCCACGAAGAACCACCCGGACGTCATCCGCACTAAGGACCTCCCCGAGTTCCTCAAGGACGGCACGCGCAACCCGGACAAGGTGTGCGTGGGAGACCCGGACTACGTGCTCGACGTGAAGGTGCATACCCGCATCGGACCCGACGAGGGCGACTACCTGTGCCTCAAGGAGAATTTCGGCAAGCCCTGCCCCATCTGCGACCTCGTCAAGGAACTCTACGACAAGGGCGACAAGGATTCCAAGGCGCAGGCCGGCGCCCTCCGCGCCAAGCGCAAGTGCGTCTATCTCGTCCAGGAACTGGACAGCAAGATGCGCCCCGTGAGCGAGGGGCCCGAGATCTTCGAGGTGTCGCACTTCAACTTCAGCAAGGAACTGCAGAGCCGTGCCACCACATGCATGCGTGGCGAGGGCGTGGTCAACTTCGCCAACCTCGACGACGAGGGACGTATCGTGTCCTTCGTGGTGGGCGAGGGTACGCTGGAGGGGGGCAAGACCTACAAGAAGGCCTCCGACCTCTCCTTCAACGTCCGCAAGGAGGAAATCTCGGACGAGATCCTCGAGAAGTGCCCGAGCCTGGATGCCCTTATGGTCATCCCGACCGCGGACAAGCTCCGCGCCGCCCTTAACGGCGACCCGGACGACGACGTCATCGAGCAAGGTGCGAACGTGGTCGACGAGACCCCGCGCCAGTCCCCGTCGCGCCGTAACCCGGAAGAGTCCCGCCGCAGGGAGGAACCCGAGGAAGAACCCGCCCAGCGCCGTGCCGAGCCCGAACCCGAGGCCGAAGCCCCGGTGACCCGCAGGCGTGCCCCCGAGCCCGAGTCCGAGGACCAGTGCCCGAACGGATACGTGTGGGGCGAGGACAACGACACGAAGCCCCTCTGCTTCCGCTGCCCCGACGCCATCTTCGGCAAGTGCCAGCGTGCCAAGCACTAGACGAACCTAACCCCGTGGGGGCGGGAAGTTCCCGTCCCCTTTTTTTGGAGATTTTATTATGGCTAAGAAGATTGAAGAAACGCCCCGCATGAAGATGGGGTGCGACCTGCTTGATATCCTCGTAGGCGGCGACAAAGGAGTCTACGGCCTCCCGTTCGGCAGCATCTTGAACCTATACGGAGACAGCGCTTCAGGGAAGAGCCTCCTAAAGAACGAGATAATCGCCGCTAACTACTGGGCGCTCGGCGGGGAGAAGGGCGATCTGGTTTGGGAGTCCGACGACTGCGAGTCCGGCGACACGTTCGACACCACCCGCCTCTACGGATTCGACATCCACCCGGCGGAGCGCCGGATCGGAACGAAGCGCGTGGAGGACTCGGGTACCGTGGAGGAACTGGACGCCAAGGTGTCCCTGATGATTGAGGCCATGCCCGAGGGGAAGTTCGGCATCTACGCCGTGGACTCTATCGACGGCCTCTCCGACGCCACCCGCGAGGCGATGGAGACCGGGCGCATGAACCAGCTCAAGGCGGGCAAGGACGTGCAGGATCCGGGGGATTACGGAGCGCAGATTGCCAAGTTCCTCTCCCAGCAGTTCTTCCGCACGAAGCACAAGAAGCTGGAGGACGCCCAGATATCCCTCATCATCGTGTCCCAGGTACGCGAGAACATGGGTGCGGGAATGTATGCTCCCAAGACCAAGACCGGCAACGGCAAGGCCCTGGAGTTCTACTGCCACACCCGCATCCAGCTCAAGACCGTGGCGAAGATAATGAAGAACGACCGCTGGGTGGGCTCGTACGTCAAGGCAACCACCATCAAGTCCAAGACCCCGAGGCCGTTCCGCGACGTGTTCTACACCGTCTACTTCGACTACGGCATCGACAACGTGGGCAGCAACCTGGACTATTTGTTCGACCTGCGCAACTCCAAGGGCGAGCTCATCAAGTCCTCCTGCGAGCACATCGCGTGGAGCGCGGATGCCAAGTCCAAGGACCTGACCACGCTCAAGGAGTGGCTGGAGCAGAACGGGTGGACGGGCGACTGCAAGGCGGACAGGAAGGCCGAGGAGGGCTCCAACGCCCTCTCCGTGGACTGGATCCTCCGCTGGGCATCCTCCGACCCGGACCGCAAGTCCTCCTTCGAGGGCTACTTCGGGCAGGAGTACACCCGCGAGGAACTCGTCCGCATGTGCGACTCGGACAAGGAGATGGCCGCGGAGCTTACCCGTCGCGTCCGCCAGAAGTGGGAGGCGGCGGAAGACGCCGTGGCAACGGGCAGGCCTTCCAAGTACGGGAACTAGGTACATCCGCTATAACGTAGAACATGGATATCCTGAATCTCTGGAAGAAACTCAACTACGTCGTCAAGTCGTCCGACCCGCAGGCAACCGCGTGCCGGATGCTGAACGACGGGAGGATAACGGACGAGGAGGCGGCGTGGTGTATATCCGCGCTCGCGTATCTCCCCGTTGCCATGTACGAGGTGCTGGAGAGGAATAAATAGAATCCTAGAAACGTAACTCCGTGAGCCATAACGATTAACGGCCTTGTCCTCGTGACGGGGCCGTTTTTCTTACATGGGATAAACAAAAAATAACTTTGTATCCCGCATCCATCCCTCGGAAAATTTATTATATTATTCCTACTACAAGACACTCTAGAAACGGATAACGATGCAACCCACAGACGAACTCTACTACAAGTACTCCCGCGTAATTTCCTCGGTAGTCTACCACTACGCATTCAACTTTCCCAACCTCACGGACGAACTCTACCTCCAGGCCAACTACGTGTTCTGCAAGGCCTGCCTCTCGTACAACCCGGACAACCCCGAGGGGGCGTCCTTTGAGACGTGGCTGCGCAGGCAACTCCAGTCCATCGTGGGCGTCTGCCGCAAGGCGATGTCCGGGCCCACCACCGACAGGGTCGGTACGGCCCCCGCCCTCCCCGAATCCCAGTTCATTCCCGACAAGGACGGGGACATCCCCGACATCTCCAGCGTGGCCACCCGCGACAGCGTGGCAGGGTACGGGGACAGCCTCGCGATGGATACCGAGATGGACACGGGCATGGACCCCTACATCTCCGCCCTCACCCCAGACGCCTACAGGGTGTTCGAGGATTTCCTGGACGGGACGCTCTCCCTCAAGGACACCGACTCAAAGGACGGGAAGGTCACGTATTCCCGCGCCATGCGCTTCAAGCGCGCCCTCCTCGACCCCAAGAAGATATACAAGCGCCACTACGAGGCGCAGGGATGGAGCCTCGACAGGGCCACCAGGGCGTTTAATGAACTCAAGGCGATGCTCCGTAACTACAGGAAGGGCAGGCTCCCGAACCGGGTCCTCCGCCCCACCCAGCAGAGCTTTTTCGAACTTTGTTCCGCCGAATCTACATAATTTATGTATATTTATTGCTAGAGGAGACCCATCTTTATGGAATCTTTTGTAGCAGTAATTACGAATTTGTCTAGCGTCATCGGCGTCCCCGCGTCCCTATGCCTTGCGTGGGCGGCCTTCATTATACGTGACCAAGGAAAACGGTTAGCAACTTTGGAGGCAGACATGAAGGGAATGGAAGATAAGTTTACCATCGCCTTGAAGGAAATGGATAGTCGCCGAAACGACGAATTATCGAAGTTGTACGACAAAATCAATGGCATCGCTCAAGACGTATCCTATATCAAGGGTAGGATAGACAAGGAAGACGCGAAGTGAGAACGCCATGATAGTCAAGAATATAACCATAAGTACCGACTGCCTGAAAGTGACCCCGATAGGGGACAGGCTGTACCGGCTGGCCGAGGACACTACCCTCTGCATATATACGGACGTCGGCCTGCTCCGCTTCGAGATGTTCAAGGGGCTCGTGTCCAACTTCCGTTCCGGTGGTGTCCTGGTGGACGGGTTCATCGACCAGGTCGGGGACGAGAAGAAGAGCCTCTGCTACCTTTTCCATGATCTCTGCTATACCCCTAGTGTCCAGTGCGGCCTGGAGCATCCCGTTACCCGCAAGTTCGCCGACCAGTTGCTCAGGGCTGGCCTCCTATGGGCTGGAATGGGTTCGTTCAAGGCGGCCCTGGTCTACAACTCTGTACGGTTGTTCGGGCAAAGCGCGTACGAGGAGGATGACGCCCTCACGAGCACCAATTCCAGGCTGTTCACGTTCCACTGGCTCGTCGGATAGATTTAGACAGAATCATTATAGCACTACAACAATATAAAAATATCAAAAAATACTTGACTTTCAAATAGTTTTTGTATATATTTATCACTGTGAAAGCAAAAGAAGTATTAAAGATTTTACAAGTATCCCGTCAAACTTTAACGACTTATGTTAAAAACGGCTCTCTTATAGTCCAAAAGAAGTCTAACGGTTATTATGACTATGACGAGGACAGCGTACTAAAGAAGGCGGGTATCACCCCGGAACGAAAGGTTGTAGTCTATGCACGGGTATCAACGCAAAAGCAGAAAGCGGATCTTCAAAACCAGATAGACACAATTACCAAGTATGCAAACAATAACGGGTATTCCGTTTCCAAGGTATATTCGGATATCGCTAGCGGCATTTCCTATGACCGCGGACAATTTATTGAATTACTGAATGATATAATTGCACGTAAGATAAAGACCGTATTCGTAGAGAACAAGGATAGGCTTACCCGTGTATCGTTCAATATGTGGAAGGACTTGTTCAAGCAGTTCGGATGCGACCTTGTAGCGATAAACGATGTCGTGAACCCTAAGACGGAAGAAGCCGAGATATTTTCGGACATTATCTCCCTCTTGCATTGCTTTGCCATGAAGATGTATTCCCAGCGTAGAAAGAACAAGCTGCGCATAGTCAAGGAAGACCTAGAAAATGAGATTAGTCTATAGTTTCAACTGCTCCGAACACATGGAGGAACTGCTTAGGTTGTGCAGGGTGTCGAAAGACCTGTACAACCAGGCTCTCTATACGTGTATGCAGGCTATGAAACAGGACGAACCCCAGTTCCTTAACTACTATGACCTAAACAAGATCTTGCAGAACACGTATAATCTTGAAGGGGCTATCAACTATCGCCTGTTAAAAGCGCAGGTATCGCAGCAGACGCTCAAGCTGGTAGCAAATGCTATGAAGTCCTATTTCAGGGCTATAATGGACTACAAGGAGCATCCGGACAAGTATACGGGGCAACCAAAGATGCCTAACTATCTTCCCCGTAATGGATACTTCCTGCTCACGTATCCCAACCAGAGCTGCTCCATACGGAACGGATACATCGTGTTGTCCAAGAACCTTAAACTTCGTATCCCGCAATTCCATAAGTATGAGGGAGCATTATCTTTGTTCCAGCAGGTTCGCATTATCCCGAAGAAAACCCACATGAAGGTGGAGATAGTCTATGAGCGTGAGGAAAGGGTTTCAACGTTGGATGCAAACAGATATGCTAGCATCGACCTCGGGCTGAATAACCTGGTTACCATGGTAACGGATTTTTCCGAGCCAGTTATCTATAACGGAAAGCCTATAAAGGCACTAAACAGACAATTTAACAAGTCCTTGGCAAAATACAAGTCATTAGTGGAGAAGAACAATGGCAAGAAGAGTAGTAAGCGGATAGACCGCATCTATACTAAAAGAAATAACCATATGGACGACCTTATGCATAAGGTGTCGCGACATATCGTGGATACGCTAGAACGGAACAATGTAGGAACTCTTGTCTGTGGACGCAACAAGGGATGGAAAGACTCCATTGACTTGGGCAGGAGGAACAACCAGCAGTTCGTTCAGATACCCCACGAGAGACTCATATCCATGCTGCGGTACAAGTGCGAGATGTCCGGAATACGGCTGATAGAGAACGAGGAATCCTACACGAGCAAGTGCGATGCCCTTGCCCTGGAGCCCGTCTGCAAGCACGAAACCTATATGGGCAAACGTGTCCGCAGGGGGATGTTCCAGAGCAGTACCGGTAGGATATTGAATGCGGATGTGAACGGGGCGTTGAACATCTTGAGAAAAGTAGTCGGCGATTCCTGCGTGAGCGGGATAGCCGATAGTGGCCGCTTGTTCCGGCCTAGGAAGTTGGACAATCCATATTGTTTGAGTTCCGGAATAGTTTTTAACAATTTTAATGGAAACTAGAACATTGATAATTCTGCTAGTTTTGTCTATATTGATAAATATATACCTCGCATTGCGGATAGCAGCACTGCGGGACATGTTGCACTTTATGGACGCAAAGATTCGAGAATTCGAACTGCGTCTCGCACCGAAAGGAGTACCCAATGAACATTACAGAACTGCGCAACCTCGTAGCAGCCCGCAGGGCGGAACGCCTCGGCAAGCAGGCCCCGAAGGCCGAGCCGGTCAAGGAAGAGCCTAAGGCTGAAGTCCCCGTGGTGGAGGAAGCCCCGAAGGCGGAACCCGTGGCTGAAGAGCCCCGGGAAACCCCCACGGCGGAATCCGCTCCCGTAGAGGAGGTCCCGGCGGAAGAACCCGTCGCCGAGGAGAAGCTCTCCAAGAAGGCTTCCAAGAAGTCCGCCAAGAAGGGAAAGAAGGACTAGCCCGATGGCCAAGAAGAATTCCGACGAAATCGTCATCCGCGTGCCCTTCGGCACCAAGTCCGTCAAGATAGAGATGGACGACGCCCCCGTCAAGGAGGGCAAGAAGAAGGGCACCCGCAAGATCTGCGACTAATGGATATAGTCCTCCCGTACGTAGACTGTTCCGACCCCGAGTGGCAGGACACGTTCCTGTCCCAGCGGTGGAAGCGCCCCCTCTCTCCCCGCCTCAAGGAGGCGTTCCTGCGCCCTTACCGAAGCAGGTTCTCCGACCACGGCCTGTTCCGCTACTGGTGGAGGGCACTGGAGCACAACTACCGTGACGTGGGCAAGGTGCACTTACTCTTGATGTCCGAGTCCCAGTACCCGGACTTCCTGCGCAGGGACGACCCGCGGATAGTGCCGTACTACCACCGAGACTTCATCCCGGAACACTTGCGACCGTGCTACAACAGTTCGGTAATCGAGTTGTGCGCCATAATGCGGCTGGACTTGCCCCCTACGTTCATACTCGCCAACGACGACATGTACTTCAACGCCACCGTGGACGACACGCGGTTCGCGGACGACGGTAAGCCCATGACGAGGATATCCGTTGGCGGCAGGTACGGCACGGGGAACAACTTCCAGTGTGCGCTGTCCAATGGGCGCGACTTGGTGTCCCGTCACTACGGGAAGCCTTGCCCCGATTACCGCTTTTATCACTTGTTCCAGGTCTACGATACGGCGTTCTGCAAGGCATTCCTTGCGTCCGAGTGGGAAACCGTGCTGGCGGGGATGACCCGCAAGAGGGACAGGCGGAACCACAATCACATGATGCTGATGATGGCACAGAACCTGGCGGGGGTGTCCGTGGACTCGGACCTGTTCCCGAGTTCCGGGTATTACGAGATGCCGCGGATACGGGAGGAGGACTTCGATGGCATCAGTGAACATCCGTGCATTTGCCTCAATGACACCGACGGTATGCATGTGTCTATCGCCCGCAAGTACCTCTCGGAGCGCTATCCCGAGCCGAGCAGCTTCGAGGTTCAACTATAATTATTTTTCCGAATCCGCCCATAAATTATATATATTTATGGCATGGATTTAAATCACGACTACAATGACGGAGAGAACCCGTTCCTCGTCATAGGAGCGGCGGAGCGCCTTCAGGCGTGCAAGGCCGCCATCCTGGCGTACGGGGATCTCGGGTACACTGACCCGCCCCTGCCCGACATCCGCGACGCTATCGGCGACTACACGGACGTGGACGGCATGGACCGCGTCAAGCGCAAGGTTAGGGAGATCCTCACCGTGTCCCAGGTAGTGCGTGACTCCGAGCTGCTCTCGGTGGACGTGGTGTCCACCGTGGGCGACGACAGGTTCACTATAGACGTTCAGTTTACATTTGGAAGGATAGAGGTCGATGCCACAGCCGTACTATGATAACTTTGCGCTAGCCAACATGTCCCTCCAGGAGCGCCTCGGGCGTTCCGGGTCTACTATCAACAGGGACTCCGCGATACTCGGCTGGCAGACGCGCTCTCTCGTGCAGATGCTCAATTACGGCAGGGATGCCATCACGGTGGCAGCCGCGAGCCACCTGCTCAACATGGACATTCTCAACTGCAACGACGCCTACCTCCTCAAGCTTGCCGAGGGGCTGCTCCTGAACTCCATCGAGAGCATCTCGCCCCCGATGATATTCCGTTCCAGGCCGTTCCGCTTCCGCAGCGACCGTTCCTACGCCCGATGGAGCACCGTGGGTAACATCGGGCTGAAGGACGGCAGCAAGGCGTCGCTCATCATATACGACCCCCATACGGAGAACGAGAGCCGCGAGGGCTACTACTCCGTTGTGTACTGCGCGGGCAACTACGTGCGCCAGGAGATAACCGAGGGGTTCGACGGGTACACGCTCGGAACGTTCTCTCCAGTCACCATACCCGAGACCTACAAGTCCGTGTGGACGGACTCGGTCGAGGTCACCCTTACATTGGCGGGGGATGTCGAGAGCAGGGCGCTGACCCCCGTGTGGTCCATGGACGAGCTCCTGGCCCTCCCGGACGCATCCGACGCCGTCCTGTGCTTCCATACCCCCCGCGGCATGACCATGGTCCTCGGCGACGGGGAGGTGTACGGCGGCGGGTATAACGGCAAGGACCTTCCCGCGATAACGGGTATAGTGGTCACGTACGTCAAGTGCGACAGCCTCGCCCCTGTGGACAACTCCACGATATCCTTCAACTCCGACATCGTTCCGACCGGGGAAGTCCCGGTCCTTACCCCGATAAACGTGGGCGACACCTCGGACACGCTCCGCTCCCGTGCCGTGGACGAGTTCTTTGCGGCGGGCAAGATAACGGACGCCCGCGACCTCGTGACCGAACTGAAGAAGATCCCGTGGATACGCTCCGTGTTCGCACGCTCCGAGTACAACTGGCCCATAGGGGAGACCCTGAAGGCTATCATCGACGGGCTGTCCTCCGACGACGAGGACGAGAGAGCTACGTATCAGCGCCATGCCTACGTGCCGGGGAAGACGTACATGCCAGGAGCGCTTGTGGCGTACGGGGACGCATTCTACTACTGCGTGGGCGAAAGCCCCACGGGCACTCCCGACGAGCTGAACGGATGGATACGTTTCCTCAGTTTCGCGGACGCCCTCACGCTGTACCAGTCCGCTAGCCGGTTCTTCCCGAGCGCCAACGTGCTCGACAATGCCACTATAGTTGTTTCCGGGCTGGTATACGCCTCTCGCAGCTACTGGGCGGAGAACGGTACGTACTCTATCGGCACCATCGTATACCACTCCGGCACGAACCGGTTATGGCTCGCTATCCGCGAGAATGGCGGCCAGGTGGAGCCGGGGAGCGAGACGAACATAGACTTGTACAGCGTTGGCGACACGGGCCGGTGCTGGGTGGACCAAGAGGAGGCGCAGCAGCTGGTGTCCGCCGGGATACTCTCTCCCGAGGTCATGGTGGGGTTCATGGACTACGTGCCGATGACGCAGGCGATGTTCGAGGCCGAGTTCAAGGGCTACTTCAACATCGCAGGCAAGCTCGGGTTCACGTCGGTGGTCGTGGAGCCGCTCCTCGAGTACGCGGTGGTCGTGGACGTGTCCTACACGACGGCGGCGCCGATATCGGACGAGGTCCAGCGGGTTATCCAGGAGTACGCCTGCTACGAGGTGGGCAAGGACTTGAGGGCGGACGCGCTCAACTCCATACTTACCAAGAAGTTCAACCTGGGGTCGGTATATATTAGCATATACGGGCAGGAGAAGACTGCGTCCGACGACCTGTCGCACCTGCAGCTTCCCGCCGCGAGCTACGTGTCCACGGGCAAGCTTACACTGAATATCACGGAGAAGATTTAACATGACAACACCTACCGCTATAACGGACTTCGCCTCGGCCATACAGGCCATATGCAACTCCCAGCTCGACGTGCAGGAACTGACTTCCAAGTGGGCGGATATTATCGACGACGTCACTCCGAAAACCGTGGAAATCCACTTGACAAACGGGCAGACGCTGTCAATAAAGAACATGGCGATGGTGGAGGGGGAACTCCGCGAGGCCGTCCGCGAGACCTACCCGAACATCAACAAGTCCAGGGCTTCTTTCACATACGGCTCCCCTACAAGCAGTTTCAGCGCCATCTACGGAGCCACGGCGTCCCATGGGCAGGCCAAGTTGGACAAGTCGCTAACTACACTGTCGGGATGGACGCAGAGCCCCGTCAACGACTTCGTTACCTATCATCCCGTAGAAATCTCTACCGGGGCAACTTCCGCTACCATAAGGTTCTCGCAGCTCCCCCGTCTCGTCATGCTCGGTATTCCCGAGGAACGCACTACGACTAGTATCGTGGTCGAGCCCATTCCGTCTAATGCCAACGACTTCGACCTCATGTACAATGTGGACGCCAACGGGGCTACCGAATTTGCCGTCTACTACTACTCCTGCGTGACCCGGTTCGTCAACCATAGCAGCGCTAACGACCAAGTGCTCAAGTTGAGCACTAGCACTACACCCGAGTCCGTAATCAGCATCAAGATCCCCAAGCGCGGGGCCAACGCCGGGTTCAACTACGCCGACGTGCTGTTCTTCGCGGGCAAGGGGCAGAATGCGGTCAACTTCCTTCTCTTGAACGGCGGAGGCGCAGAATATGTCGTCTAATCTCGACTTCAATACCGCCATCAAGAAGATGCGGGAAGTGAACGCGGACATGCTCCAGCTCATCGCCCAGCTCCGTGACTTCCTCACTACCGACAAGGAACTCAAGTTCTCGCTCGGTGACGAGAGCATCTTTATCAAGGGCCTGCTCGCCCTCATGGACAACTACAGGAACGGGAAGTTCCAGGCCGTCACCATCGGAACGGCGCCCGACGCCGTGGTGTTGTCCATGGACGGGGAGGGTAACCTGAAGGTCACCGACACGGCGGGCAACCTCGTCGGCGTCATGTGCACCGGCATCAGCTTTTCGGACATAGCGGACACCGCTATAGACAAGGCTACGCTTACCGACTGCACGGTGGACTCCCTCAAGGGCAGTGTCAAGGTGTCCGGCGGCAAGGTATCGCTGGAGACCCTGGACATCGGGGGGAACTTCGTGGCGCAGACCGCCGTGGTCAACTCCATCGACAGCAATAGCGCGGAGATAGACGACGCGTACGTTCGGCAGCTCTACATCCAGGGCGACCGCAGAATGGCGTTCAAGGACGCCCGCGACGTATTCGCCTACAACACGTCGCCCGGAGTTACGGATCCCGTGGACGACTTCGCTAGCAAGCTCTCCGGCGGGTACAGCCTGTCCGACATGGTATGGGATTGGGACAGCTCCACCGCCAAGCCGTCCATGATCGGAATAGACCCGACTGACAATACGATACCGAGCCTTATTACTATCTGCGGCAACAACAAGTACGCGGACTTCCGGTCCACGCTACCCCCGGTGCAATACGGGATCTCAAACGTCAAGGCGGACTTCGTAGACCCGTCAGTTCCCTCGGTAGTGCTAACCAACGAGTACGCCGACATGGCTTCCGTGTTCCTGTGGCCGTCCCTGCGATACGAGACAGTATCGTACGGCGGCGTATCAAAGAACATAGTGGTCCATGAGTTCAGTAGCACGGACGTGGGCAAGGAGGTGTATTACAGGACCTCCGCCAGCCCGTGGGTCCTCTACCGCACGCTCACGGTACACTACAACAACATGGCGCCCATATCCGCCACGCTCGGTACCCCGTACACCATTCCCGCCTACTCGTGCGTCAAGTTCATCGTCGGCAGAACGGGTACCGCCTCCGACGGCTCCACCATGTCAATCCTGGAGATAGGGTAGCATGCTGGACACGAGGACGACCATACGCAACTTTCTAGACCTCCAGTTCGACCTGGAGGCCCTGATACGCGGTGTCCACGACTTGGAGGACGACGGCACCATCGTCACGATACGGTGGTCGGACGGGTCGCTCGACAAGGTTCCGACCTACAAGTTCTACAAGGCGTTCGTCGGCAGCATGTACGGGCTGCTCACTATAGGGAACGTTCCACTGTCCTATGCCTACTCGGGACTGAACATCGACGGCAAGCTGTCCTCGAAGATAGTATCCGCCGTTACCAGCGAGATAAACTTCCGCAACTGCAATATCAAGGAAGTGGTTGCCCAGTACGTCATCCTGAACAAGGACGTGCAGGTGACATCGCTGGACGAGATAGCGGAACTCGACACTAAGGTGCTGAACGTTCAAAAGGATGCGCGAATAGGGAAGATATACCCCGACGTGCTGTCCGCGAGGACGATGGACACGACCGGGGGCGTCTGCACGGTGGAGACCGTAAAGGCCAACAACACGTCCCGCGCCCCGATGGATTCCTACCTGTACTGGCCCCGCATGGCGGCCTTTCGGTCCCTGCTCGTCATAGACGGCCCGATGAAGACCTACGACGCCAGCATCTCCGACCGCTCGATGGAGTCCATATACGTCTACGCCCCGTACGTGTCCAGCGGAACCGCCACCATGCAGGTCGCCGGTAGTAACGAAGTGCCGGAAGGCGAGTATCCGCGATATAGCGTTACAAACCTCTCCCTCCTCTACCCCTACAAGAGTTTTGGCAGGGTGTCGAGTACGGAACTGAAACTGGAGATGCTCGCACCGAGGGACGAGGACCAGCACAAGGTTGTGACCGTCCGCAATGTTTCCGACAACGAAGTTACGGCGTGCAACGTGTGGACGTTCAGCCAGGATTCCTACGAGGGCCAGACCCGCACCCGCGTCACGTCCATAAGCACCGTGACCATACCCGCATATTCCGCTATCGACTTCATATTCTTCTTTACGTATTCCAACGATGTCCTCTACGCGTACATGCTACCAACAAAGGCGCTCACATGAGTAACAACACTGCACAACTTGTACTTGTCTCGATCCGCGGGAACTCGGCGGTGCTCCGCTCCGATGCCGGTATCCGGTACCACGTGGTGAACACCCCCGTGTCCGTGTTGACGGTGCCCGCATACGTGGACTACACGGTGGAGTTCCCGTCCGTGGAAATGACCGATACGGACGGGACGACCCGCGACGTGTCGGAGTACCTGTCGTGCAACCACCCGAACCCGGAACTTCCGGGCCTCTACCGCCTGTCGTTCATGCTGTCGCTCCCGGGGGATGCCCCAGTGGAGATATGGGCCTCGTACGTGTCTATCGAGGAGCCGCCCCTTCTGAGGGGCGCCGTGTCCCCGTGGATGCGCGAGAACCGCACCGTTTCCGACCTATCCCGCATCGTGATGGAGCCGCAGTTCCAGGAGGCACTGTACGCGGTGCGCTCGCCCATGTACAACTTCATGGTGTCCAACACGCCGAAGTGCGTCAGCGCTGCGTCGCTCCCCAGGTTCAAGGGGATACAAGGATATGCCCTCACGAAGGCCATATTCCTCTCCACACAGCAGCTGCCCGCGGGCACCGAGATACGCTCCGGGGACTACACGTTTACGCTGAAGACGCCCAAGCTGGCGCCAGACTACGTCCCCGGCGTGCACTATGGAAAATACGACGTGGTCCGCTACACGGGCACGTACTGGCTCGCGCTGGACGATACCGACACTATTCCCTCCGAGGACGGATGGCTCCAGGGGTACCCGTACGAGGTGTCCGAGGAGAGCATCCCGGAAGCCGGGAACATCCCCGTGGATTCCGTACTCGTTACGGCGGACGCAGGTGGCTACCTGTTCCGAGTTGATGCGCTGTCCGGGATTACCATAGGCCACTACTGGGGCATGTACGACCCGAACAGCTTCTACGACTACCAGGTGGGCGATCTCGTCTCCGTGGTGTCCGAGAACGTCTACTACCTGTACCGCAGGAACGACACGGACACGTCGCAGAAGGAGATAGAGCTGTCCTACATGCCGGGTAACTACAGGAACCCGCACTGGGACGAGGTGTACTGCGCCAGCCCGCAGGGCATGCTCCGCGACCCCGTTATAACGCCCGTGACGAACGCCTCCAATAGCATCGTGTCTAAGACGGGATCCGTCATGGACGGCGTGTTCCGCATCTACTCCCGCCTTGCCGGAATCCCCATGGAACTGGTGGACGCACTCGGACTGAAGAAGGGAGTGCTTATATGGGCGCTCCTCTACAGGACAAGGAACACGTACTACGGCCTCAAGACGGCGCTGCAGGCGCTGGGCATGAGCATCACGAGCCTAGAGAGGGTGCACCCCTCCATCAAGTATACCTCCGGTGGCACCGAGATAACGGACGTGTACGACGAGATAGGCAAGTGCAAGGACATGGCGAAGTCTATCAAGGCGGGAAGGCTGCTCATGAGCAGGCCCGACCTGCCGACGCCGCTCCCGGCTGACGCTGCCGCCATTCCGTACATCCACTACAAGGACGGCGGGACGGTAGAGAGGTACGTACCCGGCACGGGATGGACCGACTACTACGAGTTCGAGAAGCTCTCGGGCGACTTTGACCCCTCCGAGTGGGACTTCAGCAAGAACAACCGATACTACGAGGCGACCGTTGCCTTCCTGGACAGGATAGCGGGCGACAACCTCATAGACATGGGCGACGGCGAGGAGTGGCTCTCCGACGAGGCGTTCGCCCCGATATCGTCCCAGCTGGACACGCTTTTCGCGTACGAGATACCCATATACATCTACCTCCGCATGAAGGTGCGCCTCGCCTCCGTGGGCACCATGGCCCATGTCGGCACCATGGGCGGTGTCGTATATCATGGCGCATACGGCGGCGACGTAGAGATGCGCGTGTACCCAAGCAAGATGTTCGACGTGGTGTCGTTGGCCACCAAGGAGTATTGGCCGGTAGTGTCCGTCAGCGACACCGAGAACGGCACATATGCGGTAGCGGACTACGATATGTCCTCGCTGCTTGACTTCCGCAGGTACAGGTTCGACCACAACGTATACGTCAAGTTCGCCCTCCCGGATGGCCCAATGGCTACCGGGTACTGGGTCTCCCCGTACGCCATCGGGCGCCTTGTTGGCATGTCCGAGCCACTGTTCCTCTGCAACGGGGAGGTGGGCGTGACCGTGGAGGTGTCCGACACCTCGAGCCTGACCGTCACCGTCTCGGCGTACATATGGAACTACATCTTCGGCAACGACGGCAGCCCGTGGGAGACTGACGAGGAAGAGTATGAAATTCCGTTCGCGGGATACCGCGAGATACCGAGCACGTTCATATCGGAGTGGCACGGCACGGCGCTGGCGTTTACGAACTACATCGACAAGGTCACGTCTCCGCAGGGTAACATCACCCCGTCGGAACCGCCGGACCTTGTGCCCGTGACAAGCAACCTTATATCACAGGAGACTATCGACGACAGCATCGTGATATCGGACCTCGTGACATCCGACGGCGACACGCTGTACGCCTTCGAGGGCAACGACCTGTACCTGTCCGGCACCATCCCCGAGGTCATATACTTCTGGCACGGGGAGGTCATCATAGGTACGCTATATCTAGGAGAGATACCCTATATGACGGAAGCACCCGAGGGCGAGCCGAACATAAAGATATCGTTCACGGGGGTATTTGCATGACGACTTTATTTAAAGATTTGGAGAGACGCACATGAGCGTAGACATTATTACCAATGAGGGCGTACGCGCCATCAACCACACGATAACGACCGCGGTCAAGTTGAAGATCAAGGAGGCCGTCCTCGTCATGTACGCGGATACGCTTACCCCGCAGACCGCTGCGGTACTGACGTACACGGACTTGCCCAGCAGTACTAGCAGGATGATTCCCACGAGCTGCCTGCCGTGTGCGGTGTCGCAGCCATCGGCGGAGGACCCCTCCGTCATGGAGGACGTGTCCGCCCTGGACATCGAGTTCACCTACCTGCCGAACTCGTCCGTGACCTACAACCTAATCGGCGTATGCGCCCGATACTACTACGAGATATCCGATTATGGCATAAGGACGTATTCCGTCGGAGACGTGGTATCCTACGGCAACGGGTACTACAAGTGTATTCAGGGATATACCGCAGTTGCGAATGGTAGCACCCCGCTGACGGGGCTCGGTACGTACTGGGAGAGTGTTACCGTGGATACGGAGTCGCTGTATCCGACCAACGTGCCGAACAAGGAATATAAGGCGCTGTCGTCGGAGCCGCCCATCCTGCTCTACGTGTCGCAACTGGGCAACCCCGTGACGCTGTCCGCGTCGCTCGAGGTGGACTACAAGCTGCGCATATACCTTACCAACGTGGCTACCGCCGCGGAGATGCAGGAGCGCATCTACTTCGACACGCTCGGGCCGGAGTTCAGCGCATCCGCCCAGCTCGACACGCTTGCCACTATCGCAAGTATCTTCTCTAATACTCGAGCCCTCGTGTCCGGCATGGTCGCAAGCGGCGCAACCTTTAATCTAGTTACTCCGGGGGTTGCGACCTCCGAGGAGGAAGAAATGAGAATAGCATATTTCAAGACGCAGGCCATCACGGATCACGAGTTTACCGGCGATGCCGCCGACAGCGAGGTGTCCCCGACCGACCCGCTGTTGCTCAACCTCAACCGCATGGACTCCGGCATCGACGGGGTGAACTACCTCTCCGTATTCTCCTCGACCGGGAAGACCAACCGCATCAAGAAGGCCCGAGTGTCCCTGGGCGGTAGTGGTGTGCTCGAGTCCCGCGCCGTCAAGGCGGCAGTTATCTACATGCAGGCTGTTATCCCAGCGTCCGCTTCCACACGTGGCGAGGACTACGTCATCGGAACGTTCACGGTTACCTTGAGTCGCTGGGGCGAGTGGGAGGACAAGGACATCGAGCTGTTCGTTCTCGACAACGTGTCCGAATGGAAGCCCCAGTACCGCAACACCAAGCCAATGGCGCTGAAGGCCCTGAATACGTCCGTGTTCTACGTCCAGGACTTCAATATCCAGGACACCTTCGTCGGGCAGACCCTCCCGATATACCTCGAACTCGGTATATCCGCCGACATCGTCCTCGGCAGCGACATGACCACCATTCTCGACTAGGGGGATTTATGGCCGTAACACTACGTGAAGTCCTCGACGAGGAACTGAACATCGAGACGGAGGAACTCATATCGGATTCCGCCGTCGTGCGCATGTACAACAAGGCGGTGCACTGGTACCGCAAGTACAGGCTGTTCCCGCGCACGAATACCTTCAACTACTCCATAGAGAGCGGCGACTACGTCCCCGACATCCTCATGGACCAGGAGGTGACGATAGATGGTAAGACGGGCCCGCTCTCCGAGTTCGTGGATACGCGGACCCGCTACTTCAACGGCACCAAGACCATCCAGGTCACTATAGCGCTTACGGCCAACAACGCCTATTTGGCGGGACTCCCCCGCGAATTGGAGGGGCTGTTCGTCGCCTATTGCAAGAAGGCCATAGGGCGGCGCCTCAAATTCTCCAAGTACCCGAGCCAGCCGTTCGACCTCGACGGGGAGGGGCTCTTCTCCGAGGGCGAGGCGGGTATAAAGGAATGGGAGGAGTTCATCATGACGAACCGCGACGAGGACCCCGAAAACATAACCGACCTCCGCAAGGAGGCGTACACCGGCGTACCGCCTACCTACTATATGCAAGGACACGTACTCTGGCGCTAAGGACTTTGAACCATGAACGTATTTTCGAGACTAACACAGACCTTCCTCAACGCCTTCGCCGACTACACGATGCTGAAGGACGTCGGCAAGCGTATTACCGATGTCGAGGAACTCATCGCGTCCTCCGAGAAGGACAGGGCGGTAATGCAGGACATCGCCAACCAGCCGACGGCGCAGATGTCCCTGCTCACGCAACTGTACGAGAACTTCGTCCAGTACCGCTACGACGTCAACAAGTACGAGCCGCTCAAGACCAACTACTTCGTCATGGCGATGATAGACACGCTGTCCTACGACATCCTCGCTATAGACCCGAGAACGAACCTCACGTTCGACATAACCGTGGACAAGCGCTACGCAAAGGCCAACAAAGCCAACAAGCTCGTCAACGACTTCCGCATCATGACGCAACTCGATACCTACGTGTCCAAGTTGCTGTTCGACGCCATATTCTACGGCCAGTACTTTGTCGAGTACATCCGCGACAAGGAGGGCCACATCATCGGGCTGAAGGACAGCTACCAGCCCGGTTCCATCTTCACGGTCAGCCTCGAGGGGCTGAACACGAACCCGATGTACTACAAGCTCTCCGTGGACAAGGTCAACAACATCGAGTTGCTGGACAACCGCAATATCGCCTGCCTGGAGATGCAGAGCGACCGCTACAGGCTCTCTCTCGCCTCCATGACGGTCACGATGCAGTCCAGGGACGCGACGATAGCCCAGACGGGACGTATGGGTCGCCCGTTCTGCTTCGACATATACGACAAGCTGACAGCCCTCGAGATGCTGGAACAGCTCGACCTCGCCTCCATCAACGCTTCCCTGCAAAGGAACTCCCTCGTGTCCGTGACCGCCCCCGACGGCCTTGATTTGGAACAACTCAAGGAGTTCACGGCCTGGTACGAGAAGGCGATAAACAACAACGGCGAAGACAAGCTCGGGGCATACAACCCCGAGATGATACGTATGTACGCGGCGGAAGCCACGAAACTGCGCGTCATCCCGCAGCAAAGCCAGAGGGGCAGCATCGCCGCCTCGCTAGGCGCCTCCGAGAACGCCTCCGTGGAAGGCCTTCCCGACAGGATAGCGAACCTCCGCAATCTCATTCTCGACATCAAGGCCATCCCGGCAGAGTTTATTTTCACCGGCAGGGACGAGCAGAAGGTCGGAGGTGCACTTAGACGCTATGCACGCTACGCCCGAGTCGTGAAGGCGGGGCAGGCGGCACTGCAGCGCTTCCTCACGCAGATAATCACCGACATGCTCGAGTCCTACGGCTACACCGACCTAGATGACATGATCCTCGTGTCCCAGTACTGCGCCATCAACACGAGCGAACTCGACCGCCTCGAGTATGCGGATGCGGCGGCCACCGTTATCGGCAACGTGTTCAATACGATACAGACGATTACGACTGACGAGGCCGTCTCCGAGTACGTGGACAAGAAGGCTCGTGCCGCATACTACGAGTCCCTGCTCGACGGTATCGCTGGGGCCACCCAAATCATCAACGTCGAGGACAATGATCCCGACACGAAGGGCAACAAGGTTACCGGGTAATGGGTACGCGGAGCCACCACAAGAGCCACCGCTGGTTCGATAAGAGCGCCACGCTCCGCAAGGCCGCCAAGTACATACACGAGCGCAAAATAGCGGCAGTGAAAGCCGAGCAGATACGGGAGAGGAGCGGACCCGCCTCCATGGAGTGGATGCAGTCCGCCCTGTTCCTATACGCCGCCCGCAAGGAAGGAATGCAGGACGACCTCAAGAAGGCGCTATGGGCGTACACCTCCGCCATGATACACAAGCTGGAACTTATACTCACCGACGCCGAGCACATCGCCAAGAGCAAGGACATCGAGGACACGTACCGCTGGTGCGCCACCCAGTTGCGTGTGGCCATTACTAGGCACTTGAAACTCCTGGAGTGGGCTGAGGGCGACATACTCGTGCCACGTGCGGACAATATCTCGCACCATATACAGGGCACGGTGCACAAGCCGACCGTCACGCAGGCCAACGATGCCATCACTTACATGGTGGGCGAGTACAAGATGGCAAACCCGGATGCCAAGGACATACTCCCGAAGAAGGACTCCGAGATAGACGCGGTTACTCCTCGACACTATACTGAGAAGGAAGGCTTGTAGCCTATATTGTTTTTGTAGAATTAACTTAGAGGTGCTGCAATGCAGACTTACCAGAAGTGGACAAGGAAGGAACTGAACCTGATAGCGAAGGGCAAGGTGCCGCCGGGACGCACGTACCACCAGGCGGCCACGCGGGCGCACAAGCTGGGTATCCCGTGGGGAGAACTACGCAAGGACGTGTCCGGGCGGTGGGACTCCGACGACAAGGTGCTGCTCGCGGGCGACATCCCGAAAGGGCGTACTTGGGAGGCCATACGCCACCGCAAGAACAAGCTCGGGCTGGGGAAGGAAGACCACCCGACATACGAGGAATTTCAACAACTGCCGAAGAGGAAGAAACATGCCTAGAACAAAGAAGAAAACCGAACCGACCAACTCGTTCGACCTGCTGTGCGAAATCCTGCCCGCTAGCGAGGAACTGAAGCCCGAGGAGGCGTACAAGAGAGTGCGCGAGGCTATAGAGAGCGGGAAACTTTCGCAGGACGCCATCGTGGAACTGCTGGTGTGTGCGAGCGCCATGCCGAACATCGTGGCCGAGAACATGCAACTCACGAGCGAGAACAAGAAGCTGTTCCGGCAGGTGCTGGCGGTGTCCAACGTGCCTGCCAACCTCCCGCTGAACCTGAAGGCGAACTAGCCCGTAAGCAAAAAATAATATCGCCCTCCGTGAGAAATAAGTTATATTTATACGCGGAGGTTTTTTTTTGTATATGCAACTCAAATTTTCTACAAAAAATATCGCCATAGCAATCGAGACCGCCCCGAGGAAGGGCATCATGGACACGTGGTTCCCCGCGTGGGCTTCCCGCAGGAACCCCGGAAAGGAAGGGGACGACCTGGAGGACACCGCTGCGCTCTATCCCGAGTTCGGCCAGCTCTGCGCCGTGTCCCTTATCGACGTGGACTCCAGGGAGACGGCTAACTACGTTGCGAAGGATGTCGAGGAGGAAAGGCAGATGCTGGAGGGTCTATTGGATTATTTGGACCAGCCCGGAATCACGCTCATCGGGCACGCCCTCAAGTCGTTCATCCTGCCGTGGATGGCCAAGCGCTACCTAGCGGTACTCTCCTACATTCCCCCTGCGCTGGACGTGGCGAGGATGAAGCCGTGGGAAGTCCCGCACAAGGACACGATGGAACTGATGAAGTTCGGGGGTAACAGCATGTCGCTCCGCGCCTCGTGCCTGATGCTCGGCCTCGACGACCCGAACGAGTCCGTAGACGGGACGCTCATCAGCGGTCTGTTCCGGATCGGGGCGACCGACCGCATCGGGGAATACTGCCTGAAGCGGGCGATAGCCACGGCGCAGGTATACAAGAGGATAGATAGGGCGCTGTCGTGACGTTGCTATATTGTTGATTAGGAGTTTATAGATGGCACATCGTGGTTATATAGGCATCGATAATGGTAACACGGGCTCGATAGGGTGGATAAAGGATGGCGTCCACGGAATGATTGAGACCCCCGTCAAGGTGGAGCAGTCCTACACCAAGAAGGCGCAGAAGATGACCCGCATCGACCACGTACGCCTTGCGGAGCTGTTCCGCGAGGTGCAAGGGGACTGCGACCCGTCCGAGGTGTTCGTCATCCTGGAGCGCCCCTTGACGAATAACAAGTTCGGTAGCGCCGTAGTGTCCGCCGCACGCGCCTTCGAGGTGACTAGGTGCCTCGTAGAGCAGGCACACTTCGCCTACGAGATAGTAGACAGCAAGCAGTGGCAGAAGAAGCTGCTCCCGTACGGCATCAAGGGCTCGGACAACTTGAAGTCCGCATCCAAGGATATCGGGCTACGGCTCTTCCCCGACCTGGAGGGAGTTATCAAGAAGCACAAGGATAGCGATGGCCTGCTCATTGCCGAATGGGCACGAAGAGAACAACTATAAGGAGATATACTATGCAAGACTCTACACCGGATACACTCGCCCACCGCCAGATGGTAGTCGATTTCGCCACGGACTTCTGCACGGACATCATGGACAGGGCGGAGAGGCACGACGAGTCCAAGTTGCACGAACCTGAGAAGGAGCGCTTCGACTACGTCGGTACGCACCAGCACCTGTCCAAGCATCAGTATGGCTCGGACGAGTACAAGAAATCTCTTGAATACTTGGGTCCAGCGCTACAGCACCACTATGAGGTCAACGACCACCACCCGCAGCACTTCGAGAACGGCGTGGACGGGATGAACCTCATGCAACTGGTAGAGATGTGGTGCGACTGGTGCGCCGCCTGCAAGCGCAACAAGGGCGGGAACATCCGCCAGTCCCTCGAGGTGAACAAGGATAGGTTCGGGCTCTCCGACCAGCTCTACAATATTTTGCTGAACACCGCGGAGGCCATGGACAATGGCGTGGCCTAGACGGTTCAAGCGGGTAGTGTACAAGGCGATGTCCACGGAACGGGGCGCCGAGATGCTCTACGTCCCCCAATGGTGGCTGGGCTGGTGGCACTGCTATTGGACGAACTTCGGGACGGGATTCGAGCCCGTGGCCTACGACAACAAATACGACGCATTCGATTACATTCGGGGACATAGATGATAACATTGAGTCATAGGCGGATCTGCGTGATGTTGGACGGGGGCTCGTTCCTGGTGCGTTCCACCGAGCACACGCTACTGCAGCAAGTGCTCGCCTGCATCGAGACGTACGCTATGGACGACTACAAGACAATAGAGGTCGGCGACTGGGTAGCGGTTGGGCTGGGCGACCCTGCGCATGCCGAGTGGCTCGCCAAAGAAATTTTGAAATTGGAGAAATAAACCATGAAGAACAAGATTGGCGGGATCTGCCCGCAGTGCAATTCCTTCAAGTACTGCCGAAACGCATGCAACGGCGTCAAGCAGTGCCTGAACTTCAACAAGTTCCCCAAGGAGGGGAAAGATGAGCGTCCCCGCAACGGATAGGTACGGGCGCAAGCTGCTCTACCGCCTCGAGGGCATCCTCGCCAACTACGTTACGGGGGACATGCCTCCCGTGACATACGAGATAGCGAATGGGGTGGTGACGATGAAGATGTGGCTGCCGGGGCTGACCCAGATGCAGGCCGACCTGCTCGTGCAGCAGATGTCCTTCGCCTTCCGTAGGGCAAATATCTTCTGGAAGCAGGAGGAGTCCGTGGCGTTGTACATCTCGTACAAGGAGGTGGCATGACGGAGTTATTGATATTCTGCGCCTCGGTGGTGCTCGTTATAGTGGGGACGGCGGTCCTGGTGACACTCACGGAGGATAAAAAATAGTTTTTCCGTAAGTTTTCCGTAAAATATATGTATATTTAGGTACATGAGAAACTACGGGAAAGCATATACGGAACATTGCGGCTCTAGCGGGCTACTTTCTCCGTGCCCCCCCCCTACGTTAAATTTTATTTACATTTCAGTATGCTCGCCCGAGCGGATTGATGTCCGTCCGGGTATTTCTGCATATACGGAGGATCTATGGGAACCAAGCGCATCATCAACATGAACGCCACTACCGATTTTGAATCGGACGACAACATCGTGGTAGACAGCGAAACCGCGGGCACGCGCAAGATGGCGCAGAGCGTCCTGAAGGAGAAGCTCCGCGAGGACTGCCTCGCCGGCATCCACAACCTCACGCCGGCGACGGATTTCGCCACCGGAGATACAATCGTGGTGGACAACGCCACTGACGGGCCTAGGGGTATGAACAAGGACGTACTTCTGGCCAAGACTGCACAAAATGCACTAGGTAGCATCAAGAACCTCTCGACAAGCATCACCGCCTTCCGCAGCGGCGACGTGATACCCGTGGACGGACCGGGTGGCACCGCGAAGATGAGCAAGGACTCGCTACTCCAAAAAACTGCTGATGCTTCGGTAACATTGCCAAAGCCATTCGGTTCTGCGGTCGACATTGTTGATAGCGATATAGTCCAGTTCAAAAATGGATTTTACAGCAACATCGGGTACAACTCATCATATACGCATAAGTATTGCGAGATTGATCCCGCCTTTGTAAAGTCAATCAAGATTACTAAAAATGAAGTTGCTGTCGTTACGTTATATGCCGCAGTAGTTGAACATGCTAATGGGACATATAGTGTATTCCAACCACTCAATGTTGCATCAACTGAACTTACAATTAACATTGAGAATAAACTGAATGATGGCGACAAGTTGTACCTCAACAAGTTCTCCTTTGTAACTAAGATTGAAGTGACTCCGAAGCAGAGCCTTGAGGCAATGCAAGACTCTTGTAACTTTATTCGTATAACTAGAAATAAACTCGTCAATGGCTTCCTCCGTGAGTTATACATCAAGGGAACGGATACTCCGGCATTTATCAAAATGGAACTTGAGTCTTCGAAGGTATGGGTCAATGTACTAGATGCTGGGAATAATGTCATTGCGAAGTTTGACACAACGAATATGGGAATCGTTGACGCAAGCGCTAAATCGGCTAACACCGAAATTGCAAAGGCTGTGATTGCCAATGGCGCGACTACTAACATAGGTATTGGGTATACGGATATTGTTACCGATTGCTCCCTTGAGCATTGTCCTATCATCAAGGCTTCGCTGATGGATGATGCTGTTGACGCCAAACTTGAAAGCATCTTTACTACGTTATTCGTCAACTTGAGTCCTACTATCGTGCCGGCATTGTCAATGATTAAGTTCTACCCGCACTTCGTCACTGACCATTACAACTACAAGACATCGGATTTACCTGCAGAAGGCACTTGGGTTTACGCGGGCTTCAAAATGAGTGAGGCTTGGAAGAAAGACCACGACTACTTCATCGCTATAGACCTTGAGGTAGTGACCGACACAAAGACTACTGGTGGGAATTTCTACGGACAACTTATTGCAAAGGGTGCAACCAACCAAACTGTATCCAACCAAGCAACTCCGGTTGCTGGCGTGGTCACGGGTACAAGGGGAACTCTTAAAGGTAAGTTTACCATCAATGCTAGTATTGATACTTGGCCTACTGCAAACAATTTCATCCTGCAAGCGGGTAACTACACATCAAGCGAAAGCCTCGAAATCAATGTGTACAACGTATTTGTGATTGATATGGGCGTGAGCGGGACTGACGGATACATTGACTATGCGACAGCAGATGCTTGGCTTACTGAATACGGATTTGTTGACACAAAGAAGGTAATCGCTGAATGTCAAAAGGCCGATGTTGCCCGAGTCGCAGAAAGTATAGAGTCGCTCAATGTTGGTGGAGATATTGACCTCTGGGGAGACTCTTTGGTCGCACAGAATTATGGTAGCATCATCGCATCCAAACTTGGAAGGAACGTGTACTCGCACGGCTTTGGCGGTAAGAATAGCGGATATATTCGTGACCAGTTCCTCGCGTATGCCGACAAGTCGAACACCATCATCATCAATGTCGGCCGTAACGATGCAGCGACTGGCAATGCGGACAAAGTGTTCCAAAACATTGCGGCTATGGTAGATGCAATACCTCACGAGAATTTCATTATATGTTGTCCACCAAACGGCAACTACGCAGGTGAAAGCGAAGGAGGTGCCATATATTCCACTTTCTTCGAAACTCTTGAGGAACGATTGAGCAAGGCTTATCCGGCCAATTTCCTCAATACACGTGAGGGTACGATTTATTCCTACGATATGGGAGAAGTGAGGCTTGCCGAAGGTTTCACGAAACCAAACTTGAACGCAAGTGTAACAATCAAGGTAACTGACAGCGAATTCCTCACAACGTATAATGCCGCAGATGTTACTCGTTACGGGTCAAGCGAAATGGAAAAAATCGCCATTGGTAAAACCATTGATGCCTGCGATGTGTATGCGGTAACGGCTCACGATGACGATGCCAACACCATCACGGCAACACTAATAGTAGATGGCAGCAGTGTGTCAAGTGGAAATACTTTCGACAACACAACAAGTGGCGGTGCTGTGTACTATGCACGGGTAATGCAGTATATGGACTGGAAAAATTGGAAGGAAGATACAACTCAGTCTACATTTCGTGCGGATGGCATCCATATGAGTGATCGAGGGAAAAATTGCCTTGCAAATTTACTTTGCAAGAAAATTGTGGCAATGAAGATATAATGGCCAACCTAGACTTCACATCTATCTACACTACCATCGGCGAGGTGCTCGGCACTCCTGCCACAATCGTTTCGTATATATTAAACTTTTATGGATAACTTAAAACGGAGGACTCCCCTATGCCTTACGATAGACAAATACCCGATGCACCCATGCCGCTCTCTATGATGCCCAGGCTCACGGACTTGCAGGACACCGACCTCATCTACGTGGTGCGACCGACCAACCCCCTCGGGCAGCGCTGCAGTGCGTAGTGGTAAAGGTATTTCGGGATGTTCATTTTCCTATCCCCACTTAGCAAGGATTTCTAACTGATGGCTACGCATCTTGTCGAGCGTTTTCCCGTTGTACTTGCAACCGATTTCGCCACTCCGGTTCTCCGAGATCTCCTCGTCGCCATACCCGAAGATAGCGCAGAGTTCGTGGTTCTCTGAATAGTCGTATGTCGTGTGGGTGCAATTCTTGCAGCGCATACTACTTACCGCCCCTCTTTAGATATTCCTCGTATTTCATATACAGCAGATCGCCGAAGCGAAACACGTCCTCGTGCGAGAAGAACTCGTACGTAAGGCCCATACGCGACGGCACGCTCGTCTTGTAGTATTCAAAAGCAGACTCCCAGAACCTGCCACGCTTGTTAAACGCCTTCTCCTCCTCGGGCGAATCCCACTCGCAGTCCGCCGAGTCCATCCACCAGTAGTCGTTCTTGCGGATGCGCTGGAAGATTTCATTCTTTTTAGCAAAGTGGCTGAAGTTGAATCCAGGAAAGAACCACAGGACTATCTTGCCCCAGTGCTTGACGACGACGCAGCTCCCTGCGACATCAAGCGGGTTCCCGCACTCCATTATGTATAGCCCCTTCTCGATATACCGGCACGCACGGCGGAGCCCGTGCTCGTCGGGGACGTCCTTGTCATTGTCTGCGAAGTACCTGCCCCAGCACATCCACTTGTTCGGGTCCTTCTTAATGTCCGCCTTCAAGTATTCGTGAAAGGCATCACGGATAGAGTTAAGCTCCAGGAGCAAGTCGTCTTCCGACTTGTCATACAAGTAGGCATCCAGTATTCTTGTGCTCATAGTCTTATACCTCCCTCAAACCGTACATTCTCAATCTTCCTCCGCTCCATCACCTTACTCTGCGCCTGCTCCTTGAACCCGATACCTATCCACACCCTTCGAATACGCAGGAACGGCCACATGGTAGAGCAGCTTCGCACGAACCGCGCCCGCTCCCACGTGGCGAACTCGCTCTCGCCGAATACGCTCACGTGGATACGCTTGCGGAGCTCGTCATACAGGTAGTAGTGCCCGAGAGATGGATCTATCGGGTCGTAGTTGCATGCATCTGCACCATATTCAGCAGGTTCGTCCATAAACTAATTCTCCCTCTTTAGCGGGCAATCGCCGTTGATCTGGTGTATGCATTCGAAGGCGTAGCAGTTATCCGTGTACTGCTTCCCCGGCCTCTCGCCATACGGGCACTTGAACTTCTTTTCCCTAGTTTCCATTTTCATTACCACTCTCCTTGAAGAGCGAATCCGCAAACTCCGACACTATCCTGCGCACGAAATACTGGAACCCGACCTCTTCGCGAGCAATGTACTCCACGGGAATCCGGATTTCCGACTGCTTCCCCATATCTCTATTTATGTACATCAAGCGGCACATGGTGCAATTCCTATATATGTCCGGCTCCCGATATACGTACAGCACGCCGCCCATGAAGCCGTGGTACTCGTAGTGAACATAGGGCTGTTCAACACGCTGGCACGTGCACCCGCCTATCTCGGTAGGAAGCCCTATGTCGGCTATGTATCCACCTGCCTTCTTCTCCTGGGCGCACCATATCGCCTTCAACCCTGCGTCCTTCCCGTTGTCCCGGTCGTAGAGCGTAGTGTCGATGGCATCGGAGTACTTGCCGAAGTCGGTCTTGATGACACGTCCCTCTAGGTAGTCCACGTAGTCGCCCTGCGTAAGGACGATGCCCGCCTCGAGGCTGTCCATGCGATGGCTCGGGTCGTACTGGAGTTTACCGAGCCCCTGGGGCTTGGCTGCGTTGAAGAGGGCGGCTAGCGCCTCCGGTTTTGTCAGCCCTTGAAGTTCAATCTTACTCATGCTAGCTTCCTCTCTATTAAGTCGATACAGTCCTTGATAGTCTTTAGTTCGTCCTTCTCCATATCGGATATATCTATAGGGTATTCGTCATAGCCTGTATGTTCCAGGAGGAGCATTAATTCCTTTAGTTGGGCAAATATCAATTTTCGCATAGTTTCTCCTTGTTCTTCCAAGCTGCGTACTCGTAGAACACCTGCCGGTATAAATCTAGGTATTCCTTCACCTCCTTCCTGTCCTTGAACTCGAACCCCGAGGGACCCGGACGGACGAAGATGTCCCGCTCGTACAGGCGGTTGCATGCGAAGGCGACTGCGATGTACTCGTCGGGCAGGTCCCGGAATCCGTACACCTTGCGCCACATCTTCTTCACGAAGTACTCCTCGCGGTAGAGGGCCACGAGCAGATCGAGCAATGTCCGCAGGGAATCATTCATAATGCCATGTACCATTGGAGAGCCTCTGCAGGCGTCCGCCCGCCCATACCTCGAGCACGCCCGTCTTCTTGTCCTCGTTCAGCACTTTCCAATCCGTGTAGGTCGTGCAGCTTCCGCCCGAGCACACCACGAGGGAATTGTGCCACAGGCTAGGCCCGCACACGGTGATGAATATGGTGAGTACAATGAGCAGGATAAGGCCGCCTATCTTGAGGACTGTCAAGAACCCCGTGTCCTCGCGGGCAAACCTGCCGGCGTTAATCATTGATTGCACGGCCCACTCGTCGTACTGCTTTCCGTCGGTGGACTTGCGGATGGAGCCGCCCGCCCAGATGTCGTCGTTATCCATGTTATTCCTCTCTTGTTGTACTGGACTGGTCCGTGTCATTCATAAGCATTTCATATTTACGCCGCCATTTATCTGCGCGAGCACGTGTCCTGGCAAGTTCGTCCTGACACTGACGCAACCTCGGGCGGTAGTCCACGATGTATGCATAGAACATACCGCCCCAAAACAGCAGCAGGTTCATCAAAATTTGCACCCAATTTTCCTTCAAGAAATCTATGAAAATTTGCATAGCGATATTCCCTATGAGTTTAATCCAACTGTTTAATCATCCTTTCCTGTGTTTTCACGATGTCCATGGCGACACACCGCATCGTATTTACGTTCACTGGCATGCCGTAGTATTCCACGGGAATCGTGTAGACAGCCCCGTTCCATTCGAACGCAGTGAAATCGCTATTGAACTTCGGGATGTCCGGGACGACGGGCTGTTCCTCGAGTAGGCGCAGTTCCCGCTCAAGGTGCACCTCCATACGATGCTGTTCCCGCTTATCCAGGAACCTCCGCATGAACTTGATAGAACGCAGTTTATCCAAAATCATCGTTTATCCTATAGTGAACCCGACAACGCCGTTATACCGCTCGGGGCGCTCGCACGGCACATATTTTCCTTCCTCCCACCTGTAGAACCATACACGTCCCTCGGAGCAATCCGGGTATATGCCGAAAGGCACCTCCTCGACGAGCGCGTAGGGATAGTATGGCACGCCGTGAACCTCCTCGGAAATAACGCGGGCGTTGTTGAGCAACGCACGCTTCGCCCCGTCCTCGGTATAGTACCACCCGATGTTGCGGGTGGCGTACGGTTGCAGGCCGAACGCCTGGATAACGTATATAGGGCTCACTTGGCCTCCTTGAACGGCGGTTTCTTGTAGTCCATGAACTGGTCGTAGAGGAAGTGACCGATGGCCACTATCTTGCCGTCCTTGAGCACGGCGCGGAGGGGCTTGCCCACCAGGTCGCCCCAGTGCTTGACCTCGGCGAGCTGCATAATGCGGAGGATGGCCGTCATGCCCTTGTCCCAACCTTCTATGTACGAATCTCTCCCGTCATTCGTAAGTATTTCCGTACCGAAGCAGATGCCTCCGAACACTACTCCACCGACGGGCAGCTTGAGCGTGACGTTCACGGTTGGTCCGTCCGCGGTAGAAATGTCTGCGCTCTCGATAATAGCGTTGACGATATCGCACCCATCCTTGAGGTACATTTCTTCGTTAGGTCTAAATCCTGTCATACTTGAATCTCCTTAATATATTCCATAACTGCCGCAAGCCCTTCCTCGGGCGTATCAAACGTCTTCTTGAAGTTTCCAATAAATACGTATTCGCCAATATTCCCAATGTACGCATAGACAGTACCCTCGTACATAATGCGCAGACCATTTATCTTGATGTTGTCGCCGTCCGCAGTACGTATAGCCGTAGACGGGATGCTAACATTGATTACATCGTAAGGGCAGTGTAGGCCCCCGTATCGGATTTGCACGATAGCAGAGCGTGATTTCTCCATCTGCTCGCCCTCATACAAGACGATGTCAAAGGTTGTTGAGTATTGTTCTACTTGGTACATATATACCAATCCTTAGAGAATGCTCCCACAAGAAATTCCCTGGCAGGCGAAGGTTTCTCGAAAATAGGATTGACGTTGAAATCCATTGCCGCATAAGTATCGTTGTCATACCCCTTATACCTAAAATGGCAAGCCCCCACGTCATGAGCAGTAAGATATTCCGTAACATACTTACAGGCATCTTCGGCAGTTACGGGTATGTACTGCTCACTCCCATCCTCTCGTTTTTCCCAGCGGTTCTCGCCAAAGAACTCTGCCACTTCCTGCATATAGCCCCGCAGCCAGTTCATAGAACGGGTCAACGATTCACCTACGAGACTCATCCCGCCGTACCAAATATATTCTTTGGATTCCAGCGTAGGGGTTACAAAGTCAAACGTCATTATATAAACGCCTTGCTTAGTTTTCATTGTGCTATCCTCTTGTTTATTGTGTACCCTAAATATAACCAATATTCCACGGGAAAACATGGACGTAAGAAATAAGTAAGAATTATTTTTCTATTAGAACGGCGGGCGAACCCCAGGGCGATTCCCCCACCTGCCGGATAGATAGACCATGAGTCTCTGCCATGTGTGTCCAGAACCGCATGGCTACATCATCCCAGCACCACAGATAGAACCGCGTGCCGTGCCGCAGGATGAACTCCTCCACGAGCATACGCCCGTATCCCCTCGTCCGCGCCGCCGTGTCCATGTCGCCTATTTCCCATACGTGGTGCACGCCTGGGGCGACCGTGTTGCGGATGTATCTGCACGTGAGTACGCCGTAGAAGCGCCTGCCGTCGTGGATAACAAGCGTCTCGAACGGGTAGCGCTTGCTGCCTTTCTGGAAGGACTTGCGGAAGAGGTCGGACTTGAATGTCCCGCGCAGGGAACGCACGAGGCGCTTGGCCTCGCCCCAGTCCTGGATCCATGTATACTGCATCAGCGCTTCCTCCGCCTACGCTTCTGGGGAAGCACGGTGCTCGGGAAGGTATTGTCCATGTACTTGTCTATAGCGGCGACGCCCCCGTCCGCGATGAGGTCTATGAGGGTAGAGGCATCCGCCATGAATGCCCTAGCAACGTCCTTCAGTACCTCGTCCGGCACGTCCACGTTCTCGGCGTAGAAGCGGTCGTTGATGAAGCTGGCAACCCTGTCCACGTCCGTAAGCAGTTCAAGCCCTGGAATAGACCTATTCCCTTCTCCCCAGTGCAGTTGCAGCGTGGTGCGCTTGATTTTCGGGGCGTTTCCGCTAAGAACCTTGTCCTCGTGCAGTTCCTTGAGAAGGGAACGCAGTTTCCCCTTCTCATGGTTCGTGAGGTTGTTCACGTCGGCGTAGTTCGCCATGTAGTAGAGGAAGCCCCACCACTCGACGATGTTGCGGGTCTGCTGGACGAGCTTTGCCTCCATCTGGGGCTTATGGAACGCCATCTCGTTCACGGGCTCGTATAGTTGCATATCGTGTACGGTTATTCTCATCCTCGCTTCAGTCCTTTGCGGGCGTAGAACCGATGTACGCATTCCGCTATTTCATCGTCGGGCATCAAGCAGAGGGCCTCGTACCGGTTTCCCTTGAAGCCTCTATGTTTCTGCTTTACCCGGCTCAGTATATCCTTGTGGAACGAGTTATTTGCAAATAGGCTGGAAAATCCGGGGATGCCACCGTTCAGTACGGCCTGCTTGTCGGACAACACCTCGCGCAAATATGCTTTCTCGCTAGTGGCAGGGTTTAGATAGGTCACGCCCCAGGAGCTCCCGTAGTTCATATATGGCTTGGCCGCGCTCTCGGGATCGAAGGATTCCGCATCCTGCACGTCCTTGAGCTGGCTACGGATAGAGGCCTTCACGCCATGCGAGCGTGCCCGCAGGGACGACTTGATGTGCATGGCGCAGGGGTTCACGTGGGAATGTACTCTCTCTGTCTTGCTCAT